AACGTGTTGAAGCCTTGTCTGTTGAGGTGTGACCGCGCCATGAACTCGCGACGTGGGCGTGACTGTACGCAATACCAGCAACCGGACATTTCAACTCGCCATTTGGTTCGACGCTACTACTTATATCAACAAAAAACCTGCATCACCATTCGTGTTGATGATGCAGGTTGAAAGGCTGTTTGCGTACCAGGAGACTTCGACGAAGCATGTGCACAAGGCGGTAGCTACCGCACTCCAGGTGGTGCCAGACGATACCACCCTGGAGGGCCACAGGCTCGGCTAAGTCGGGGGAGAGACTACGGGTAACAGGGGAAGCCAGTCAAGCACCGTTGGGCAGCTTGATAACCCTGGCTTTCTTGTCGTGCTCAGCGCTCAGGCGAGGCGGTCAAAGATGCAGGTTCAAGGTATCGCCGGGATGCAGAATGTGCGGCAGCTCGCCATACGACAGGCGCTTGCCGCCCTCCGGCGCAGTAGAGGTCCATCAGGGCACTTCTTTGATCATGGTCTTCAATCTTGCAATGGCCGACGCGAGTTCGTTGACGCTGATCGATATACGTGTCTGGACGGCTGATGATCGTTCGTCAACCGGACGCGACTGCATGATGGCAAGCGCCTCGACAACATGACCGTGCGCTGCCTGGCAATGTTCAAGTGTTTTCTGCAATGGCAGGCGATGCGCGAACTTGCGTATCCTGACGCGCATTTCGCCGATGGTCAGATGACTGTTCTTCTCGTCCCAGAGCATGTCTATGACTTCGACCGGTATCGTATCGCCGAACAGTTCATGCAGCTCATTGCGTTCGATCTTCTTTATCTCGTCGGCCATTGCGTAATCCATTACTACTGACTTGAGTTGATGAAACAGACCATAACCGATCGCTGTCATGTCTCGCCTTTCTCCCTCACCACGATCGCGACATCGGCCAGTTTGAACGGACGCTCGGCATGAGCATAACCGAAACTGTTGTTCTGGTGATCCAACGCCGCCTGAGCAAGTTCGCGATCGAGCCACACGCGTCCGCTCATGCAGTGATCGTCGATGCTCATGTCATCGGTGCACTGTATATCCAGTTCATCCTTGGCGTTGACAATCGTATAACCGAGATAAACGCGCATCACGGTCGCCCATACATATCAAGGTGCTTCGCCAACGCCTCGCCAATTTCCCTCAGCGTAGCAGCGCACCTGTTGCAGCCAGCGTGGAAGCCGGTGTAATGCGGCGCGCTCAACGCCACGGAAGAGCACAGGTCGGCAGCCTCAAGGAACGTCTTGGGTTCCATACCGCGCCGGGCGAAACTCTCGATGTAGGCCCCTTCCAGGGCGCCCGTATTGCCTGCCATGGCGGCGCGTATTGCCGCCGCTATCTCGGCGTCATTCATTCGGCTGGCTGCGGCCATAACTTGTCTCCTATGATGCAATAGACCGGGGAACCGTCTTCACGCTTCAGCATGCTGACTTCAAGTTTGTAGAACACGAGCCTGCCCATCTTGATCCCGAGCGGCGTTGATTGCGGTATGAGCGACAGGATATCCTGCAGCTCGCCGACTGTGTTGACGACTGGCACTACATTTTCCCCACAAGAAGGTTCGCAATGGCGTCATGCTTCAGCATGTTGATAAAACTCGTCCATGCGACGAGAGTAGCCCACCGCTCCTTGTCTGTAACATCGGCGTGCGACAGATGCGACAGCGCGCCGGTAAACAAGGCAGCAGCAATCTGTTGCTCGTTCAGCGCGCCTCTGTTGTTGTCGATGCAGTCAGACAATGTATGGACAAACGCTGTCTGTTCCGGAGTGACGGCCATGATGCAGTTCCTTACCGTTGATTATCTGCAGGCTCATTCCCGCGTTTCCGCCTTGACCATCACCCAGCCGAGTTCTTCCGCCGCTGCGAGCGCACGAGACAGGGCGCGCGTGCGGACCTTGTTGCCCTCCGCGTTCGGCACCTTGCCCGGAATCCGCAGCGGCGGATCGAGCATCGCGTCCGCCATCGCTTCCAGCACGTCATCGGGGATCGGATTGTTGATCATCGTTTGCCCTTTTCCCAGCGACACGAGAATCTCCCGGGTATGACCGTCAAGTATGTAAACCGGCTCTGTCTGCGCCAGCTTCATCGCCGTTTCCATTGCGCGCTCGGGTTGCACCGAATATGAGTAACCGCTAGAAGTCTTGACCAGCAACAGCGTGTGCCCTTTCAGCGGATCATGCGGTGTTTTCGGCGGCTTATCAACTATACCTGTCGCGGCACAGTAGTCAGCCATCGGTTGCTCGAATGGTTCGACCGAGCGGATGACTTCGATATCAGCATCGGCATATCCGCCCGCCACACCTGATATATACCAAGCGCCTGAAATCTGGCTACGCATACCGATCATAGGAGCCGGGTTGCCTCGCACACGCACCCAGTAGTAATGGCCTCTACCTGTTTCTGACATTCCTCGCTCCGCCATGAATCGTTGAACGGCTTGCATGTCTACGCGTGGCGGTTCGCCCTCTACGCGTGTGGCGTTCGCCGTTGCCTTGAGCGCGCCGATCTTCGCGTCATTGACGACCTGTTGCAGCGCGTCGAGCAACTGAGCGAACGGATCAGGTGTCATTCTGATCACCGGCCCCACCGCCTTTCTCGCATAGCTCGATCTCGCCATCCCGTTGCAGGGCGCTCAGGACATCGCGGACGGTCCACAACCGCCTACCGCGCTTGTCGTAGTGTTCAACCCCGCGCTTCAACGCTTTGGTCACGCTGTCAATCAACAGCTTTGCGCTGTCCGCCGTATCATCCTTCGTCGGTGTCTGCGGCATATTCCCCTCCAACCATCAATACAATACGATTGCCGTCCGCGTCGCGGCCCGGCACTGTTACACGGATCAACGGCAACCCCATGTTGACAAACTCGTCCGGCATCAGTTCAAGCGCGTCAACCAGTCCGCGTAGCCTCTTGCACAATTCGGCTTTGTTCATCGCGTTTGCCTCCAACCTCTCGTAAACAGGAACGCCACCGTTCGGATGGATCAGGAAGAACTGCTTGCCTGTCCTGTCATCGCTGACAACGCCGGCAAACTGGATTTCAGCCGAGACACCGTCACCATCTGTCGCACCAACCGGCATCTCACTCGGAGCACGGGCCAGTAATCTCCGCAACTCGGAAACCGTCATAACATCCCTCACCATGCGCGTAGCCATATCCCGATCCCGTGCACGATGGCGACGGGAAAGAAGATGGCACCGGCAATCAAGAAACCCCACAGTCCTGCTTTGAAGCATACGATGACATGCGTCAACCATGCTGCGAACAGCACCACACCGCCAAGTCCGCCGGATGAAACAACGATGCCGATCTTTTCGTCTCTGCTCAGCTTCATCGTTGTCTCCTAGTGTATCGCAATTGCGAATGTTGCGATCATCGCAAAGAATGCAATGGGCACAACATATCCGTCTTCAACATGCCACGCGCACAATCCCACCGCCAACCATATCCCGGCGATAGCAATCCCAGCACCTATCGACATCAGACCTCCAGCTCCTTCAACGTCGGATCGGTTTCATGCACTGCGACAAGGTTGCGCGTGAACAGGCGATACCGATAACCAAACGGCAGCAGGAACTTGCCGATCTCGTCAGCCGGCACCTTCAGGCATTCGGCGAAGATGATCGGCAGGCAGTCGCCGATCGTATGACGAGCACCCTCCAGCGCTTGCAGCTCCATGCCCTCGATGTCCAGCTTCATCAGGTCCAGACGGTCGAAGTCGAATGAGTCCACTGTGCGGGACACAACCTCGTCCAACGCATTCGTGCTCAGGTCGAGGTCCTGTCCGATGTTCTGCGTACGCGGCCTGAGTTCAAGGCTGCCGTAGCTGGCCGGACGTTGGTAATCGACACCGGGCATAACGAGACTGACGTTTTCGTTGCCGAGCGCAGCGTGCACCGCCCATGCATTGAAGCAATTGTTCAACGCAATGTTGCCGCATAGCGCATAGTAGATACGCTCCTGCGGTTCGACAGCGACAACCTGCCCCCAGTCGGACATGGCGCGCGCCATGAGGACCGTATGCGTGCCGATATTGGCGCCACCGTCCAGCATGATCACGCCGTCGCCGTAGTGCTGCCGGCGATGCTGCAGCAGGCGCAGCATCAGCGAACATTCGGACGGTTCATAGGCGCCGGTTTCCAGCAGGTCATAGCCGACGCCGAATGTTGCGTTGGCCGAAGTGCACTGGTCGAGGCGGTTAAGAATCATCGTGCCGTGCTCGGTTGAAGCCAGCACGAATGGGACGCGCGAACGCTGGTCTGTCATAATTCCTGTTCTCCTGTCAACTTGCCTCGCCAATCGTAGGTGATCCGCCGACACACCCTGCATTGCCATGAATGGTATACGGGATCGTGCGGCGCATTGCAGAACCACCGCCACCACCACCGGCACGATCTGCTTCGCGGTCTGCGTCGCTTACCCATCGTCAGGATGCTCCTTGTCGCAGTCTACCGTTGTCGCCAGCAGACCAAGCATTTCCGTCAACGCCGCCTCACGCACGCGCAAAGGCACCTGATTAAGCGATGCGATCAACATTCCAGTGATCACGCGCACAACGTCTACCTCGGCGCCGGGCTTGAAGTGGTGGCGCAGGCCCGCCATCAGGTCCGCCAGCATCTGGATTGGAACCTTGCCATAGAGGCCGCTATCGATATGCGAGAGGTCGAGCCCGCATGCCTGCAACGTGACCGTCGCAAGCTGACGCAGGCTCTGCGAGCAATCGTCGTCATCACTATCGGCAACACCCTGCGCCAGATGGTGCAGGTCGCCGATCGTCCTGAGCGCCGCTGCGGCAGCCCTCTGGGTATCCTTGCCCGCCGCCCCCGTCGCCCAGTAGCTTGCCAGCTCGGATGCCCACCAGGGCGCTTCAGGGGCTGCCACGCGATCCTTCTTGGTCATGCTCGCCACCTTTCAGCATCAGCAATCCGCGATCTCATTCGGTTCCTCCATGCAGCCATAGCAATCCAGAAAACAAAAAGCCGCGCAATGGCGGCTTCGGTCAGCTCAGTTCTGAGGCTCGGGTTTACTCCCCGCGCAACGCCAGCGCGAGCAATCCGCCGATCGTGCCCGCCATGACCGCGAAACCGAACAACTGCCCTTTGTGCGCCGCGACGAGGTCCCACTCCGCCCATACGTCGAACGCGAACATGATAGACATTGCAAACAACAGACCGACCGTCTTGTAACGCTGCGTCTCGTCAGGCTTTCGCATTTGCATTGACGTTGATCCCCAAAAGAAAACCGGTGACGCGGTCTGACACGCCACCGGCGAAGGTTTCACGGGCGCTGGTTGAACAGCAGCATGACCGACATCCCGAAGGCGACGGCAAGCCCGAGCGCGCCGAGCAGGACGTTCGGATGCGTTTCGTTGATCGTTCCCCAGTTCGCCCACACGTTGAACGCAAGCAGCGCGCCCATGAGCAGCGGCCACCCGACACTCTTCCAGCGCAAGCGGCTAGGTGACAGCACAAAGCGCGTTAGCATGGCCAGTGATCTCCTCAGGTTGTAAACGCGATATGCTGACTGGTCAGAAAGGCTTGGAACGCCGCCGGTCCAGGCGACGCCGTTGACGCTGCAATCGGTGGTGCAGCTGCAGCAGGCGCGGGCGTCGGGTTGTCCACCGTGAACGCAATCCCCTGACTGGTCAGGAAGTCTTGGAACTGCGCCGCGCCGCCGCCAGCGCTCGACGCGCTTGCCGCAGCCGACGTGACCGGTGCCAGCTCGGCAGACGATCCCTGCGCCGCCGGAGCAGAGAACACCTGATTCCAGGCAGCGTCACTGTCGTTGCTGGTTGACGCCGGACCTGATGTCGAAGTGGAGGTTTCCGCATCGAAGCCAAACCCGCCGATCGATTGACCGACATCATGGGCAGCATGACCGAGCGCTTCCGTGGAGCCGCTGATCTGACTGCCAAGCGACATTGCACTGATGCCCGCTGTCGCCGGACTACCAGTAGCAATCCCGACGGCAACTCCCGCAACGGACGCTGCCACGCCCAAGTCTTTACCCAAGTCTGCGGCGGTTGATAGAGGATCACCGGCTACGGTCGCAGCCAATCCAGCACCCAAGGCATCAACCGCATTGCCAGTTGTGCCGAAACTACCGCTGTTGGACCCGAAGTCGTCACCGGTTGCACCCATCGGGCCGTTCGACGCGTTGCCAGTATCGAAGCCACCGCTATCGAAACCGCCCCCGCCGATGCCGCTGTTACCATTGCCGTTATCGTTGTCGTTGCCGGTTCCACCGGCGCCTTCAGCTCCGTCCATAGTCAAGTCTCCTTACGATACGCATGATGCCTTTTGTCGAAAAGACAGGCAGCGAATTTTCGCTTGCCATCTTATATATACCGAAATGGTTTTTCACGTTGGCGATACACCATCGTAGTAGTGGTAAAACACTTCACCGCCACTTCGTTTAACTGAGACCCGCTTGCTTTCCGCCAAACGCTGCAAGGAACTGTACGCAGTTGATTTATCTAAGCCGACGCCAGCGCCAACCGAGCCGACTTGCAGCCACACTTGTTTCTCGCGCAAGAACTCAGCAATACGATCATCCTTGGCTCTGGCGTCTTCCGAAACCTGCTCCTCTCCGTCTTGCTTGCCTTTTGGTTTGCGCGTGCGGCGTTTACGCGTTGCTTCGTGCACGCGCTTAGCTTGTTCGCAGCCACGCTTGAAGCCTAGTTCCTCGCCTGCCGCCTCACCACGGGCAAACGCGTCAGCTACTTGAGTATCGATCTCGTGCTGCAGATCGAGTTTTGCCTTGTCGTAGCCTTGCTGATATGTACCATCCGCGCTCTGCGCCTTACCAGCGACGAGGCCCGCCGCATATCCTTTGCCGTATATCTCGTTGCCAACATCACGTAGCATGTCGTTCAACCAGTGACCGGATTGCTCCGGTGGTTTGCTCTCGTCGGCCACCCCTTCCTCCTTTCGTTGCTTCGCCTGCCGGGCAGCCCATCGGAACACCGCACGCACACCGCCTGCTGCGCCTTGACGAGTCTCGCCAGTTCTCTCCTGCCGCTCGACAATTTCGGCAAAATGCCCAAGGCAAAAGTAGCACGGCTTATGTCCGATATGGATCAGCTCCCAGCCGTCATCAACATCAACTTCGCATATCCAGCACGTCTTGCCAACGATCTCAGCGGCTTCGGCATAATGGTATTTCCACTCGGGCGGGATCGGACCGCTACGCCGCGAGCGCTGGCCGGTCCGAGGTTTCTTCGACAACTCGGCAACCTTCGCACGCAGTTGGTCTATGATCTTCGTCACGATAATCAGATACCTGGGCGGATTGGCTGGCAGGCGCTGCCAGAACGGCACGACAGCCACCCCAGCCAGACCATAGCCGCCCAGCTCGATCGCCCATTCCTGCAGCCACGTGATCGGATTGGCAGGCACGTCCTGGCTGTCACAGATGGCGTCCATCGCCCATGCCTGCTCGCCGGTCATGCTATGCCACAACGTCAGACCGACCTCGCGGCACAGATGATTATGCGATTTCGGCATGCTCTTCGTCCTCGTCCGCGTTCCACCACCACATGGTTGCTGCCAAGAAGTCATCGAGCAATGGATCGTAGAACCAAGCAGAGTTCCACACGTCATCTTCAATATATTCAGAATTGAGAAACTCGTCGATAAATTCCTTCAGCGTCACCAGCACCAAATCGGGATTGCCGTAGCGGTCTACTATGGCAATGGCAACCAGCCCCGTATCAGTCAACGTGTAAGGCAACGGCTGGCGTTCCAAACCGAACAGCGCAACAGAGGTCAGTTCGTCAATCGCTGCGTCAACAAGCACATTCATGGCAATCGCCCCCTTCGTGTTTTTCGTGGCTCTGATCCATATATACGATTCACCCGAATTGACAAAAGCGCAGTGCTATATCAAGCTGGCAAGTTCGTGCCGAAAATACGAGGGAGAATAAGAAAATGCCACGGACCAAGCAGCCGGCCCGGACGGCTGGAGACACGAAACAGCGTCACCCTGCCGCCCTGTGCTGGCCCAACATGCAGAAGGCCGCTTACACCGCCCTGGTGGAGAGCATACGCTCGCAGGGTCTGCTGGATGCGATCGAGCTGACCGCAGACGGACGTATTGTTGACGGCTGGCACCGCTATCAAGCCTGCAGCGATGCCGGACAGGAACACCGCTACGTCGCGTTGCCGACAATGTCTGATGTCGAGATCGCAGACCATATCAACGCCAAGAAGGAACGTCAGGACTACACCAAGGCGCAACGCGCAACCGCACGCATGAAGATGACCGAGTACTTAGACTCCATCACCAAGAAGGCAAAGGATGCTGCAAAACAACGGAAGAAAGGCGGGCGCCCGAAGAAACTTGGGGCGAATGGGACCCAAGTTTCTTCGAAACGAAATCCTCGCGCCAGTGATGAAATCGCCAAGGAACTCGGCGTAGGTCGTAAAGCCTACGAACAGCTGGTAGTCGTGCAGGTCCAGGCATCCGACCTTTTCGAGCAAGTGCACAGCGGCAAGATCAGTATCAACAAAGCACACAAGCAGACCATCGCCCGAGCACGGACAGAACCGCCGCCCCCAGTTCGCAGAGATCAGCCCGCACCCGAGCGCAAACCGCCCAGTGAACCTGAGCAGCGGCAACCGTCCGGTATGGAAGCTGCGTTGACCGCCGGCGATCTCGTAGGCGAAGCACAGAACATCGTCGAGCATCTGGAAAACGTCGTGCTCGAAAGCGTCAACAGCATGCATCAGAATTACATCGGAGGATTGCTGGAGCAGGCAATCGAGCTACAGAACACCTGCTCTCGAATCGTCCAGGCGCTGCGCGACAAAGCCAACGCAACAAACAAGCGTCCGCATCTGGAGATTGTCGGAGGGAACACGCCATGACCGAACGCGAGACGCTGCTTTATCAGCTCTGCGTCGAGATATATTTCTGCCTCACCGAACGAGGCGCAACGACACGCCAGGAGATCGCCAATCGCATAGCGCCCATCAAAGGACGGATCATAACGGCCGGCATGATCAGCTGGGCGCTTACCTACATCCGTAACCCGCGCAACGGTTGGGAGTTCACCATTCCGCACGTGCCTCATGGTCGTGACTTCGTTCCTGGCACCGAGCGCTACATCATTGTGCCGCTACCAACCAGCAACCTACCGAAGCCGATCATCCTGCGCCCTATGCGCAACCGAATGCTCTCAGGTGTCAGAGCACGAGTGTCGAAATTCAGCGCGGAAGCCATCAACGCAAACTACGCGCTACAACAAGGCATGCCCTACATGGATGATCTGACGCCAAAAGTACGTGCAATGTTGGAAATGTTCATCTACGAACTCAGTTACATTCAACAAAAAGCTCGATATCTGCAGGAGGAATTAGACCAAGCAGTGTAATCAGGAACCCAACCGTGTTCAACTGCAATTTTCAGTATCCGTCAATTTCAGCTGCTACGAAGTTTTCATCTTCGTCTCTTCAACTTCAATTTCAATTGCCATTTAGTTGATCTGACGGTGGTGGAAGCAGAGAGAAGACACAATTGGACCGAGTAAACGGTCCAATTGTGTCAACTGCAATTACTGACGTATGGAGCCAGCGTCGCTTCGACAGCTGCGATTGTAGGTTGAAGTTCACGGGCGGTCATTCTGTGAGGGCTCCGTGATCGGTTGCCCGAACCTACAGCGTTGGACGCATCCGTTGAGATGCCATGACGGTCCCTGCCGGCCATCGCAACCGACCGGTCAGGTTTTGCCTCTTTTTCCACCGTGCTCGGCGCAACAGCGCATTGCCACGAGAGCAACGCAACTCAAGCGCTTCGCTTGCGAGGCCAACCGATTGCCGAATTTGCCTGCAATGTGCCGCCGTTCCCACGGCGCTTTTCCACATCCCGTTCGAGGGCTCTACCGGTCTGCATCCCGGTATGCAAGCAGCCTGCCTCTGATCCTGATATACGATCAGCGGTTCGGCAGTTTCGGTAGTTGGAGGCTCGATAAGGTATATAAGGGATAGGGGAGAACGTAACGATACTTGCGCTTTGGTCCGCTGACCGCTATATGCCTCGCCGAAAACCGGAGGGTTTTGCCATGCGAATGCAGCTCCACCAGCGATCGAACGTGCCGACGATTACATCACGGGAAATTGCTCGCACGCTCGACGTGACACCGCTGGCGATACTTGGTTGGCGGCGCGGTTCGCGCGACAGGGCACCGTTGCCGGTGATCTACCGCAAACTGGGCAAGGCCCGCCGCGTACGGATCACAGAAGACGATTTGCGTTCCTATCTGTTCACCTACCGCCCGGACCTCCTGGCGATATGGGACAGCCGGTAAGCGAGAGAGTGTCATGGATGCGACTTTGGACTACCTGCACGACATCGTAGACGGCCTGGACGAGCAGGACCGGCAGAACCTCGCCGGTATCCTGGCGCACAAGAGCGAGACGCCAAGGCGTGGTACGCCCCGCAGCAGCCCGCCGACGCCGCACGCCTACGTCTGGTCGGCGCTCTGTGACGTGCTCGGCCCCGAGCGGCGGATCGACGGTCTGACGCGCGAGCAGTGGGCAACGAACGATCGCGGCATGGGGATCGAGCGCGGGCGGTTCGGCGCCGGGCAGTTCGACGCGGCGCTGGAACAGGTGCATGAGTACGTGATCGGTTGCAGCCGTGATCCGCTGGGCATGTCGCAGCGGATGGCGCTGGCGCGCGTGGCACTCGGCTGTCTGTTCCGCTACTTGAAAAAGCGCCGTGTGCCTGACGGGAACGGCATGGTTCCCTATCTCGAAAAGGGCGCAACGTCGAAGATGCTGCACAACGTCCACCGTCTGGCAGATGCCGTGGATGACGACTATCCCGGCTATGCCTCGGCAGGCTTGCTCGGCATCGTCCTGACGGCCCGCGCCGCATAACCGAGCGGCGCACGTCTGGGGCAGAAAAGGCTCGTAAACACGGGCCTTTTTTGTTGACCAAAACCGCTTGACAGGGTTGGGCAAGTCCTATACATAGTGGGCTGTCAGCCAGAGGAAACCAGACAATGACCACTACCAGACATCTTAGCTTCACCGCCGAACAGGCCGAAATGGTGCGCAACGGCTTCTTCGTCAGCACGCCGGATGACGAGACGCTGGCAAGCGGCGAACTCGGGTTTACGCGCGATACGGTCAACACGCTAGCTGACAAGCTGCGTAGCAGCGACGGAGCGCTGGAGATCGATGTTGATGCAATCGAGGCTTTCGCGCTCAAGGGGATGTTTCAGGTCACATACGAGGATGATTTCAACGAGTTGCCCATTTCCGATGCAGAGTACGACGCGATCATCGCCATACTCAACGGCTGGGACCAGATCGCGGAATACCGCGTCGAGTGCATGAATGATGCAGGCAAGTGGAATGTCATCAGATCAGAGCAGACATCCGAAAAAGCCGTAACGCACTGCCGCAAGTACCAGCGTGAGTTCCCCGGCAACGCATACCGCGTGACCGATTCCGAGGGGCGGCTTATCCGTGCACCTTTTCAACACTGGACGGTATGAGGAATCAACCCATGGCCAATACAGCCAAACAAGTAACCGACTTTCCAAGAGCTATCGCCTGGAACAAGTCAGAAATGGCCTACTGGTTGCGACAGGCGGCAAAGTTTCCGCCTAACCACGATCTGCATCATCGGCGCCTTGCACGGGCCGAAGAACACCGCACCCGCATCGCCCAACTTGAGGCTGAAGCACATGAGCACGCGTAGCACCATGATCAGGACCTACGGCGAAGACTCGCGCCGTGTGACACGCGCCATTCAGATTTTCGTCGCGCTGGTCGGACAGGCGCCGCATGGCGTCATCACATACAACGAACTCGGCAACAACCGCATGCGGTATGGTCAGGGCATTCTGGACAAGCCGCTCGGCTACGTGATGGCGTGGTGCTTCTTGAACGGACTGCCGCCATTGACCGCGCTTGTGGTCAACAGCGAAACAGGCGAGCCGGGTTACAAGTTCATGCTGCGCGAGGAACCTTGGCCGCATGCCGTCATGCGCGTTAAGCGCTATCCATGGGCAACGCTTTGCATACCGACCGAGAGCGAGTTGATCGACATGCACGAAGAATTCAAGCGCCGCTATCCAGACGTGGAGCCGTGACATGCCGACTGATTGGCGCGGATTGTTCGACGCGCTCAACATCCGCTGGACCGATCGCGGTCCGAATGCCCGGCGCGGGCGGGTCAACATCGCCTGTCCGTTCTGTGGCGACAGTGATCCATCGGAGCACATGATGATCTGGGAAGACAACTCAGGCTATCTGTGCCACCGCAATCAACGACATCGCGGACGCAGCCTCGATTTCCTGCTGCAGCACGTCTTGCCCGGCACACCGCGCCGCGAAATCAGTCGGCTGTTGAATGACTACGCGGTTGACGCGCCGATTGCATACGAGCGTCCGCGCGCCAGCCAGAGCGACGTGGCAGTCAATTGGCAGCGTTTCCAGCCTGCCGCCGACAGCAAGCGATGCCTTGCCTATCTTGCCCGGCGCGGCTTCCCAGACCCTGCCGCAATCTGCCGCCGATACGATTTGCGGTTCTCGCCAGCGGGCACATGGTCGGGCCGCCTCTTGATCCCGATCATCGGGCCGGATGGCGAGATCGCGACATGGACCGGACGCGCGTTGATCGATGAACTCTCACCGCGATACTGGACGCAGGCGGCCGACAACAATACGCTCTATGTACCGCGCCAGATGCGCGCAACAATGCTTGTCTTTGAAGGCCCGCTTGACGTGCTGAAAGTTGCGGCCGCAACAGAGCATATGCCGGTGACGCCGGTTGGCTTGCTCGGGCTCGATATCAATGAGTCCAAGCTGTATCAGTTGAAACAATTGCTGCAACGATGCACGAGCTACTATCTGTGCTTCGACAACGGCGTGCTTCAATCCGAATATCGGCACCTGTCCGCCAGCCTTGCGTTCTGGGGGAAGACGCTATATAAAGGTCGGCTCCGCGTCCCTCAAGGCTTTGATGATCCTGGGGAAATGCCGATTCCCCGGATCACAGAATGGATTGCGGGAACGCTGTCGTAATAAGGGAGGAGCCTGCCATGCCGCGCCGCCGCGTATGCACCCGCGTTAGCAATCGCATTCGTCTCGCCATGCCAGATCAACAGGCGCCGCTACGCATGAGAATGCCGGGGTTTACGCCGGCCTGGCAGGGTCCGTTTGAAAACTGGTGCAAGCGGTTTGTGCAGTTCAACTACTGGCGCGTGCAGAACTACATCCCCACCGAAGAAGACGCGTTGCAGGAATGCGGCGTTGTCTTCGCCAAGTGCCTCGACCGCTACGGCAAGACAGTCACCAATCCGGCATGGTTCATGTCGCTGTTTTCCAAGTCTGTCGTCAACACATGGCACACGCTGGCGGTCTACGACAGGAAACAACGGGAATTGCTGGAGTTCGTGCCGTTTGTTGAGCGCAGCGACAACGATTGGAACTACGGTCCGTTCCTGATCAAGCTGGCGGAGGCACCGCCAGCGCTCGCGAACGTGCTGGACACGATCATGCACGTTCCGAATGACATCCTTGACTTCGTGTTTCCGCCCAACCTCGATATGCGCAAGCCGAGCGCGCGACGCCGTGAACAGGTCAATAACCGGTTGCGCGAGCTGTGCGAATTGTCAGGGGATTACGTTGATCAACACGCTGATATCCTTGGGCAAATTAACGAACTGATGCAACCCGGTTAAGCAGATTTCGTGTAGCGACTTGCGAAGCGATTTACGATATGCCAACCTTATCACGGCTGACGACATTCCGTCGTCGGCGTTTTTCCGCGATGAGGAAGGAACCACCCCATGGCTCGTGCCGCCGCACAGCACCCCGAGCAGGAACAGGCTCAGGCACCCAGCACCATCTACGAGGAAGTGTGGAACGCCGTTACGAACGTCGATCCCGAGTTCGCGCCACCGAATGAAAATGAAGACGATCAGGCGTTTATCGAGCGTCTATTGAAGGCTGTTTCCGAGCTGGAGGAAAACCTCTCGCCGGCAGCCGAACAGTGGTACGAACGTGCCGCAACACGCGCGCACCAGGAGGCGGAAGGCAAGCGCCCCAAGGGCGGGCTTGAGGCGCCCCCCGGTTTCTATGGCGACGATCAGCAGGCAGCCAACGGGGCTGATCCAGACGACGGACAGGGCGCAGAGGATCAGGGCGCCGAAGACGGTGGCGAGGCGCAGGAGGAGCAACAGGTGCGCCAGCCGTCGCAGGCACAGTCGAACGCGCGCAGTGCCGCGTCCGAACGCATGCGGCAATACAACGAACAGCGCCGGGCCGCCAAGGCTGCCGAGGGACAGGGCGGCAATCAGGCTGCCCCAGCTCGCCAGGCAGCGCCCCAGAACCGTCAGGCGCCCCCGGCGCGGACACAGACCCGTCAGGCACCGCCCGCCCGCCAGGCAGCGCCCCCGACGCAGACACGCCAGCCCCCGCCCCGTCAGGCACCGCAGAACAACCAGCGGCAGGCCCCACCCGCCCGTCAGGCGCCCCCGGCACGTCAGGCACCACCCCAGCGGCAAGCTGCGCCACAGCGTCAGGAGACACGTCAGGCGCCCCCAGCACAGCGCCAGACCCGCCAGCCGGCACAGCGCCAGGAGCGGGCGCCGCGCCAGCCTCGCCAGCAGGCGGAACAGTCGGTATCGTCGGCGATCAGGCAATACGTGATCGCCTATCCAGACGCCAATGTTGCAGAGGTCGCGCAGGCGGTCCGCGATCAAGGCTTCAATCCGACCAACTCAACGGTGTCCGGCGTCGTCACGTTCACCAAGAACACGATCATGGAGGTGCAGAACGCCGGGCATTGGAAGGACTAATGATGTTGCGGGCGCGGTGGCTGGCGTTCTGGCATCAGCTGTTCGGCATGTTCGGCAGCCATCGCATCTGGCGTGTAACGCGTAAACCGGCCGGTTCTCTCTTCTACCGACTGGAGCGCATATACTGTTCCTGCGGTCGCGAGTTTAAGTGACCGTTGAGCTACCAGGAAAGCCGGGGTCGTTACGCCCCGGCTTTTCTCTGCAGGCGCTACCGTATATCCATGTATGAGAGGCACATGGAGAAACAGGATGCGCAGCGACGATCTGGCCAAGCAACTGGCACCGTTCCGGCTGGTCGCCAGCCGAACCGCACACTCGCCTGAGTTCCGGGCAATCGAGCTGGCGCCCGATCACGTGACGGCCTGCGCCAGCTTCGGGCTGATCAGCGCGGCAATCGAGATCGGCATCACCGATACGGTCTATGCCGATGCGTCCGTGTTCCTGGCAACGATCCGGTCATTGCCACACGACAAACCGGTTGTCCTGTCCAGCGAGGGCGGCGTGCTGAGCTGGACCTGCGGACAGGCCCGCGGCAGGCTTGCCTTGCTGCCTAAGCCCGATATGCCAAGCGTGCCGGACTTCAGCCCCGGTATCGAGCCGACGCCTACCACGGGCGAGCTGGCGCGGGCGCTCGATCTTGGTTCCGTCTCGTGCGACGAAGCGATGCAGGCTATCGCCAACACGTATGGCGTGGTGCTCGATAACCGCAACGGCACCACCGCATACTCAACCGACAACACGACGCTATCCGCCTATGACCTGGGCGATATGTTCTACGACGTGCCGCCGCTGGTGCCGTTGCCGCCGCACGGTGCCGCGCTCCTGGCGGGCGTGATCGAAGATGGCGGGCTGATTGAGATCAACAGCAATACCGTCATCTACCACGACGAGCACACAAGTTGCGCGGTCCGCCAGATCAAGCCGCTGAGCGTTGATATCGGTTCGCTGCGTCAGCAATACGCCGACCTTGACGCCATCACGGCCATACCACGCGATCAGATCAACACGTTTATCCGGCGTGTGACAGCGTTGACCGAAAGCCGTCACGATGCCCGCGTTGCAGTCGGCGTGACCGATGGCAAAGTGACCCTGGACTTCAGCGAAGGCTCGATTGCCAGCGACGAGTATTTCGAGCTGAGCGACGAGCTGCAAGGCTTTCCTGACATGCCGCCGATCAGCGTGCCGGCCGTCAAGATGGCGCGCGCACTCAACGACTGCAACGAGATCGCGTTGAACCACCTTGACCGGGGCGTTATCGCGTTGCGCGGCGGACCGTTCTGCTATTTGGTATCGGGGCGATTCTGACGCTCTGGTATAATCAGGTAGGGCGATGATCCGCGCCAGCAATCTGTTTTCGAGGAGTTGAAGTCAATGAGCCATTCGGAACGCATAGCCGTGGAACTCGACAAGCTGCAAGACAAACTGATGTCTGTCAGTCTGTTCGACAAACGCGAGATCGTCAGGATGGGCCTGTCGGGGCACCTGTTGAATAATCTGCAGGACCGCCGCATGTTCATTGCCTGTGAGTGGGCCTACAGCCAGATGGCTGCCGGTAAGTCGCCGCATGCTTGCGAACTGTGCCATGCAGAAGTGACGCGCAAGACATTCGGCGGCGTGATCCTGTTCGGTGCCGTCGAGACGATGGAGAACGCGCTGAGCGATGACAACATGCTGGCGGCCTACGTCTGCAATACATGCGTCACGACGCACAAGGGCAACTGGGGCGCGCGGCTGACCGAGATCATGGCCAACATATTCGGCAGCACTGCAACGCAGGTGCACGTCCATCCGGAGACAGGGCATGCATGACAGCGCGGGAGATATGGCGCCCGGTCGCCGGTTGGCCTTACGAGGTTTCAACGCTAGGGCATATCCGCCGTAAGCGCAGCAAGAAGTTGATCAATCCATGGTGGGACCGCGAGGGCTTCGGCACCGTCATTCTGACCAGCGGCAAGCGCAAGGCGGAATACTATCTGGACACGTTGATATGCGCGACCTTCAACGACGATCCTATGGAAGCGATCGACGGCAAGCGTCCGCTACATCTCGACGGTCTGCCATGGAACAACTGGCCGATCAATCTACGCTGGAGCATGCAAGACGATCTGGAGAACGGAGATAACCTCGTGATCAACTGGACAGTCCGCCGCAATGGCAAGCTGCAGCACGGTCCGTTTACCGACTTCGGCGCCGCCCGCGCTGCAGCGCAGTGGATCGGTGACAGTATCATCGGGCGCAACGCCAAGCGCGAAATCGTCATGTATGAGATCATGTTCTCGGAGAACCGCGAAATGTCACCACGCAATCCGTTCGACATGGTGCGCTACTATCGAGCACAAGCCGACCTGCACAAGAATCAGTTCTGGTCGATCATGCTGTCGGAGGCCGCTGAAATCATAGAAGCGCTCGCGCGGGAGAACCTGCATTATGTCTCGGACGGCAAGCAGTATCCACACGCGGCGCCCCCTCAGTCGAACGGCGGGGGGCAACCGACGAAGCGACGGCGCATGGCATTGCCCGGTTCTTAGAGAGGAAGCGCGAATGGGATTCTACCAAGAAGATATCGAAGAACAGCCGTTGTTGCACAGCGACGGTTTCCATCTGCTGATGGGCAAGGCGACGATATACCAGGGCAACGCGCTCGACATCCTCAGAGCGCTGCCGACTGCCAGCCACCATTGCGTTGTGACTTCGCCACCGTATTACGGATTACGTGATTACGGCGTCGAGCGACAAATCGGTCTGGAAGGCTCACCAGAGGAATATGTTGCCTCTCTTGTCGAGCTATTCCGTGAGGTCCGCCGCGTGCTGCATGACAGCGGCGTGGTCTGGTTGAACCTTGGCGACTGCTATGCAGGCCAGACCGGTTACTCGGGCGCGTATCCGTCAACTCAGTTGCGCGGAGAATTGGTCAACATGGGAATCACGCGCGCCGGCAAATTTCGGTTTTCGCGTGAAATGCTCAACGACAAGGCGCACCCGCGCCGTGTGATCCCCGGCAAGCCGAAGGACCTCGTTGGCATTCCATGGATGGTCGCATTCGCGTTGCGTGACGATGGCTGGTATCTGCGCAGCGAAGTGATCTGGACGAAAGCCAACCCGATGCCGGAGAGCGCGAACGATCGACCGGGCAATGCACACGAGCAGATTTTCATGCTCAGCAAGAAACCGCATTACTTCTACGATAAAGCTGCCGTCTCGCACGAGGAAACCGGCAATCACAACTTACGCGATGTCTGGCCGCTCAACGCCGAACCGTATCCCGAAGCACATTTTGCCACGTTCCCGATCGACCTGCCGATCCGCTGCATCAAGGCCGGAACATCGGAGAAAGGTTGTTGCGAGCGATGCGGTGCGCCCTACACGCGCGACATGGTCATGCTCGGCAAGAAGCAATCAGGACACGCACTCGGGGAAGGGCATACGCGCATTCCAGACCGCCCTGACCTCGATGTCGCACGTGTGCACAAGAACGTGTCGAAACAGGTCGGCTGGCAGCCCTCCTGCAGCTGCCGAGATGCCGAATGCGTACCATGCCGTGTGCTGGACCCGTTCGCCGGCTCGGGCACCACGGGCCTCGCTGCCAGCCAACTATCGCGGAACTCTACATTGATCGACCTATCGCCGAAGTATGTGCAGATGGCGTACAAGCGGATCACCGAGAAATGCGACAAGCCCTCCGCGGAGATCATGCTGCACCGCCGACGGAGGTCATTGCCATGAACTTCGAAACCATGTGCGCCGTCATCATCATCGTTGTTATGTTGATGATGTTTGGCTCGTTGACCTACCTTGCAGTGACCGTCGAGCACAACCTCGTCTATGCCGTATGCGGGTTGTGCCTCGGGACGCTTGGAGTAATCGCCTACGCCGCCGTGAAAGTTCTCAACGTAAAGGAGTGACAAGAATGGACAAGGAAGAACGTTCAGCTATGCGTATCCTGCTAGTTTGGTTTTTCGGATTGATCATCAGTCTGATGTTGTTGACCGGCGCTGCTACCGTTGTCAGCCGCGCATTCGATCTGGCGTGGTTCCCCTGGCAGGTCAAGATGCAGACCGGCATGATACGCAACTCCAACAGCTACATCACGACGCAGCAAAGCGCACTGCGCCAGATGCGCTCGGATTACGAAGATGCGCAGAGCGACGGTCAACGCGCTGCCATCGTCCGACAGATGCATCAGATCGCCGATCTGATCCCCAACGATACGCAACCCGACATCCGCGCGTTCCTGGGGAGCCACTGATAATGGATACAGCCCTCGATGATAAGGGCGAGTTGCGACAAGACGTTGTGAACCACGTTCGCGCTCACGCGCAGGACGCAAAGCGCAGCGGCTGGCCGGTCAGCTCAAACCCGTGGCGAGGCACGAGACTGGAATCATATTGGCATGATGCATGGGTCGAAACACCATAAAAACGGGAGGTTGACATGCGAGCCCTGACAGGATTGGCGCTGATCGTCTTGCTGACCGGTGCACAAGGAGGTTGTGACGACAGCAAGAGCGCGGCTGAGAACGAGCGCGCGGCACAAGACACCCAGATGCAGCAGTTCCTACGCAATCAACCAGTGCCCAGCTTCGACTGGTCGCTGGAGCGGCATATGCTGATCCAAATCTACATCGCCCGGCAGAAAGCTACCAACACGTTCTCGGTCGTGCAGAGCGAGTACACCGGTAAGGTGCTCTGGCAGTGTGATTCGATCGGCTTCCCGTTGCCGTACGGCACGCAGTTGACAAATCCGCTTGCAGCCGAATGGCGCTGGCGCTCAGGAGGCGATTATGCTTCAGCGGTGATCGAACAACAGGAGCCGAACGGACTATTTAGTCCATCCAGCGCCGAAGGGACATGGGTTCCGTGTGTTGACGAGAAAGGCAAGATCACGCCGGTTTACGAAGAACGCAAGGTGTCTGTATTCCTGCGACCGATGGAGGAGATCAACGGCAAGCTGACACCGCGCGCCGGTTCTGCGGCGTCCCTGCAAATCGATCCGAACAGGCGTTGAGATGAATCGCCGGACTTGCGCCATCGCGGCGGCGTTGTATCTGACTGTTGGCATCATAGCAGCAGGAGTGGATATCAAGGATCAACGATGGTGTCAGGCGGCAGCTTATCCTAGGACCGTGCTGCTCAAGGATATGCTAACACCGTATTTGTTGATATTCATCTGGCCGTTCATGTTGCCTGTAGGTTTGATGGACTATGGCTTCAACGATAACCATCTTTGCTACTTCGGGGGAAAACCCACATGAACCATAAAATCTGCCGTGTTGAGCGTGACGTTCTCGAATTTGACGACGATCGCATGGGCGCGCCCCCCAGACTTACGCAATGCCAAGCTGAAGACTGTCCGGGGCCGCTGCACACGATCAAAGGCGAGACGGTGTGCGGAAGAACAGGAGAGGTTATCCGTGGTCGGTAACGTTGCGACTGCACGGAACGATGCGCGCTGTTTGTGGAAACGCTATCGCGACACCGCGCCTGACCTCTCGGCTATGAAGACAAAGCACCGTCTCAACGAAACCGAGCTGGTCGAGCTGTTGCGTAGTGAGTGCCGCAAAGTGTCCGTGCGGCAATGGGCGCTTGAGCACGAAATCGGCGCCTCGTTGATCTGGGATATCCTGCGCTATCGAATCCGCCCGACGCCGAAAATCTACTTCGCCTTGGGTTATCGCCGTGTTGTTGAATATGAAAGGATGACAAATGACCGATGAAGAAGTCATGCGGCTGGTGCAAGAGGGTAGTTCGCCGTTGAATAAAGCACGGCGTATCTTCTCCTTCGCCTGCGCCGCGATCGATCAGGCCGGTAATCAGAACTTGCCGGCAAGTTCGATTCAGATCAAGCGGTTGGAGTTCGAGGCAGTGCGAAAGATCGTCGCTGTCTTCGGCATCATAGTTCGAGAGGATCAACACATGCCAAATCTCTGCATCGACTGTCAGCATATCGAGAACCGCCACACGCAGCGCTACAATCTTACATGCCGACATCCGGTTACGCTCTCTCCGGTAGACGGCAAGTCATCGCCCGAACTGTGCCATATCATGCGCGCGGAAGGGCACCCGTGCGGACCGGACGGCAAGTTGTTTGAACCGGCACCCGAACTGCCCGAGGAGCGCCGATGACACAGGAAGACGACGGCAATTCGTCACTCGCCCGCAGGCATGCTCAACGGAACCATACAGTCGGGCAGGACTTCGCCTGCTATGACGCGTTGCCGCCGCAGCTCAGATGGATACTGATGCAGACGACCGGCAAGTTCTCGGCCGTCGAGACGCTGTTCGCGCTGCACGAGCAGCGCATGCCGATCAACGCTCTCATTAACGCCGTACTTCAAGCTGAAGCGCGTGAGCTGTATTACTTCGCCCAGCAGCACCGCGCCGAAACCGGCTACCAGTATCCGCACGTAGCAGCGCATGCGACGATCATGCGCTACGGCCCCCTCGTCCATCAACCACGCAACCGACCGAAGGTGTACAATGAACGAAACCGTCGCCACCGCCGAATTCGACCTGGAGACATTTCGCCGGAACTTGTTGACTACTGATCCGCTGGTGCGCGACATCTGGAATGACAAGTACCGCTGGAAGCATCCCGACGGTTCATCCGACGAAGAGACGGTTGCCGATACACGTGAGCGCGTGGTGCAGGCGGTCTATATCGCCGACCCGTCGTCAGATGCCCGCGAGGCAGCCCTGGAAGCGGTCCAGAAAGGCTTGTTCATCCCGGCTGGACGGGAGAACGCCGGAGCAGGCACCGGGCGTGCAGTGACGCTGATAAACTGCTACGTGATGGGCACCGTGCAGGACAGCATGCCCGGTATCCAGTGGGCGATCTCGCGGGGCGCTCTGACATTGCAGCAAGGCGGCGGCATCGGCACGGACTTCAGCACGATCAGACCGGCCGGCGCTCTGGTCGCGCGCACTGGTTCGGTCGCATCTGGCGTGATCCAGTTCATGGATCAACAGGACGGTATGTGCAGCGCCATCATGTCGGCTGGCACGCGGCGCGGCGCCATGATGGGCACGTTGCGCGACGATCACCCGGACCTGTGGAACGAACGCCAATTCGAGGTCGCGCCGCACCCGGCTACCGGTGATCCGATCCTGACACACCCGAGTTTCATATCGGCGAAGCGCCAGAAAGGCCGGCTGATGGGCTTCAACGTGTCCGTGCTGGTATCCGACGCATTCCTGGCTGCCGTCGCGAATGATGAAATGTGGGAACTCGGCTTTCATAAGCCGCGCGCAGATGGCAATCATGTTGACGTGCAAATGCGACGATTCCCTTACAACGAACAGGAATACGACAACGATCTCAAGCCGATCTCGGAGGATGATTTTTGCGCTGCAAACGGGCGCCCCTACCGGCGTCAAGGCGAGATACATCCGTGGTATGTCTACCGGCGTGTGAGCGCACGGCGTATCTGGGAAGACATTATGCAGTCAACCTACAAATATGCCGAGCCCGGCGTGATCTACATTGACCGCGTCAACGACCGGAACAACCTCAATTACTGCGAGGATATCCGCTGCACCAATCCGTGCGGAGAGCAGCCGTTGCCGCCGGAGGGCTGCTGCTGTCTCGGCTCGGTCAATCTCGCGTTCATGGTTGACAAACCATTCACACCGTTGGCGCGGTTCGACTTTGACCTGCTGGACAAGATAACGCGGATCGGCGTGCGGTTCCTCGATAATGTGCTGGACGAAAGCAACTATCCGCTTCTATCACAAAGCGACGAGTCCATGCAGAAGCGCCGTATCGGGCTTGGCGTGACCGGTTTCGCCGACGCGTTGATACAGCTTGGTATCCGCTACGGTTCGGATGAATCGGTGAAGCTGGCACGGCAGATGGCCAAAACGTTGAAGGTGTCGTCATACTGGGCATCGGCGGAACTCGCCAAGCAGCGCGGTCCATTCCCGTTGTTCGATTCAGCCGAGTTCTGCCGCAGCTACAACGTCACCCGTGACCTGCCGGCGATGCTGGTCGAGCAGATACGCAGCACCGGCATCCGCAACGGCGTGCTCAACACGATCGCACCGAATGGCACGATCTCGATCTACACCGGCAACCTCGCATCCGGCCACGAACCGGTGTTCTCCTTCCAGCCGACGCAACGCAAGGTGCGGCAGCCGGACGGATCGGCGCATGAGTATACATCGATACCGTATTCGGCGAACCTCTACCGCTACATGTACCCTGGCGTAGAGCTGCCTGATTACTTCGTCGGCGCCATGGACATAAGCGTTGAGGATCACGTCCGCATTCATGCTGCTTGGCAGGAATACATCGACGCATCGATATCCAAGACGATCAACTGTCCAACTGCCATGTCATATTACGACTTCAAATGCGTCTACGACATGGCATATGAACTCGGCTGCAAGGGCTGCACCACCTACCGGTTCGATCCGGCCGCCGGGCGCGGTTCGGTGTTGGCGGAGAGCGAACCTGAGAAAGCCGGCGAGCAGGCATTCACGGTGGACGATCCGAAACCGCAGCTCGACTTTGGACAGGTCAAGCCTGCGCCGCTATTCTCGGAAGATACTGTCAACACAATGGCGGTTGAGCTGTATGCCTGCTATAACCATATAACGACGCAGGGTGCACTTGAGCATTTGAAGTTCGACAAGATCGCCATGGAGCGCTGGGTTGATCTTGCCACGCATGGACTGGAGAAACTTGGCCATCTGATCACGATCGAGATCGCGCAGAACCTTGCCGAGATCATGGAGAAGCCAGCAAAGTCAAACGTCGAGGTCATGCCGCCGAAGCGCGTGGTGGACGGTCGGCGTTACAAGTTGAAGTGGCCGCAGACCGGCGACAACTACTACGTTACGATAACCCGTGTTGACAACACGCCTTTTGAAGTGTTCATCACGACGAAGGACGTGCAGCATGCCGAGTTTGTCCAGGCACTCTCGCGGTTGCTGACCGCCGTGCTGCGTCGTGGTGGCGACGTGCGGTTTCTGGTGCAGGAGCTGCAGGCTGTACACGCACCGACCGGTGGTGCATTCATTGCCGAGCAACACAGCTACCGCAACAGCGTCGTTGCAGCGATCGGTGGTATCATCGAAGAAGAGTTCCGCACACTCGGTTTGCTCGACACGACGCAGACCACACCGGAACCGATCGCGGAATCTCGTGTTGTGCCGGTGACTATCACACGCGGTCAACCGGGCATGGCTGATTGCTGCCCGCGATGCGGCGCAACGCCTCTCGTGCACGAACAGGGCTGTATCCGTTGTCTGTCCTGCGACTACTCAAAATGTTGAGGAGGATTTACCAATGGGACCAACCGCAGCGTCGATGGTTGATTGTCCACGGTGCGGAGGCAGCGGGTTCTCTGGCCATGGCACAGGCTATGGAGACGTATGCAACGAATGCGGAGGGCAGCGCCAGATGCCAGCGCATCTCTATGATAACACGACCTATCAAATGACCGATCTGATTCCCGGATCGAAGTTCAGGACGCCGGCCGGGTGGTTTGTTGTGCCTGAAGGCGTGACGCAAATGTTGATCACCGTATCCATCACTGGCGGCGCGTCCGCCGTGGGGAAAGGTGGCGGCAAGACATGGCCCGATATTCGACCAACGAAGGAGGAACCACAATGAGTCTCTATCACCATCTGTTCGGCACGGAACCCGTGGCACCGTTGGCATTGTCCATGTTGTGTATCACGACCGACAACGTTCCACGGTTCCGCGACGCATACTTCACCTGGAGTGATGACACAGAGACGGTGCCTGTCATCGTCGTGCATACGAGAACTGGTGGCGGCAATCGCGACTACTATGAAAGCGAGGAACGTTGCAGGAGGAGCTATCCCGAGTACTTCGCACCTGACGCCGACCCGCCGCGCGGTCCCTGGAATGCCGACCTCCGCGCCCTGCCAGGTTATCTTGGCGACAACGATTGCAGCCACGATCCCACATATGCCGATTTCCGTTTCAGAGTGCCGCAAGAATCTGCACCGGACGTAATCAAGTTTCTGCGCGAACGCGGCAAGCCGGAGACAGCCGAGCAGAAGTTCAACCGTGTCATGGAACAGTTGAACAAAAGGCGATAGGTATATAGGAATCAGGCGCGGCTCGGCCCGGCAAGGAAGCGCTCGTATCGGCAACGCTTGGCAGGCGTGGTGGTCTAGGCATGGCACGGGTTGACCGGGCAAGACGCGGATCGTCAACGCAGGCTGCGCTCGGCTAGGCATGGACCGACGAGGTCTGATCGGGGCAGGCTCGTCAGGGCACGGCTAGGCCAGTCTGCGTATGGCTCGGTATCGCAGGCGGGGCTTGTGTCGGCTAGACGGGGTGCGATTTGGCAACGCAGGCGCGACCTGTATTGGCTAGACGGGGCATGCAAACGTTCGGCAACGCAGGCACCGCTCGTATCGGCTAGGCAGGGCACGTAAAGGCTTGACATGGCGGGCATGGCGCGGGATGGCATCGACCCGCCCGCCGTGGCGAGACGTGGCAGGCGCGGCTAGGTTTGGCGCGGATCGACGCGGATCGGCAGGCTTGGCTCGGAACGGCCAGGGCGGCAAGATAGGTCAACGCTCGGCATGGCAGGCCACGCTCGGCACGTCCGGGAAGGCAAGGCAGGGCATGGCCGGCGTGGCAGGTCTACGCTAGCCAGGGCAGCACTCGGACCGGCAGGGCTGGCTTGGCATGACCCGGTTCGGCAAGGCAGGGCGGGCAGCGGCAGCGCAGGCTTTTTCGGCGTTTCGTATATCCCTTCTGAGAGGCTACCAAATCAGGAGGGTGTCTATGGGCTTCTGGAAGACGCTGGACGTGCACGAGGGCGTACGTCCAGCTGCCGCACGGGCCGCCAAGCCGCAGCCGATCCTCGATCCGCAGGCGATCGGCTGTCAGGCGTGCCCGCTCAGCAAGACGTGGGGCACGATCACCACACCCGAGATGCCGCTGACGGGCAATTTGGCAGGCGATATCCTGGCGCTGGCAGAGGGTCCGGGCGAGGAGGAGGACCGTAGGGGCGCGGCGCTGATCGGACCGTCTGGCAGCCTCTTGCGCGAGCAGATACCCCGACTGCACCTCGACCGTGTTGCTTATCAGAACATGGTGCGCTGCCGACCGGCCAGCAATCGCACGCCGACATTGCAGGAAGCGCATGCGTGCTCAGGACATCTTGACGCCGACATCGCTTCTATGCGCGGGCTGAAAGCAATTCTCGGTGTTGGCGCGGTGCCGCTCAGGCGGTTCTTCCCCGGCGCATCGATCATGCGCGTGCACGGCTTGAAGTTCCCAGTGCAGATCAACGGAAAATCCTACTGGTATTTTCCTGTCATGCATCCTGCGTTCATCCTGCACACGCAGCGGGAGGACCGCTACGAGAATCCGGCCATGCCGGTATTCCGCAACGATGTCCGCAATTTCTTCAAGAACGTTGATCACTATCCGCCGCCACGCGTGGTGCCGATCAGCAGGAAGAACGTCATCATTCCGCAGAACCGCCAGGAGGCCGTCAATCTCTTGTCGAGCATGCGTGATCCGCTTGCGGTTGATACGGAATCTTCCAAACTACGCCCATACGAGCGTGGCGCCGAATGGTTGACGACTGCCTTCAGCGACGGCAAGACGACGATTGCGTTCCCCTGCAATCATCCGGGCGGCGCCACCGACTGGGGCGTTGATCTTAGCATGCAGGTTGTCCGCGAGCGACGATGGATAGCGCACAACGCCGCGCACGAACTGGCGTGGTTCACCTACTACAACAAAACCGACAGACCGCTGGCGCCGTTCGACGACACGATGGCATTGGTCCGACTCTACCACGAACGGGAAAGCGCGCTCGATCTCGGTGACGCTTCGCATATCCACCTTGGCACCAATGTCAAACGCATCTGCAACATCGATACCAAGCGGATCATGGAGTATCCGCTCAATGAAGTGCTGCCGTACAATGGGCTGGACGCGCTGGCATCGGCGCTGATCTACCAACGGCTGGACGGCAAGGTCAACGATGACAACTATGACCGCATCATTGGATCGATCTACGCCACGACATACATGGAGCTGGAGGGATTGCCGACCGACAAGGCGGAAGCCTTGCGGCTGCAACAGAATCTGCGAGAGCAGCAACAGGAAATCCGCGCCAAGGCACGCAAGCTGTACGAGGTCCGGCGCTTCGAGGACGAACGCGCAACAGAGTTCAAGTTGACATCACCGGAGCAGGTCGGCATCGCTCTGGTTGCCTACGGCAAGCTGGACCTGCCCTACACGAAAGGCAGCGCGAAATCTGCCAAGACGCAATACAGCACGGATGTTGAAACACTGTCGAAGTTTGCCAAGCAGAACCCGCTGGCGCAGGCCGTGCTGGACGATCGCGAGATCAGCAAGGTCCTGAGCTACATCGATCCGACGCTGGAAGCCGAGGAGCGCTACCCTGACGGGTTGCTGCATCCGACGTATACGACCATGTTTGTATCGACACAGCGGCTGTCCAGCCGCGAGCCGAACATTCAGAACTATCCGATACGCAAGCACCGCGAGATACGCCGTATGATCGCGTTGATCCGCGAGGAGATGATCCGCCGCTACGGGCGCCCGCTGATCATGGCCAAGTTCGACTACGGACAGCTGGAGGCGCGCGTCCTGGCAATGGCATCGAAGGACCGCAACCTTTGCTCGTCGATCATCAGCCGCTTCGACATTCATTCCTACTGGCTTGATCAGGTGCTCGACATTCATGCTGACTACATTGACCGCCTCGCCAGCCTGACCGGCGAGAAAGACGAAAAGCGCATTCGCAAATACGGTCGTGACTGCATCAAGTCCGATCTTGTGTTCAACGCACTATACGGTGGCGCCGCCGACAGCATCGCAGAGCGCACCGGCATCCCGTTGCGCATCGTGCAGGAGATACTCGGCTTCTTCTGGGAAACCTACAAAGGCGTGAAGCGCTGGCACAAGGATCGGCGCAACGAATACCGCGACACTGGCGCGATCACGACGTTGACCAAGCGCGTGCGGCGCGGCATCCTGTCCGGCAATGAGCCTATCAACACGCCTATCCAGGGCACCGCCGCCGACATCGTTATCGAGGCCATGAATGACATCGCAGCGGCTGCCAGACGCGAGCGCGATATGTTCCTGCATCCGCGCCTGCAAATCCACGATGACCTGACTTTCTTCATACCGGAGGACAACCCCGAGCAGTACATCGATGCGATCTATCCGGTGTTGACAAAAGTCCGGTTCCCATTTCAGATCGTGCCGCTCAATGTCGAATTGAAGGTCGGCGAGAACTGGTGCGATCTGGACGAGGTCGCTACATTCGAGGGCAATTACAGACACTGAGAGGAGCTGCAATGTCTGATTCCGCAAAGCCGCTTATTACGAGATATAGACCCGAAACGTTCGGGCACGTATACGGACACGATGAAGTTGTTGATGCACTGCAGCGCGCAATGGCGAATGACAGCCATCCACACTCGTATCTGCTGTTTGGGCAAAAGGGTGTCGGCAAGACGACAATTGCACGGCTGATCGGCAAGTATTTCAACTGTCGGATCGAAGAGATCGATGCAGCCAGTTACAGCAAGGTTGAAGATATGCGCGTCATCGTGCACGACGCGCAGCATATGTCATTGGCCGGCACCGGGCATCGTATGTTCCTGATCGATGAATGCCATCGGTTGAGCGCCAACGCGTGGGATTCTTTGTTGAAGCTAATCGAGGAACCGCCTGAGCATCTTTACATCGCGCTCTGCACAACCAACCGAAGCCGTGTGCCAGCAACGATCGGCTCGCGTTGCTATTCAATCCAGTTGCGGCCCATACGGCGTGAGCCTGTAGAAGACTACCTGTGGCAAGTCGCCAATATGGAGGGCTGGACGGTCAGGCCGGAAATCATGGCTGCCGTCGTCACTGCAGCGCGCGGCTCGATGCGCGTCGGGCTGACGGTCCTGCAGGGCGTACACGACTGCCAGGATAAAGACGAGGTCCACCGTATCGCTGCCCTCCAGCTGGAAGACGAGGAAGAACCTGTTATCAAGTTATTGCGATTTATCCTCCAGGGCGGCAAAGCCTGGAACCGCGTGCAGGAAATGCTTGCCGAGATGGACGATGAAGAAACCGATTACGGAGAAACGTTGATCCGCGCTGCAAACTACACGGTCAAGGTCATCATACACGCAAAAGCCGAGGCGGACGCGCGCCGCGCTTGGACGATCCTTGAGGCTTTGACGTTTCCTCATCAGAGCTACGACCCGAAAGTTGTGTTGTTCGCTGCCCTCTCCAGGCTGCATTTCGGCTGATCGTATATAGGGGGTAGGGAAGCTACCAATTCAAAGGCAGAACCAAGATGGACGAGGAGCGCTACAATTTCATCCGGGCACGGCTGACCATCGATCCGATGCGGTTGACCGAGGACCTGATCGAACTGCCACAACATCAGCAGGAGGCATCCGAGGGCGCCGCCGACGCGCAGCGATTGCGTGACGAGGCAAAGGACATTCTTGATCAGACCAAGGCGCAGACCGCCGACAGCATCCGCAATGACCCTGACTTGAAGAAACAGCCGTCAGAGGCACAGATAACATCGGAGATATTGCTCGACGACAATGTGCGTGACGCGCTCGCAACGCTACGCGAAACCGAGTACGAACTGGCGCTCTGGAAATCGCTGGCGGATGGGATGCGCGCAAAGTCTACTGCTATCACCACGATCTCTCGTTTGATCGAAGCCGGCTACACTTCACCGACTGCCATCTACCAACAACGACGCGCTCAGATCAACGAAAAGCGCCAAGCGCGTGTTGGCGGCCCGAATAGTCGCGGACCGCTGGGCCTGGACTAAAGCAACCACCAAACGGAGCATGCCCATGGCACAACAGCCATACGTCTACCGTCGTCGCGATCCCGAGCATCTGCATCGTCGCGCAACCCAGACCGGCAGCGAGTTCTCCGGATTCATTCTGGACGAGTTCAAAGTGTATCAACCGAAGAAAGGCGAAAACTACGTCCGCATCCTGCCGCCGACGTGGGAAGGCGCTACACATTACGCGTACGATGTCTGGGCGCACTACCGCATCGGACCGGGCAACGGGACAGCGCTACTCTGCATCAACCAGATGCGCGGCCAGCGTTGCCCGATATGCGAAGCGGCGATGGGGTTGACCAGGAGCGGTGACGACGAGGAGGCGAAACAGCTTGCAACACGCCGCCGCGCCCTGGTCTGGATGATCGATCGGCGCAACGAGCGCGAGGGACCGCAGCTCTGGGCAATGCCCTGGACGCTTGATCGCGAGATCGCCAAGCAGTCGCAGGACCGGCAGACCGGCGAGTTCTTCATCATCGATGAACCGGATGAAGGCTACGATATTTCGTTCGATCGCGAGGGCGAGGGCGTGCAGGTCAAATATGCCGGTGTCGCGCTGGCCCGCCGGCCGACTTCCGTCGACCGCGACATCCTGCAATACATCAATGAGTGTCCGGTGCCGTCCACCTTGCTCTGGCGCGACTACAACGAGATACAGACGATCTACAGCGGCGGGGCGGATGGCGAGCAAGATCAGCGCCCGAGCCGTGACGATGACCGCCGCGCACCGCCCCCGCGGCAGGCACAGGAGCGCGACAGGCAGCCGCCGCAGCGGACCAGCGGCGGATGGACGCCGCCAGCACGGCGCAGCGCTCCACCGCCTTCCCAAGAGCCGGACCAGGGCGATCAGGGTTACGACCCGAACTATGATCCTGGCTACGATCCCGGCTACGATCAGAGCTACGATGCCGGCGACCCCGGCTACGATCCGAATTACGACGACAGACCGCCGCCCGAGCAGGATTCATACTCCGCGCGGCCACAGAACGATCGCCGCCCGCCCGTGCAACAGAACTATGAGCGCCGCCAACCACCGCCCCCGCAGCGGCAGGCAATGCCAAACCGTCAGGCGCCGCCACCACAGCGGCAGGCACCACCACCACAGCGGCAGGCACCGCCGGCCGGTAACAGCGGACCACCGCCATCGGGCGCGCAACGTGCTCAGTCGCTGCGTGACCGCTACGGGCGCCACTGATGCCACGGCGACCTCTCGCAACCCGTGCCGGTCCAGCGCCGGCACGGGAGGGCGTTCGCTTCGTCAGTTCCGGTTGCCATCTGCTTGATCAGGTGCTTGGTGGCGGCTGGGCTGTCGGTCGTGTCAGCAACATCGTAGGAGACAAGGCGGCCGGCAAAACCCTGATTGCTGTTGAGGCATGTGCGAACTTTGCGCGTGTCTGCCGCAGCCTGGAGGATATCCGTTACATAGAAGCGGAATCCGCCTATGACGAAGCATACGGACAACAGATCGGCATGCCGCCCGGCGTGCACCCGGTTGACAACATCCATACCGTCGAGCAGCTGTTCGCCGACCTTGAGCAGTTTGTCCGGCGCAAGCGGAGCACGCCAGCGCTCTATGTCGTTGACTCACTCGACGCATTGTCCGATGCCGACGAAATGGAGCGGCCGATCGAAAAGGGCACCTACGGCGCCGGCAAGGCAAAGTTGATGTCGGAGCTGTTCCGCCGCACCGCTGCCGACATTCACAACTCCAACTGCGCGTTGCTGATCGTATCTCAGTTGCGGGACACGATCGGCGTCATGTTCGGCGAACGGCAGAAGCGCAGCGGCGGGCGGGCACTGGACTTCTACGCATCGCAGGTTGTCTGGTTGTCTGAGCTACGCAAGATCGAGCGGCGGATCAAAGGTGTTGATCGTATCGTCGGCACCAATGTCAGAGTTCGTAACAAGAAAAACAAGGTCGGCAAGCCGTTCCGTGAAGCCGACGTGACGCTCTGGTTTGAATACGGCATTGACGATGAAGGGTCCTGTCTCGACTACCTCGAAAAGCACAAGGCGGCAAACGGCGTTGATCTTAACGACATCCGCAAGCAGGTCGGCGAGGCGCGACGGCATCAGGATCGAAACTGGCTGAAAGAGATCAACGCGCTACTGTGCGAACTCGTTGATGATCACTGGCAGGCGGTAGAGCGCGCAACCGCCCCACCTATGAGGAAATATGCATGAAGCTAGATTACTGGTTGATCGTCCCGCTCGTCGGCATCGGACTGACGGTGCCGGCCTGGGTCTGGTTATGGCTGACCAGGAGGAAGCGATGATCATCATCGGCATCGATCCGGGGGCACGCGGCGCAATCGCCGTCTCGATCGACGGGGAGTTTGAGCAGATCGAGCCCATGCCCGCCGATGAAGTAAAGGTCGGCAAGAGCAAGCGAATGCGTGTCAACGCGCCTCGCCTCGCAACGTTTCTGAAGGCGGTTGCCGTAATCGCCAACGGGCGCAAGTGCCACGTCTACATTGAGAATGTCAGCTCACTGCCGAAAGAAGGTGTTGCGAGCGCCTACGCTTTTGGCAAGGCGTGCGGTATTGTCGAAGGTGTCGTGGCGGCGCTGGAGTTGCCGCATACATTCGTCACGCCGCAGGAGTGGAAGAAGGCGTTGAGATGCCCAAAGGACAAGGGCGCAACACGGCGCCGCGCGAGTGAGCTGTTCCCACTCAACGCGCGCATGTGGAGCCGTGTGAAAGACGATGGCAAAGCAGAAGCAGCGCTGATCGCTCATTACGGAGCCATTTATGACAATCTTAACCGCCGACTGGCATCTAACGTCAAACCCGGACGAAGAATACCGGTGGCAGGTCGTCGAATGGCTTTACCCTCTGCTCAAGGATGATCAACAACTTTACATTCTCGGTGATCTGGGCGACCGGCGCGACCGGCATCCGGCAGCGCTGGTCAACCGTCTCGTTGACACGCTAACCAACGAGTTCGCCAAGCAAGGCGTGGAAGTCACCATACTGGCCGGCAACCACGATCGGCCGCTTTACGAAGAAAAGCCGTTCTGGTCGTTTCTCAACGCCATGCCCGGCATCACCTTCATCCGCGAGCCTACCGCACGCGGCAGGCAACTCATGCTACCCTCAACCGCTCGCGCGATGGAGGATTGGCAGGGTATCGAGTTTCGGCTCTACCGCGCTGCCTTCCTGCATCAGTCGCTGGACGGCGCCGACATCGGGCACGGCAAGCGCTACCGATCGCGCAACAAGCCTTTGGCAATCGAGGCGCCGCGTGGCTTCAAGTTCTACTCGGGCGACATCCATACGCCGCAGACGATACCGGTCGGCTCGGGCATCTGGACCTACGTCGGCGCACCGCATCCTGTCAGGTTCGGCGACGATCATCGTTGCCGGTTCCTGGTCATTGACAATGAGAGCTGCGAGATCATCCGCGAAGTTCCGTTGATGCCGATCCGCAAACACGTGCTGGAGATCACAAGCGCCGCCGATCTGCAGCGCGGTTATGTGCGCCACGGTGATTCCGCCAGGGTGCGTCTTGTCATGCCGCTTGATCGTGTCGAGCAATGGCCGGCGGAACAGGCGGCTATCACGCAATGGGCGCAACAGCATGGCGTGTCTCTGGCCGGTATCGAGCCGATCGTTGAGACCTCGCCACAGCCAAGCGGCGAAGCAGCAGAGCTGACTGATCCCGAGGAAGCCATGATGGCGTTCGCCGAAGCAGAGGGTATCGACATCCCATTGCTTGAAGCCGGATTTGATTTGTTGGAAGAAGCAAAAGGCATCGTGCTATAAACGAAGGAGGAAAGCATGTTGCGTATCGAGATACAGGAAACCGAAAAGACGATCCTATTCCAAGTCTACAGCAACACACGGCGGCTCGGCATCCAGCAACTCGACAAGACACGCTACCCGCATGCCATGAGCGACATAATAGAAGAACTCGGCAAGGTCGTTGACAGCATGCCGGATGGCGCCACATGCGGCTGAAAGGTTGAATGTTATGGCCGAGCAGTATAATTTACACGGGCTTGCCGACAGAGTTGTAGAGCGGATTCTAAACGGAATGCCCGCCGAACTATCGCTTTTTTTCGCGTTGATGACGATGAAACACTGCGATTGTACACAGGAGCAAATAAAACGATTCTGCCGGATGGTAGCCCAAAAAGCACGGAAGGCTTCTATCGAATTATCAGATGAAGAAGATTCAACATGCGGCTGATCGTGCTGGAGGCAATGACGATCACCGCGTTTCGTTGCTTCAGCCAGGAGACACGGATCGAATTTCCGACCGAGGGCGGGTTCCGCTTCATCACTGGAATCAACAAGGTCGAGCCCGCGCTCGGATCGAACGGCAGCGGCAAGTCATCGTTGTGGGATGCGTTGACGTGGTGCCTTTATGGGACCTCGATCCGAGGCGAGCGCGCGTCGGACCTCGCCACGTGGGAACTCAAGCAACGTCCGCATGTCATCGCGCAGTATAATGTTGACGGTGAAACGCAAATCATCGATCGCACCGGTTCGCCTGATACGCTACTGTTGAACAATGAGCCGGTGCCGCAGGCTGCCGTCGATGCGCTGATGGGCATGACGCGGTTGCGCTTCGTGCATTCGGTGATCTTCGGCCAGTCGGCGCCGCTGTTCATGGACCTGTCGATACCAGAACGTAGCGCGTTGATGGACGAGATCATGGGACTGGGCGTCTGGCTGAAATTGTCAGACTTTGCCGGCGAGCAGTCGGCGAAAATGACGAAGAGCCTGAGCGAACTCAACAATACCAAGTCCCACGAGGCAGGCCGCGCGAGCGGGCTCGACAAACTGTTGCAGGAACTCACGGCGACACAAGCCGAATGGCAGGACTATCATGCGCGCGCAGAGGAAGGCTTGAAGAATGACTATGTGCAGGCCGACAACGCATTGCGTGCTGCCGAACAGCGTGCCCGTGGCATTGCTCAGGCATTGACGGCGAGGCAGCAGGCGGAACAGGACATCGATCTGCAGTTACGCGAGCTGCAGGACATTATCGAAGTCATCCGCACCGATCACACGCAGGCGGCATTCCGGCATAAGGACATCCTCGGAGACAGCGACTTCCTGCGCGACCACAAGTCATGCCCAACGTGCAAGCAACGGATCGATCAGGTGTTCGCGCAACGTCGGATGCGAGAACTCGAATTACAGGCTGACGATACGGGCGTAAAACTCGACCACCTGGAGCGCGACTGGCGCGATGCCGGTAGGGTCATGGTGGAGGTAGAAGTCGAAGCCAAGAAAGCCCGTGAAGCGCGCGTGCGATGCGAGCACGAACAGACCGCCGCACGGGCCGACGTGGCAGCCTGCCAGCGCGGTCTGGCACAAGCCCGCCAGCGGCTGGAGGAAGCCCAGCGTGGCAGCCAGGCAGCGCCCCTGGCAGACCGTATCGCGTCGGTCCGCCAGCAGGCTGACCAGCTCGCCGAAACCGTCCAGAGCCTGCAATTTGCGATCGAGACGCTGGCCGAGGATCAGATCAAGGTTGACTACTGGAAGCGCGGTTTTCGGTTGGTCCGGCTGTTCCTGATCCGCCGCATCCTGGCATTGCTGGAGATCGAGACGGCATCGGCAGCCGCACAGCTCGGCATCGGGGCATGGCGCATCCGCTATGAGATCGAGTCCGGCACGCGTTCACCCGGTATCCACGTGCACGCCGTCAACGCGCTCGGGCAGGGCACATACAAGTCCTACTCGTTCGGCGAGGCGCAACGCGTCAAGCTGGCAGTGAGTTTCGGACTGGCTTCCCTGATACAGAACATGGCCGGCGTATATCACTCGGTAGAGGTATTCGATGAACCGACGGCTTGGCTGTCACCGGAGGGCATCGATGATTTGTTGACGTGCCTGCAGGACCGCACGGAACAGAGTGCACGTGCCGTCTGGTTGCTGGACCACCGCTCAATGACATTCCCATTCGATGAAGTTTGGGTGTGCACACGGGAGCAAGAGGGAACGTCGATCAACCGTCTTCGGTAGCATTAGGACCAAGAGCAAACGGAGAAGTCTATATGCCGCAACAGCTTACTGGCGTTGCTAATCTAGAATCGGATGCCGTTGAAATCTTACGGTCGCTGTTTATGTACGACCCATCTACAGGCATTCTACGATGGCGAAAAGGACTTCACGGTCGCGTACGAGGAGGCATGCTCGCCGGATGTATAAATCGCAATGGCTATCGCTTAGTGAAGATTGCAGGCAAGAACTACCTAGCTTCACATATCATATGGGCGCTCACAACCGGGCGGTTTCCGAGACAGGAGATCGATCACCGGAATCGAAACGCAATCAACGACAAACACGACAATCTGCGAGAGGCTACCCACTCGCAGAACATGCAGAACCGCCGTCGCCATGCTAATAACACTTCTGGATACCGAGGAGTGGCTCGCTACAATGGTAAGCATCGCCCGAAGCTACCACCTAGATGGATCGCGTACATAAATATCAACGGCAAACGCAAGTCGTTGGGATACTTCAAGACACCCGAGGATGCCGCAGCAGCTTACGAACAAGCAGCACGGCAGCTATTTGGCGAATTTCACAACAGCAACGACGAGCGCAGCAATGGCTAATCAACTGCAAGGCACTGCCGAGGAAAACGTTATCACCCTGTTGATCTGGAACAACGAGCACGCAAGCATGCTCGCATCGATCTTGGAGCCGGAGATATTCAGCACCAGAGCCTTTCAACGCATAGCGGAAGCCGCAATCAAGTTCATCGTTGATTACAGGCACGCACCGCAGGGGCATATCCGCGACGTGATGGAGAACGAGCTGAAGCGCAGCGAAGGCAAGTTCATGGCGTCCATAATTGACGAGACGCAACGCGTGCAGGCCGATCTCGATCCAAATTTCGTCATTGGCGGCCTCGACGACTGGATGCGGCGGCAATCCAAGATGAATGCGCTGGAGAACGCGTTGGAGGTATTGCAGGCCGGTGACGAGACAAAGGCTGACGAGCTGATTTGGGGGCAACCGGCGTTCCGTTCGCGCATGACGCGCGGCACGTGGCTGCACGATACCGATCTCAGTTTCGTTGAACAGACCAGCGGCGAGCGGTTCTCGTCCGGTGTGGAAGAACTGGACATACGCGGCATCCGCCCGGAGCGCGGCACGTTTACGTTGTTCATTGCTCCCAAGAAGGCAGGCAAAAGTTGGTGGTGCGTCAATCTCGGCAAGGCCAATTTCCGCGATGGGCATACGACGTTGCACATGACATTGGAGAACTCGGAGAAACTGACGAAGCGCCGGTATGTACAAGCGTTCAATGCCTGGACCAAGCGCGAGGCACAGACCGTGCAGTTGCCCAAGCTGTCGCGTGATCCGCAGACCGGCAGGCTGTCCGGCATGATCACATTGCACGAGTATCAGGCGATGGGCCTGATGACCGCCAGCAAGCAGGAGATCGTCCGCCGGCTGCAGTCATTCGGCTTGCGTCCGCGCCTGTTGATCAAAGGATGGCCGACAGGAGCGTTGACAGTTCCGCAGCTCGATGCCTATCTCGACATGCTTGCGCGCGAAGAGAACTTCGTGCCCGACCTGCTGATCATCGATTATCCCGATCTCATGTCGATCAATGCCGACAATCTGCGGATCGACACCGGGCGGCTGTATCAGCAATTGCGCGGTCTGTGCGTACGGCGTGACATGGCGTTGTGCGCGCCGACGCAGGGCAATCGAGCGACCGAGGGCGCCAAGCTATTCGGCTCGAAAGGCGTGTCGGAGGATTGGAGCAAGGTCGGCACAGCTGATACCGTACTGACGTTCAACCGCACCGACGAGGAACGCAAGATGGGCCTCGCGCGTATCCTCGTTGATGCCGCACGTGACGAGGAGGATAAGTTCCGCGTGCTTATCTCGCAATCCTACGTCACTGGGCAATTCCACCTATCGAGCGTATATATGGATCAGGCAACAGAAAGTGAGCTGGACCGTGTCACCGGAAAACAACCCGCAGAAGAGCAGACCGAGGAGACAGACGAAGCCGAGCACGGCAAGTGAACCGCAATGCCAGGAGCTGCCAGCCTGTCACCGTCACCCTGACAGGCTGTGCCCTGGCGATTGCCAATACCTCTTGCCGTCCGACAAGTGCCTGCACGATCTGCCGCGACGGATGAAGATGCCGGAGGGGGCAAGCAAATGATAGTACCATTGATCACCTGTTCATTCGTTGGCGCAGTCGGCTTTTTCGCCGGATTCATGGTCTGCACGTTGATGCACTAACATGGTTGTTGCCGCGCAAGCTATCGATCGCTTTCTGAGCCGGCTGCCGGTCCGCATCCCAGCCTTCAAAGGCATGGATCGGCAGCGGCTTGAGTTGTCGATCTATAACAGCACCGGGCAACCCTTCAAGCCGAAGACCGAGTTGCAGCAGCACCAGCTTGAAGGAATTGCGTTCGCGCTCTACCAGCGCCGCGCGTTGCTCTATTTCGAGCCACGTATGCGGAAAACCTCGATCGCGTTGAACTGGGCTGAGCATCTACGCAAGTCGAAGCTATGGCTCAACAAGGGTCTGGTCATCGCGCATTCACCGGACGGTCTACCGGTCTGGGAACGCGAGGCAGCGTTGCGTTCCGATCTTCGCGTCAAGATATGCCATTTGGACCTCGACGAGTTCATTGACGGGCTGGAGGACAACGAAACGGATCTGATCGTTGTGCCCTGGTCGGGGCTGCAGGAAATGTTCGGCAAGCGTGGTATCAATCGCTATGGCAACGCGAAGGTCTACGCGCAGCGTGACGTAGTTGCCGATGCCGGCAGTTTTCTCGGGCTCTGCATCATAGACGAAATCCATCTGTGCATGAACCATCTATCGCTGCGTTTCAACATTGCTGCAGCCATGACGGCTGAGTGCAAGTTCCGGCTCGGGTTGACCGGCACGCCGTTCGGGCGTAATCCGTTTGCGTTGTGGTCGCAGGCATTTCTTGTCGATCGCGGCGAGACGCTTGGTTACAACTATTACTTCTTCGAGCAGGCGTTCGGCACCGGCCGCAAGAACTGGTTTAGCGGCAAGCAGGAATACAAGTTCGACAAAAAGAAGATGCCGCAGCTTGAGCGGAAAATGTCATCGCTGGCGATGATCTACAAACGCAGCGAGGTCGAGCAGCAGACCGTGCTGTCCACCGTGGTCGAGCTGCATATGTGGGGAGATCAGCTGGACGCCTACCGCGACGTGGTTGACAAGCTGGTCAAGCTGGACCGACATAGCGTTGAAATCCAGAACACGTTTCACCGGCTGCGACAGGTCGCGAGCGGATACCTGCCGTTCAAGGATCGCACGGGCGTTGAGCGGATCGTCCATTTCCGCAGCAACCCGAAACTCGAATGGCTGGAGGAGTTCGCCCAGCACGCACCGGCCGACGTACAGGTTGTGATCTTCCACCACTACATCCATACCGGCAAGCTGATCACCGATATGCTGCGACGCCGGGGCATCGCGTTCGGCTGGCTATACGGCGGCAGCAAGGACAGCCGGCAGATCATCAGCGACTTCCAGGACCGCAGGACGCATATTCTCGTTGCCAATGCGACGAAAGGCGGCATGTCGATCGACATGAGCACGGCGGACTACCTCATATTCTACGAATCGCCCGTATCGCCGATCCAGCGGCAACAGGCGCAGGACCGCCCCATGGCTCGGGGCGCCCGCTCCGTCACAGTAGACGATCTGGTCTGTAGCGGGGTGGAGCGCCGGATTCTTCACTATCTGGCCGAGGGGCAGGACCTGCTGGCGGCACTGAGCAGCGCCAAAGCGAGAAAATTGTTGGCGTAACTGCCCGCCCATAACGATTTCAATGACTTAGCGTTGAAGAAAGTTCTTGCATCCGCGTGTCGGATACCCCTATACATAGCTCGTTCCTGGGGCGCTGCCTCAGGGGGATCACCCGGCTCCAACGAGCCCCAGGCTGGCAACATAAACGCCAGCGAACATGCACCCGCTGAGAGGCAGGCGCTTACAACCCATAAGCCGGTTGTGTGATGCGCCTCGGTATAGCTCAGAGGCCCTGCGACCATCCCCAAACAACAATTCAACCTGACTATATGAGCGCAGCGTTCAACCGACGCTGCGATCACCTAATCAGGGGAAACTCAATCATGTATGATTTCGCAATTCCGAACGCCGCACCGGGCAGGTGCGCCAAGTGCAACGGCTCGGGCACCTACCGCTGGGGCGGCGCCGTGGTCAACGGCAAGTTCACCGGCAAGGAAGGTCCCTGCCATTCGTGCAAAGGCACGGGCGAGCAGACCAACAGCGACATCAGCCGCAACAATGCCTACAACCGCCACAAGCTGGCAAGCATCAGCCTCTGATGTTCATGTTCAAACGCGGTCAGGTCGGCTGGATAGCAGAACGCATCCTCGCTCTGGCGCTGGTCATTCTCGCGGCCGGCGCCATGGGTATCACGGCACTGACGATTGCCTATGGCGTGTTGAACATGCTAGGCTACTTCGTCGATATATAAGGAGCAGGACGATGGAGATCACCGAATACAATCTGCGACGCGAACTCGCCAAGCTGGACCCGGACGTGAGGGCATACCTGCAAGCGATGATCCCGCTCAACGACATTCCCGACGCCTACCTGATCGCCGAAGCGCTCGACAGTCTCGGCACTCGGGCGCCACCGCTGCCCAAGCGGAACAGGACCATCATTGTGCACGCAACAAAGCCTAAGCGCCGGTCAGGAGACAGTCGATGACGACAATTGGTTATACACGGCGCCCAGTGCGCTTTCCGTTGACGCAGCTGCTACTGGATAATATCGAGCCCGATGACAATCCAGTCTGCACGTCGGAAATCGCGCAGGACTTCGGCGTCAACGAACAAACCCTAACCCGTTGGAGCAAATCAGATGAAGCGTATTGAAGCTATCCGCAAATTGCGCGCGTTGGGAATGGCTGCAAGTGATCTGATGAAAGCGCTAGAGTCGGAAGGGAACAACCAAGCACCGCCAACGTCGTGGTCACGCGATGCCTACACGACGCAGTATGAACTCGGCTTCATCTGTGCCAAGCTGCGCGGGCTGGCAAACGATCTAGACCGCTGATGCGTACGATACCAGCGCTACGGCGCTGGCGTCGCCTGTATCAGACAGGACAACAAACCAACAGGAGACTGGACATGGCGAAGAAAGTGAAGATGGCACACGGCGCCAAGACTGCCGAGGTCGTGCGGCTCGCCAAGCGGATCAACGGCGTATCGAGCCAGGAGATCATGGCAGCGACAGGCTGGCCGGGCGGTTCGGCACAGTGGCGCGTGACACGGCTGGCGGAGCAGCTGGGGCTGCACGTGTCCAAGCCCATCACACGGCGCAACGGCTCGATCGGCTTCCGGCTGATGAAGGCTGCATGAACGGGTACATGAGCCGCTAGTTCAACACGGACTAGCGGCTTTTGTATATATCTGATAGCCGAATGAATCACGGAAAGGAAACAGACCATGCGCAAGCCAATGCCGTCACGTCCGCCGCTCAGCCAGGGCAAGGCAAGCCGGACGCTCGCTACAACCATGCGCCGGCTCAATCCGGGCATTCCGGAAGGTGCCGTGTTGATCGCGAGAGGCGTCGGATTCAAGCCCGAGCCGGACAAGGTGCGCGAGGCCACACAGACCGAGCCTCAGGCAGCGCCGTCAGCGCCGGTTCGGCGTCGGATGCCATTGCCGTCCGGGTCCGAGCCGGAAACCGCCCCAGCCGCGTCTGAGGCATCCGAGCGGGCGGTTGCCGGTGATGATCTGTGCATGGTGATGATGGCAAAGTGGGTACCGCGCCAACAGGCGGAGGAATGGGCGCGCTACTACGCGCCGCGCATGGCGACACCGGTCGTGCTGCACTTCAAGAACGGCACGAAAATCCGCTTCGACAAGCTGAATGCCGAACATGCCGAGTATCGTCCGTTCGGCTTCGCATGGGCGCCGAACTGGGATACCCGCTGGGAAGGCTGGAAAACGGACAACAAGGCACCGGAGGCTGCCGCCAAGCCCGCTACGACGAACGGCGCCACGCCGCCGCGCAAGGCTGCCAGCAAGCCTGCACCCGGCACACCGAACAAGTCCGATCAGGTGGTGGCGCTGCTGCAGCGGAAAGGCGGTTGCACGCTGGAGGAAGTCAACACGATCACCGGCTGGACCGCTGGACGGAACTTCCTGCAGCGGCAAGCCACCAAGTTGAAGAAGAACCTGCTGACGCTGCCCAATGGGCACTACCGTTTGCAATAGGAAGAGAACAATGACTGATACCGAAAAGCTGATCGTGTCTCGATTGATCATGGCGGTTGACGCTTATCGCAAGCCGCAGCGTTTCACGGTTCCACTGTCACCGGCTCCGTTCGAGTTCGACCGCTTGCTGGAGGCAGCGGAGAGGGATCGACAAGCCGCTGCCAGTGATCTGGACGCCGCGTTGGCAAAAGCAAAAACCATCGCATTGTGACGATAGCAGCGGCAATCGTGCCGCTGTCACTTCCGGGGAAAACGACACGTGACGACATCCAACAGGCTACTCATGGCCGCTCGCGAGCGGCGTCTTGCGCTGGAAGCCAAGCACGCCACCAACGGCGCCGTGCCGCAGCTGACACAGCGCGCGTTGCGGACAACGGTCCTGTCCGTGCTGGAGGCGCTGCATCTCGCGCCGGCAAGCCACCGGCACTCAACCGCCTATTTCGATTATGTGGCGCTTGAGTTTGCGTGTTTCGTCGAAGACGCTGCGGTCCGAGCGGTGCGCAGGCACTTCGGCGAGCTGTGCGAGCGGCACGGCTGGGAGGTCTGTCGGATCAACGCGCACCATGGCGGCAACGCAATCATCGTCACATTGCAGAAATGCGACGTGCTGTCTACCAGCGATCAACGTATGCCATTGTAGGGAAGGATCAACTAAGTGATTATCGATCAGGTCACAGAAGACAGCATTGTCCGGCTCGCGCAGGCAGCGTCGATGCACGTCATCGGTGGCGACGCGTTCTGCATAACAATCGAAGCGGCAGGATTGTCCGGAGGGGAACTAGTGACGTTCCGCCTGAGCATATCCCATGAAGAAATCCAGGCGCTTTATCGCGCAATGAGGAAAGCAACAAAATGAAGTTCACGCTATATCAGGTTCGCATCGGGCGCATATGCGAGGTCGCGTTCCGCCCGTTCAATCCACGCCGCAAGATCGATCGGTGCGACTACCGCGACACGTTCAACGGTATTATCGCAGAGGAGCATAGCAGCACCGATGACGACGCGTTGAAATGGCTGTATCTGATCTTCAACACGGCGCACCCGAGAAACTTCAATAGTTACTCAATGTCGATGGCAGACATTGTGGCGCTCGATCAGGATCGTATATATTATTGTGATACGGTTGGATGGCGGCGCTTACAATCCAGCGACGTAATCAACGGAAATTTCTGATCCGAGATAGTTGCAGCGTCCGACAAACCGCTGCAACTACCTGGACCAGAGCCAGGGAACCAACCAGACAACACGCAACACACATACCGGAGACTTTACGATGAAAATTAGCATGCAGTTCAAGAAGGAAACCAAAGGCGCGTTGGTTTACGAGGAGATCGACAACGGCGGCAACGTGATCGACTTCGGACTCGCCAAGATCGGCACGCTCTACGTCCGCAAGAAGGCGTTTACCGGTTCACCGCCGCGCATCAGCGTCACGCTCGACACGGAAGGGACCGAGCCTCGTTCAGCTCCACGTCGGCCTGCAGCCCGCGCACAAACCGCCCCCGCAAGCTAACGAAAAGCGGGGGAGGCGTCATTGACTGACGCATATGGTTGCAGCGGAAGCAACCGTTTCCGCTGCTTCCACCTACGCCAGTCCACCATAACCAGGAGACTTCAAAAATGACCGAACTCATGCAGGCGTCCAACCAGTGGGCAACGCGGCCTGATGACGAGCGCTACACCAATCTGCTCGACATGCGCGACCACTTCAACAGCGTCCGCGAAATGTCGCGCGAGCTGGTTGTTTCGACGCGACAGGTGCAGGCCGTGCCGCTCGATAACCATCGCGGGCTGGAAATCCGGGGGCCGAACGGCGGCGGGTATGTGCCCACGCACTGGGCTTTCGGGCAGCTTGCGGCGCTCGCTGAAGCCCCTGGCGGGTATCTCCGGACACTACCAGCGCCAATGGCGGCGGACTGCCTCAACTTCGGTCTGGCGTTCAAGCGCGACATTGGCGAGTTCGGCGTGCTGCTGCAGAAAGGCGATTCGCCGATGCTGCGTGCCGCGACAGGACCGCGATATGGACGCGTCTGGAATGGTGACATTCTGAATGGACTTGTTGACCGGTTCGGCGACGGTGCCAATGGTCAATGGCGTGTGCCCGGCGAGTTCGGCAAGCGCGTGGAGATCAGCAAGGCGAACACGACGCTGTTCGCGTCGGACCGTGACTTCTTCGTGTTCCTGGCCGACGAGGATCACCGTATCGAGCTGAAGAACCGCCGCAACGGCAAGCCCGGCTCGCTGGCGCGTGGCTTCTTCGTGTGGAACTCGGAGGTCGGGGCGCAGACGCTCGGCATTGCAACATTCCTGTTCGACTACGCATGCAGCAACAGGATCGTCTGGGGCGCGGAGGAATACAACGAAATCCGCATCCGCCACACGGTATCGGCACCTGATCGCTGGCTGGAGGAGGTCACACCGGCATTGCAGACCTACGCCAAGTCCAGCACGCGCGGTATCGTGCAGGCGATCGAGGATGCGCGGAAGGACCGCATGGGCGACAAACTCAACGAGTTCCTGACGCAGCGGTTCTCGAAGTCCATCGCGTGGAACATGCAGAACGTGCACAAGCTGGAGGAGGGGCGTCCGATCGAGAACCGCTGGGATGTCGTGGTGGCTGCAACAGCGGTAGCGCGCGGCATTCCGCATCAGGACGCTCGCGTCGATCTGGAGCGCAAGGCTGGCGAGCTGCTTCACGCCTGATACCATTTCAACGGCAGGCTGGCATTTGCCAGTCTGCCAAATCAACAGGAGAGTAAGATGAAGACGTTATTGTTGACCACAGCACTTGTTGCGGCATTCACCGGGACCGCTTCGGCGACGGACTGGTACATTCTCCGCGGTGATACCAAGCAGTGCGTAGCAGCAAAGGTGCTTGCTGCCCGACCCGGCCTGGACTCATTCGCATCACCGGCAACGCTTGAGCACTCAAACCGCGAAACGGGAACGTTCAAAGATACCATGGTCAAGCGTGACAGCGATGGCAAAATCGTCATGGTCTACGTCGAACTGCGGACAACTGGTGTCGTGTATTTTCCGGGGAAGGACGAGTGCAACATCGTCCGCAGCGCCTCGCTGCAAAACGGCACTCTTACTGATCCGAACGAGTTGAGATAAAGGGGCAGATAACATGGCGGTCCGTTCGGTCCATGCATTGTTGGACATCCTGCCGCAGCAGATGGTGGCGCAGTTGCGGCAGCGCGTAGGCTCAGCGATCGGCGACGATTGGCGCACGTTGTCCGATGAACGCTTCAAGGCGCTGTATATGCGCTATTGCCACGCCTATCGTCACGAGGCGCCGGACCTGCTGGCAGCCTATCCGTTCCTATGTGACGCCGTGAAGCAACACGATCGCAAGATTGTCGATACGCCGTTCGAGTGGCAATACTGGCCGCTGCTACCGATGGCCTTGCGCGGCGGAGAAAGAACCGATCGCTTCTACAACGCCGTGCTGTTCTCCGACAGCAGGCCGATCGTCTACTATCAGGGCATGCAGGAAATGGTGCGGCTCGCGCACGAGTTCATGGCGGAGGAAGGGCGCCAGCCGACCTGGCAGGACGTACTCGCCAAGTGCAGCAAGCGCGAGTTTTCTGACATGAACACGCTTATCGAAGTGTATACCGTCGATCAGTAAACAGGAGGGTCAATGAGCTGGTTGTGGTGGGGCCTCGGATGGGCAGCTCTGTGCGCAGTCTTCGTTGCCGGCTGGGCATGGGCACTCAATCACACGCGCGGCGCGGAATGGGAACGGGCCGACCGAGACGAGGAAGCCGCACACTGGGCAGCAGTACGCAAGGCAAAGGAGAAAAAATCAACATGAATGAGCGCAACTGCTACGTCTTGCTGACGATCGCCGCACCGTTCGGCGATATTCAACAAGTGTCAGGACTGATGCTGCCGTCGGAAGCAGCCATGACGGCTGGATCATTCATGCCGTTGCCCAGACCGCCACGGGATCGGTTCGCGGTCTGGATCAAGGATGTTCGCGTTGTTCAATTGAAGGATGTCGTTTGATCAACACGAAAACGCGGTTTCGTATATTATATGCGACGGGGCAAAAATCCCGTCGCCGAAACCAAGCCTAGACGAGTGCAGCATCGGCTGCAGTCGCCTAGCCTATGGTGGGCTGGGGCAACGTCACGAAAGGGCGTATTAACCTATGGCTACAAACAAAGGCGTCAACAACGCACAGAACAACATCATTGGACAGGACAACAACGGACACTTGGAAGGCGACGTATTCGGTGGACCCGGCGCCGTCGCCACGCCGGCTTTCAATCCGACTACCGGCTTCATGTGGACCGGAACCGGTCAGACCAACACTGGCTATGTCAGCTCGACCGACGGCAATATCCAGACGGCGGAAAAGATCAACCACCGCACGGATGGTGACTACACACCGACAATCAACCCTGACAACGGGCGCGCCGATTACACCGTCAATGCCGGCACTCAGATCGGCAATCCGGCACGTGCCGAGTGGAACTGGAATTACGTTGACAACGTTGCCGCCGGCACGCCTGCCAGCGACAGCGCCGGGCTCGCGGCGTTGCCGGACTTGGGTCAGTACGATCTCAAGATGCTGATCACCGAGTCGCGTCCTGGCTTCATCCACAGTGACGTTTTCGACTTCAACTCGGCAAATCACGTGTGGACCGCGGAGAACACGCTCAACGCAGGTGGCGTCAATAAGCTGGCTTTCGGTGGTGACGACTTCGCGCCGGGCAATCTCGCACCGACTGGCGTGCAGTCACACGTCACCGAAAACTCGGAAAACGTCGCCTTCCTGCAGGGCGCCAATGCGACTGATGGCTTTGGCACCTTGCCGGGGATGACCGCTGCCGGAACGCAGTGGGACTTCAAGGAGGCCGTATTCCAGGGCGGCACCGGGCACATGCTGTCGTCAACTGACGTGCATGTGTTGATCGCGGCGTCGTCCGTCTGAGCATAAGCCCAGCCTAACAACTCGGTCCGCCTCGCAAGGGGCGGACCATTTCTTTTGCTACAACTCAGCTGCAAATGGTCGAAAGGATCAAACACGTGACTATCCCCGAGCGCTTTACGACACCGCCACGCGTAATCTTCGAAGACGAGCCGGAGCCTGAGCGCTCTGTCACTGCTACGGAGGCACTACGGCGCTACACCCAGAACGTGCGCGACTTCCTGGCGAAGCACAACGAGGAGCCACGCCTGACAGATGGCGAGCACAAGATGGTGCGACGCGGCTATGACACTGGCGAGCGCTACAAGATCATAGCGTCGTTGATCCGCACCGATCGCTTTCTGCAGGGGGCGGGGAGGAAGACGTGAGCGCCAACGTCAAGGCATTCCGGCGGAACGGACTGATGGCCGGTCTGGTATTCGGCGGCGCGGTTCTCGTATGGTGGGTATTCGGCGAAATTCAGATCGATTGGAACAGCTGATGGGCATGAAGAAATATCGCTTCGACCGAGCCGGCGAGGCAGAGCCTAACGGCTCGATACCGATGTTCACTGACTGGGACAGCGGACCGTCGCTTGCCGGCGTCCGTAACTGCCCCTGTCCCGATGGCAGGTGTCGGACGGTCTACGTGACAGGCGAGGCGGACACCTACTTCACCATGCCCGCCGCTATCAACATTCGTGACCGGCGTATCAGGGGTTTCCTCACCCACGACGATGACCCGAAAGGCTACGTCTTCCACTCGAAAGCCATGCTCGCAAACCGGTCGTGGATGGCGCAGGTTACTATCAACGGCCTGCCCTACAATAACGCGCAGCGCTATGCCACCAAGGAGGAGGCAGAAAACTACGTGCGGAACCTCGCTGCCCGTTGGTCGAACGTGCGTGACGCTTGCGCTGTCGAAAGCACCGATCCGGTTAACGCGGTCTGGGACGGAACGAGAGACTAGCCGATACCGCATGATAGGGGATGGTCGCAGATGGCTAGAAAACCTATGCCGCCGCAGTCAGGACAACGACTGCGGCGGTTGCCGCTTGCAGAGACTGACGAGCAACGCGACGCGAGTCGCTGGAGGGCGCTCATGTCGTGCGCCCGCATTCGTGTCCTCACCACGATCCCGCAGCCTCACAGCCGCCCTGTAGCGGGCGCACGGTATATCCTCGTTGAGTTCTGGACGAAGCATGACATACCGGAAACTCGGTTGTCGGCGCACGAGCTGATCGACTACGTTGACCATATCCGCGAAGGAGAGGATTGAATGATTGGCGCGCACCCCGACATGCCGATGTTCGGCGATCGTATCAAGGTCAAGGGCATGCAGCGGCGCTGCGGTCCGTGTACCATGTGCTGCACCCATGTCCCGGTTTCATTGCCCCCGCCGGTAGGCGAGAAACCGGCCGGAGTGCCCTGCCCGCATCTGTCCGATCACCGACGCTGCGGCATCTACGCCAGCCGGCCACGCGTCTGTATGGCGTGGTCCTGTCGCTGGCTGTTCGATCCCGATACCTCGGGCCTGCAGCGCCCCGACCAGGGCGGTTACATCATCAGCCCCGATCTGCAGGCATTCACGATCAACGAGCAGCCAATGCTCAGTCTGCAGATATGGCTCGATCCCGCGCGTCCTGACGCACACCGCGACCCGACATTGCGCGCTTATCTGTTGAAGATATGGCAGCGCCACGGGATTCCGGCGTCGGTCCGCACGACGAACCGCGAGGGTGAAAGCGCCATGTTGCTGATACCGCCGACGAAGCCCGGCGAGGAATGGATCGAGGAGCAAAGCAACATGGTCAGCCAAGAAGAAATGGACGCCGCCATTGCGCGAGTTCAACACGAATAGGCGTTTTGTATATATAGGATGGCGGGCAATAAAAGCCGCGCCCATCGCATACATGAGGGAAAACGACATGACGACGTTGAAGGACAAGAAAAGCGCCAAGAAGGCATTGAAGGCCAAGAAGCTGGCGCAGAGGGGGACAGCTCCCGCAGTCGAAGACGTTGAGCCGGCCGTTTGGGCACGCGAGCCCGGCAAGCGCGGACCTATGTCACGCGACGAGAGACAGCAGAAAGCCGCATTCGAGGCGGCGCACGCTGGCGGCAATCCGGTTGCGGACCTGCTGGCGGAACGTGAGGCGACGATCGGTCGGAACGGCAAGGGCAAGAACGGCAAGGGTGCAGTAGCCGGGCCGTCAATGCGCAACACCGACAATTTCGGCAGGATACCCGCCTCGCCGATCCCGATCGAAACGCTCGACAGCACCATGGAGCAAGGCACGGTTGGCGTGTTGAGCGGCAAGGTGACGCGCGTCGTCATTCAACCGCCGCAGTTCGATCGCGGCATCGTCTACATCAGAGGCTCTACGCCTTACGTGCAACACAAATTCAGCCAGAAAGCCGTCAACATGATGGTGGAGCGGCAGAAGGCGGGTTCGCAGGGCGAAAAGTCACGCCGCCGTCGCGAGCCGAAGGACTTCGAAGAAATCTACCGTCTGGCGCAGCATATCGCGCGTGACGGATGGCACGGCATTCCGGCGCCGGCTTTCCGCAACGCGATGATTGACGCGTGCCGCCTTGCCGGCTTCACGATGACACGCGCCAAGCTGTCGTTGTTCATCGTGCCGGACGGACTCGATCAGGATGGGCAGCCGCTCGTCAAGATCAACGGCACGCCACGGCTGCACGAGGCGCCAGCCCGCAACGCATCAGGCGTTGCCGATATCCGCCACCGGCCTATGTGGGAAAAGTGGAACGCCGCCGTGACCGTCCGCTGGGACGCGCGGCAGTTCTCGGCAACCGACGTGGTCAACCTGATGGCGATTGCCGGTATGCAGGTCGGCGTCGGCGAGGGGCGGCCCTCCTCGCCGAACTCCAACGGTCTGGACTGGGGCTTGTGGGACGTAGTCAACAGCAATGCTTAGCCGGTTGAAAAACATAACCCGTGAAGGGCAGCGCCTCGCACAAGAGGCGCTGAAGGAGAAAGCATTGCAGGAAACGCCGCCTCGGAGGAAGCGGCGTATTGGCACATGGGCACGGCGCGAGCGCAAGTTCACGCAACACATGCTCGCACTCAACAAGTATGAGCTGGCAATGGAAAAAGGCGATCTGGCGAACGCTATCGGCTGGGCCGCGCGTTCAACCAGGAGGCCGAACAATGCTTGAATCCACGGCGCGCATCCAGCAGGAACTGGAGGCGCTGCGCCGGCTCGATCCCGATGGCAATCTCTACGTCAAGGTGGTGCACGACTGGGCTGCTACGCATCCCAGCTCGGCACTGCATGAAGAACTCGAATGGGAAGACGCCAAGGCAGGATACCGCTATCGGCTCGACCAGATACGCCGCCTGATTGCCATTCATGTTGTTGACGATACCGGGCAGCGCACCATGATCTCGTTGAGTATCGATCGTCACGCGGGCGGCGGTTATCGTCCGCTTGATCGCATTCTGCCCGATCGTGACTTGCGGCGCGTCATGTTGAAGGACGCGCTAGATGACTTCAACCGCTTCCATATCAAGTATCAGCGGTTGACCGAAATGTCGCGCCTGTTCGATGAAGGCCAGCGGATTGCCGAACTGGAGCGGCGCCGGCAGGATCAGCTGGAAGGTGGCACGGTGAAGTCGCCAGCACGCAAAGGCCCCGACCGCAAGGCAGGGCGAAAGCGCCGCAGACAGTAGCAGTCATAATATCTAACACTAACGGGGCGGCTTCGGCCGCCTCGCCTTGTGTACAGGGCAGGGTTAGCGTTGGCTGGGCAATTCGAGGGATGGCAACGCAGGCTTGGCGGGTTGCGACGTGGCTTGGCAAGGCATCGCGTCGCAGGCTCGGCAAGGTGCGGCTAGACGCGTAACGCCGTGGCAAGGCGTCGCAGGCATGGTTCGACAAGGCTCGGCAAGGCGACGCCCGGATGGCGGGGCAGGCGCGGCCCGCTATGGTTAGGCGGGACTAGACCGGTCATGGCATGGCAGGCTCGGCTACGCCGCGCTGGGCACGTCACGACGGGGCAGGCAAGGCACGTCCTGGCAGGACGAGACTGGGCGAGGCAGGGCGCGGCCGGCTCGGGGCGACACCGATAGGCAAGGGCAGTCCGGGCGGCGCGTGGCAGGCTTGGACACGCTGGGTTCGCCTGATCTCGGGGGGCTGGTTGTGGCAACGCAGGCTAGGCGAGGCGACATCCGTCGAGGCGAGGCTAGGCGCCGCATCGCAGGCTTGTCTCGGCTTGGCTCGGTAGGACGCGTTGAGGCGGCGCAGGCAGGGTACGTGGTGACGTGGCACGAGAGCGCAGGGCACGTTCCGGCATCGCAGGCATGGGTCTGCAGGGCATGGTATCGTTCGGCAGGCCGAGGCAGGGCAGACGCGGCTTGGCACGGCGAGGTATCGATTGGCAGGTCAACGCAGACTCGGCTCGGCTAGGCTTGGAAAGACGTGTCAAGGCACGGCTTGACGTGGCTGGCTAGGCTCGGCTCGGGATGGCATAGATCGTCAGGGCATGGCATGGCAGGCTCGACAGGGCAGAGCGCGGCTAGGTCCGTCACGGCAAGACAGCGCAGGCAAGGCTACGCTCGCAACGGCAAGGCATGTCATGGCGGGGCAGACGCGGCATCGCAACGCTCGGAAGGTCCCGGCTTGACCCGGCAGGCCCGGCACGGCACGGCAACGCAAGACGTGGATTGTCAGGGCTTGGCAGGCATCGCCCGACACGGTTAGGCGCGGCAGGGTGCGACCCGTCAGCGCAGGCATCACCACAACGCGACGACCAACGTCGCCGTTGTCGCCGCACGGACACGCGAGACTTGCAGTGGCAGCAATGTTCCTGCTGCCACTGCGGTCAGCGTGACTGTCTGTCCGCCAAGAGTGTCAACCGTCACGTTACCGGCACCGCCGATCCACAACGCACGCGTGGTTGCCGGCAGTGAGCCGACATCGGCCGGCGTCACCGGCAGTGCGTTTGCGTACGGTCCTGTTGCGCCGACTGCGGCACCGGTTGCCGGATCGACAAGAAAGACAGGCGCAGCGTCATCCGCCTGCGGCGGAATCGGATAGTTTGGCGGGCTCGCCAGATGCAGCGCATTGACAGCGTTGACAAATACGCTGGCATTGCCCGACAGGACCGCCGTCGCTGTTTCCTTTGCCGCAGCGATTGCCGTCAGCCTGCCGACACCTGATATGCCGGCTGTTGCGTTGAGAATTGCCATGGTCAGCCTCTGTTGATCAGCTTGAGGTCATTCGTCAGTTGCGTGTAGCTCAGACCAGCTGCATTGACGCCGCGCTTGTTCATCTCGCGGTTGTCCACGATCACCACGCATTCGTCAACGCAATTGAGCAGGAACTCCTCGGTAGCACGGAACCGCTGCCCCCACGAGATCAGGTCGTAGAGCCGGCTCGATCCGTTTTGCTGGTAGCCAGGCACCCAGATTTCGTGACCGCCAGCAATCGGGCCGCCGAACTCCGACCAGACATAAGGGATTTGAATACCGGACACAATCGCTTCCGGCAGCTGTATGCCGAGCAGCAGACCGCCGAATATCCAGATGCCTTGGCGCCATTCCGTCACGTTCTTCTGCTTGATCTGCATGAATGCGTCGAGCCGCGTCGTCCGTCCGCCGCAAGGAACGTCGTTGAGATGCCACCAGGGCAGCATACCTTCTGGTCCTAGAACGTAGCTCCCCTGATCGGTTGATGGATCGTCCGGTCGCCACCCGGTCGCCTCGTACCACTTCAACGCGTCCGCAGTAGTCGGTATCGACCGATCACCAGCGTAAGTGGACATCTGCAGCATCGCGTGCAGGCCAGCGGCCTCGACACAATCGCCGACCGTGTCATTGCCGAGCATGCCCCACTCGCCGACAGCCGCATACCAGTTCACGTTGGCGGGCGGAAACGGCAGCTTGCCTTGCGTCGCTACTGACATACGCGGAATGCGCGGATCGTCAACAGCGGCGCGTTTACCTAACTTCATCGCTGGCATTGTGTGACCTCGTGGCTAGTTGTTTCAGAGTCGCCCGCGCCTGATCAGGCGTCACCGATGGCGAGGTGAAGCGGGCAAGCGCCCGGTTCGGCGCCTGCGGCTGCGGCACGTTGAATGCGGCGTACACCAGCGGCACCAGCGCCTGCGCCATCTGCAGCGCCAGCACCACCGGAGCAGGCACGGGGAAGAACGCCAGGATGCCCGCGAGCCGTCCCAGCGTCCCTTGGACCTGTCGGACGATCGGCGCCGCCTCGGCAGCTGTGGTGGCTTCCCTGAGCCGCACCGCGAGCGTGTGGAGGTCGGCAATCCAGCCTGCAGCGCGTGTTAGATCGTCTGTGCTCAGACCGGCTATGCCGACAATGTTCGGCAGCACCCCGAGAAAGCCGTCCGCGATCAGCGCCACGTCCTCGACGGCCTGACTGATCGTCAGGTTGCCCGCGCATGTTGTCAGCGCGATACTGACCGGCAATGAAAGGATGTTGCGGCGTTTCATGGATACGCCTGAATGTTGGGGGCGGCGGCAGCTAGACGCATGGCGCCTTGCGCGCTTGGCGCGGGCGCAGGCACGGTCGGCGACAGATGCCCAAGGCGTTGCGCTTCATCGAGGATGACTGCAGCCACTTTATCCGGCGTGTAGCCGAGCCTTGCCACGAAGCCAGGATAGCCGCTGATGATCCTGTTGGCGAACAGCGCCAGCTCCGGGTTGCCAACGTCAACATCATGGACGGATTCTCCTGCTTTCTGTACTTTGGTCAGAAACGCTGCCCCGAGGCGTTGCGCTGACTCGGTGATCACTTGATTCATCTGCGCGTCTTCAAGAATTTTCCAATGCTTGCGCGAGCGCAGCCATGCCAGGAGCAGCGCGGCTGACGGCGCGATCATCGCCGCTGCGACAGCGATCAGCGCATTGATGATCGGCGTGAGATCGATGGTATTAGGATTCACGCGTGGTATACCCTATTCAGAGAACGGAGGGAAGCCATGATACGACGCGCATTGCCGGAGCAGTGGCGATCAATTCCGGGATTTCCCGGTTACGAAGCAAGCAGCTATGGTCGGATCAGGAGTCCTTATCACTCAGCACCCTTGGCGCCAGTTATTCCGCAGAATAACGGCTACCTCTTCACGAACATCATCGACGTAAACGGCAGAAAACAGCACGTTGGCATCCATGTGCTCGTATGCACAGCATTCCATGGTCCGCGACCATCGACCAAACATGAAGTGGCACACTGGGATTCCGACAGAATGAACAATAGAGCGTCGAACGTCAGATGGGCAACTAGACGCCAAAATAACCTAGACAAGCAACGGCACGGTAAACAGGCATACGGAACCGAGATACGCCAATCCAAGTTGAGCGAAGCTGATGTCCTAGAAATCCGCGCACTTCTACAGGCAGGACAGTTATCTTTTGCCAAGATTGCCGGCTCATACAATATCTGCGTCGCAACCGTTCATGCAATCAAACACCGCAAAACATGGCAATGGCTCTAGGCAACCGCAACATAAGGGTTGTAGTCCACACCTGGGAAAAATTCGCCAGCAAATACGCGGTTCTCGTCCGCGAGCGTGACACGCTGCACATGATCAGCATCGATGAAGCTATGCCGCATGTTCGGCTGACCCCAGTCACCGCCCCACAACATGCCATGCTTGCGCGCGAGCTGACCGAGGAAGTCAAACGAGCCTTTCCAGCTCGGCTCATTGCCGACATTCTTCACGAGATCGGCGGCCAGACCGAAGTGGTGACAACCGACAACGCGCAGCTGCGTGGCGCCTTGCTGGTACAGCAATTCCTGACGTTGTTGACTACGATACGTCTCAAACACAAGCAGCGGCTGGCCTATGCTCGCCGCTTCTTTCAAGATCGCCTCGACAGCTGCGCGCGTACCCGGCTCCAGCATGCCAAGATCGTAAACGCGCGATGGCGAGTTATAGTAGTAGGACTGTTGAATATGGTCGCTGTAAAAGGTGCCCATGTCATATCCTCCTTCCGCCGCGCCGATCGGAGATCAGTCGGCTGTATTCGCCCGACGCAGCACGTTGACTAGGCGCAACCGTAAGCGATCGATCGCGGCTGTCTGTCACGACACGAGACTGCCCGACAACGTGGATTTCCCGCTCCGGCGGCGGCAGGATACTCGTCACAACAACCGCGTCGGCAGCCAGGATGCCTTGACCGCCGATCGTCGCGTGTATCGCCGCAACAAGCCGCGTGTTGATCGTGACAGACCCGATACCGGAAAGTGTGACCGAGCCCGGCTCAGGACTGAATACGCTACCGTCAACCGACAGAGCGCCGGTTCCGACCAGATCGACGGCAGCTTGAACGATCAGCGATGCCTCGACAGTGACATCGCCTGCGCCCGCAAGATCGGCGCCCGTCGCCAGCGCGAGACTTTCGTCAACCGTCAGAGTGCCGATGCCGTCGAACGTCGCAGCGCCTTGTGCAGTATGATCCGCCATCGCTGTAAACGAAGCGACGCCGCCGATTGACGCAATCGCCGGCAGGCGCAGACTGGCGCTCACTGTCAACACACCGGCGCCTGAGATCGAGGCGCTGCCATTCGGCGTATGCGTTGCCGCAACAGTAATCGAACCAATGCCGTGCAGTGCCGCAGCGCCTTGCGGCGTATGGACCGCGTTGACTACCAGGGCACCCGTTCCGCCGATCGCCGCGGCAGCTTGACCGGTATGCGTTGCGTTGACCGCGAGCAAGCCGCTACCGCTGATCGCAGAGGTAGCGCGCTCGATAATCGTCGCGGTTGCCGTGACAGCACCCGTGCCGCCTAGCGTTGCCGCTGCGTCGATCCGACCACGGATCAGCCCGTCAGCCGCAACCGAGCCTACGCCGTTGATTGTCGCGGCAGCCTGCTCGATCGCCGTCGCTGTGACTGTGACGGAACCAACACCGGCCAGCGTCGCGGAGCTGATCGCCGCCACGCGGGCGCTGAGCGTCACCGATCCCGTGCCGCCTATCGTCGCCTGTCCGGCCGGCGTATGCGTGGCGCTCGCCGAGATCGAGCCGGCACCGCCAAACGCCGCCGTTCCCTGAGACGCCGAAATGCCGCTGACGGTTAGCGTGCCAATGCCACTCAGGGCAGCGCTGGCAGCGGCCTGGGCAGCCCCCGCGACCGAAACCGCACCGATGCCGCCCAGCATCGCCGAACCGCCTGCCAGCACCGCGGAAGCCGTCGCCAGCGTGCCTATGCCGTTGAAGGTCGCCGTGCCGATCGGGGTGTGCGTGGCGTCTATCGTAAGCGAGCCGACACCCGCGAGCGACGCCATACCTAGCTCGCCTTCGACGACGAAGATCGTGACGGTGCCTGTGCCGCCGATCGTTGACGAGGCTTGCTCTATCGCCGTCGCCGTCGCCGATATCCCGCCTGTTCCGGCCAAGGTTGTTGAGGCACGAGCGATGACCGTCGCGGTTGCTGCTATCGATCCGACACCGTTGAGCGATGCCGTCGCAGCCGGCGTGTGCGTAGCATTGGCAGTGACCGATCCGGTGCCGTTGATATTCGCCGTGACCGGAGCAGTCAAAGTCGCATTGAGCGTGACCGAGCCGATACCGGCAAACGTCGCAGCCGCAGCCGGCGTATGCGTGGCGTTGACGCTGAGAGAGCCGGCACCTGGCAGCGTAAGAGCGTCTATAGCATCGATCAGCGTCGCAGTGACAGCAAGCGAACCGGCGCCGTTGATCGTCGCCTGTCCGGCTGGCGTGTGCGTCGCATTGACACTGAGCGTGCCGACGCCTGCAAACGTTGCCGAGCCCTGCCACGTGACAGTGCCGAGAACAACAGTTGCGTCAACAGTTAACGAACCTAGACCGGCGAAAACGGCTGTGCCTGCCGGCGTATGCGTAGCGTTTGCAGTAATTGAGCCGATACCTGCCAGCGTGACAGGGTCGATCCGGTCAATGATCCGCGCAGAGACGCTAAGCAAACCGGCACCGCCAATTGTTGCTGTGCCTGCCGGTGTGTGCGTGGCGTTAAAGGTCCGCGAGCCCGTGCCGGCTAGCGTTGCAGTTCCCTGTAGAATGACAGGGTCGAATTGAGCGAAACCGGCTGGCGCCGTGCCGGACCACGAGGCACGATCGAACTTGGTTGATATCTGATCATTCGTGCCGCCCAGCGAGATCGCCGGAGCGAGAGGTCCCGTCACGGACGAGATATCGTAACCGTTGGTCCCGGCTGCCGGATCACCGCCGTTCGCCCAAGAGCCATTGTTGACTCTAAGCCATATCAGATGATTGGTAGCATCCCAGGCAAACTGGACACGATCGCCAGTCGTGTAGAACGGTGCCCCGGCGCTGATCTCGACGTTAGCAGCAACTATATGACCGGATGAGTCAGCGGTAAAGGTCCACCACGTAACCTCAGTCGCATACAAGGCGGAATCGAAGCCGTTGGGATCGAACGCTGCACGCGCCAGTCCGACATACTGACCGCCGCCAGTGGAATCGATCTGCAGTTCCCAGTAGTATTTGCCGGTATTGAAAAACTCAGTCGCAACCACCGATGCACGGTTGCCGCTGCTCCCCGTCTGCAGCGCGGTAAAGTTTCCGCCCGTGCCCGACAGCGTGACGTTGGGATGATAGTAGTTGCCGATGTCCCATTGTTGCGGTTTGACGTAGGCAGTGACAGCACTAACCGACGCTACGCCAGCAAATGTTGCAGTCCCTTGCCAAGTAGTCGGACCGCCACTGACGACTGTTGCATTGGCCGATATCGAGCCGGTGCCGGCAATATGAGCTGCACCCGGTCGCGCGAAGACGATGTTCGACAGCGAGCCGACAACTGTCAGGCTGTCATCGTCGGTCCCAACATAGCTGAGTTTGACGAGGCTGTAACCGCCGCGCCCAAGTGCCGCATTTGCCGCCGCACCGCCAGCACCCGGCGTGCCGCCGACCGCCGTTGTAGGATGATTGGCGAGGCTGCCTGTGCCACCCGCACCGCCGCCGCCGTTGCTCCAATCATCACCACCGCGAGCGCCTTGACCTGTCGTGTTACCGCCACCGCCACCGCCCGCGCCCGGACCGCCCGGCGAACCATTACCATTTGCAACGCCAGCAGCGCCGCCCGTTCCAGCGAAACCATTGCCGCCAGCGGTGCCAGCTGCCGTTGCGGAAGCTGTTGAGTCGGTGCCGCCGCCGTTACCACCGCCACCCGTTCCGCCACCACTGCCAGCACTGCCAGAGGCTCGCCCAGGTCCATACGGACCGGCTGCGCCACCGCCCCCGGTGTTACCGGTGGCAGAGTTGGTGCTCGCCACGCCACCGACAAACGTCACGTCGCCGATCCGCGCGGTAGCGGACCCGCCGCCGTTCGCTATCAGCGTGCCGGATGTTGCCCACCAAGTATCGCCACCGGCCGCCGCAGAGGTCGCGCCGGGAGCACCGAGCGAAAAGTTGACCGGCGTTGCCGCTGTTAGCGCGTAGCTACTATCCCGTGACCAACCAGCACCGTTACCGCCCACGCCGCTCGCGGTGTTTCCAGTGGCGCCCGCGCCCCATACTTCGACGATCGCGTTGACGGTGGACGGCGGCGTGAAGCTGCCGGTTCCCGTTCCGATGATGTAATGCGTGACCAGCCGTTGGCCGGCTGGGATTGCAACGTCGAGTTTGAACACGCCGACGAGCGAGGCGTAGCCACAACCCAGCGCCGCCGTCGCGGTGAAATTGCCTGTGGCGCCCGACGTGGCCCGAACCGCGTCTGCAATTGCCAGACTACAATCGGAACCATTCGCGGTAGCGTCATCGGTTCGCTCCAGCCATGTCCCGGCAGTTGGAGCGCCTGTTTGACCGCCCGTGCCGCTAGCAGTCGTTGGATCGGTCGCGGCGTCGAATGCCGACATCGCGCCATTCTGTGCGCCGCATAGACCGTGAATGATCAGACAGTTGGCGTTCGGCGTTGTTAGGCCAGTAACGCTGATGCTCGTCGTGGCGGTTGCCGTCGTCGTGCTGCGTGTCATACACAGTGGCGACGCGAGCTTGTCCTGACCGCGGTAGACAAGAATGCGACCGAGCGCAACGTTCGCGGTCGGAACCGTGAAGCTCCACGGCCCACCGGCTCCGGTCGCGACCCGGTAGGCCATGACGCCGTTGCCGATGCCTAACGTGCTGGCGGCGGTGGTGTTGCCGACCTTCTGCTCAGTAACGAGAGTCCAACCAGTCGGCAGCACCACCGAAGCGGCACCCGACGCGGCACGATGCGATATGAGCGCAACAAGAAGATCGCCGGCTTGTACACCAGCGGGCTCTGCTACCGATATCGCTGTGGTGGTGACGGACGCTAAAGCGCCGGCACCGACGAAGGACCACGCCATTGTCGAAGCCGCTCTTTAGGAAGTCCGTGGGGTGCAGACCGTTGGACTGCACCCGACAGATCAGGCGAGGGTAATAGTCAACGCACCGGTTGCGATCACCAAGCTGTCGCCGACGCCCAGCGTGCGCGGCGTGGCGAGGTTGCCATACCAGAGCATGTTGCCGGTGCCGGACCGCGTATCATCGAAGATTTGCAGACCGGAGAACGTCGCACCGGTCAGCCCTGGTCCGAATGTCGCTGCGGTGTTGTTCGACGCCGAACCGGCCGGTGACGCCGCCGCCGCGAAGCCGATCGGCTGACGTGTCCAACCGGAACCGGTTGCGATCTCGGATGCAGAAATCGAGGTCGGCGCACCAAGCGACAGTCCGACACCGTGCGAGCCTGATGCGGGCTGGCTTACGGCGCCTGCACCACCCAGTCCGAAGTCCAGCAGCTGCTTTTCGTGATAAGCTGAGATACCTGCCATTGGTCGGGTTTCCTTTCTTGGGTTAACAACGCATCAGCGGTTGACACGATCGTCTCCACGCTGATGTCACTGATGCACGAGGCGCCGTTGTTGTCGGCGTTCGGCCGGCACGTGTGCGGTCCTTCGTGCAACTTGTGGCACGGCCAGCACGACACACGCTGCTGATCAGCATGCAGCGTCACCGTGTTGCGCCAGTGCTTCGTGATGTTCTCCGGCGAGGCGTGGCTCAACAGTATGATCTTCGGCATTGCTGACATGGCCACTGCCCACGCCGGACCGGTATCAGGCGATATCACCAGATCAGCCAGCATGGTCTGTGTCAGCACGCGCCTGATCGGCCAAGCCTCGACGTTCTCGCGCAGGCCCAAGGCATCGCGCAGCTCGGGCGCCGTCTTCGTCGCGTCGGCAGACACCGCAAGATGCAGCCCGCGATCGGTGCCGTTGTGCTTCTTGACGTGCTCCTGAATGCTCTTGCCGAGATCGGAATCCTTGCCAGGAGCACCCAGCATCACGACAGGCATTTGCAGTTCGTTGATAATGCGCGCTATCGCGATCGGGGCTGACGGGAAGATTTTGTCGTAGCGCGTGCCGGACAGGCACCACGCAACATAGCGTCCGCCGACTGTCCGGCGAACCTCCTCCGCACGTTGCCATTCTTCGCGTGTCGGATAGAAGCGCGGATCGAACTCGTGCGGCACGCCGACGATGTCGTGCGTGTGCTCCAAGTAGTTGCGCCCGCAGTGCTGGCGTCGCCATGCATCCGGCCAACGATACTGCGTCTGGCTTTCAAACAGGCACAGCATGGACTCGCAGGAATGCGAGAGGTTGACCAGCATGTCGGCGCCGATCGCTCTGTCGTCAAACCAGCGTTGCCAGGGCATGGCATCGCTCGGCAGGTCGGAGCGCTGGCGCACTGTCAACCGCGCCACGTGCGGGTTGTTCTCGAAGACGACGTGAAACGGCGCCTGCGCGATAACTTCGACATTGTATTTCCGCGCCAGCAGCGGCAGCACGGAGGATACAATCAGGTTGTCGCCGACGCCGCCAAACCGGCAGATGATCGCCCATGGTTTCTCGCTCATAGGGCCGACGCCAGACGTGCCTGCCCGGCGATTGTGGCAGCCGCCTGGACGGCTACGGGCTCGTGGTAGGTGATAGGTTCCGAGAAATCCTGGGAAGTCGGCTCGGGCACCGGGAAGGGCATCAGGATACGGCTCATGGGCAGGACCGCCAGCACGTCGAATACCCGTTCTGCCGAGGTCGTGACATCAATACGGACGAGGTAGCCGCGTCCGCCGACGCCGCCCGTCAACCAGACCACGATCACATTGCCCTGCAGCGCCACGCTCTGCACGTTGAGTTCATCCGTGCCGGAAGGTTTGACGGATACGGCAATGTCAGTAATCGTCTCACCCGATACCAGATCACCCGTCATGTCGCAGGCATAGTCAAGCGCGTCGAGCGTCTGCTTTTCCGGCCATTTCAGTTCGATCGGCATCACGCGCCTCGAATACGGTTGACCAGTCGGTTGCGTAGGCTGTAATCGCTTTCCAGATGCCCACGGTCGAGCCGGTATTGCGCTGCCAGTCGGTCCAGCCACTCGCCTGTAAGCGCTTCGGCATCGGCGATATGCATGGACTTCATAGCCTGTGCAACACCGCCGACATCTTCAATTATCGTGTCTGTCATGGCGTGAATGTCCAGCTACCATTGCAGCATAGCGTGCGCGAAACCTTGGACGTGACGTTGTCGTAGATCGAGCCCACCACGTAGAGGTTGCGGTCCTTCGACGCGCTGCCGCCGTAGGCATCATTGCTGAATGTAACCGTCACCTGGGGCTTGTTCGGCCATGCACCGAGGATCGTGAAGACTTGGCGCTGGTTGAGCGCGTGCTTCGCCGTCACGTTCACCGGCTTGGCAAACACGTTCGCCCCGCCGATCGTCACCTGGACCTGCACGTCACCATTGTATGCATCCTCGGAGAGATACAAGATCAACGTATGCGACGGCATGATGACGACGGTTGGACCGGAAACATCCTTGACCGTTGTCGCCGTGACATCAGGCGGCGGCACCGTCGTTGCGCCGTCTGCAACAGGCGCAGGCGCAGGCAGTGGCGGAGCTACGTGCTGCTGACTGGCGCATGCAGTCAGCAACAATAATGAGAGGAGGATTGGCTTCATCCGCCGACTCCTGGCGCTGGACGCGGATCGTAAGGGATCAAACCGCCACCTTTGACGGCCCAGTGCCCGATCAATCGCCTTGCCCATTGGTTGGCGTTCAACTCCAACAGATCATCGGGCTTCGGCAGCTTGTCCTTGTAGTCAACGATATCCGTGTCATACCAGCCGAGCACATGCTGCGGCTCTGGTTGAGTATGATCGAAGTAGGCATATTGCGGCATGTTCTCCCTCCTTAGTAGCCGATGGCGATGTACCGAAATGCTATGCCACCAGCAAGGAACCAAGTAGCATTCGAGTTGTATCGCACGCAGTAGAGAGCAAAGGCATTTGCGCTCAACTGCTGCGTGCCGAAGATCGTTGGGCTGACGAAGGAAATTGCCGGCGGAATCCATCCTTGCGGATTTCCCTCATGCACCAACACTTGCAGGCAGGCATTGGGGAACGCCACCGGGAACGTGATGAACTCGCCACCGTTGGTAGTCGCGCCGCGATAAGTCTGGATGATGTAGCCGCTCGGCAGCCGCATGTAGGACCAATCATCGTTGCCCAGATTGCCGCCGAGAAACACGTCCGAGAGAATGACGCCAGCAAAGGCATCACCGGACCCGAACGCACCCAAGCCGGCGCGTAGGCGCCCCGAATTGGCTGTGATGTTCCCTGATCCAGCCGTGATCCCCTGGCCAGTGCTTATCGCGCCACCGAAGTTGACACCTGACGCAGTTCCGTCGATCGTGACGGCGCCTGTCGCCATATTCCAGTAGAACGGACGGTAGGCACTCCATATGCCGGTCTGCTGCCCGGCAGCGGTCGATAGCAGATACGTCGAGCTACCATCGTTACGCCACATCGAACCGTAGGAACCCTGCACAGCTCGGAATTGACCGCCGTTGCCACCGTTGTCCAGATGATTAAAGGTGTTGCCACCTTGCCAGTTGTTGTCGCCACCGATCTGACCGTACGGCACGCCAGAGATCGCCGTTATGCGGCCGTCCGCCGCAACCGTTATCGTCGTGCCGACGTAGGTTCCGGGCGGCACGCCCGAAGATGTCAATCCCGTGCTCGACAATGCCGTGATCCGACCGTCTGCCTGCACTGACAGTGTCATGGTCGGACCGTAGGTGCCCGGCACAACGCCTGTGTTCGGAATGCTGAAGACGCTGCGGACGGCAGCGGTAAAGTTGGCTTCGATCGTCGCGATGGTGCCGTCATCTATCACGTCGGCGTTGAGCCGATCGCTGATGAACTGCGCGATCATCGACGAGATTATCGACGCCTGACGGTTTTGTTTATTGTAGAGCTTGCCGGACGCTACACCAGCGACGACGCCTGACGACCGATTGCCAAGGCCGGCATACTCCGCCTGCGATAAGACGTTGGCGTTCGCGCCAGTTGCCCAGAGAAGAAAGTCGTTCTGTGCCATAAGATCATACGTCCGCAGTTATACGTTGAATGTCCGCCCACCAGCCCCTTGAATTGTGACTTGCGCTCGCGCTCGCAGGGTCGCCACGCCGAGCAGTCCGCCGGCACCGGCAAGCGTTGTCCGCGCCTGCAATCTGGCAGTCGGCGCCACCACGACGTTGCCGACACCGGAAAATGTTGCGCGCGCCTGCGTATCTCGAATGGTAGCGCGGGCAACAACAACACCGCTCACGACTACATTGGCCGACGCAAACTGCGTTCCGGGCCGCTGCACCGTAGCGTTGGCAACAAGTCCGCCAGAGCCGCCAATGAAGGCCGTGCCGGGATAGGAGACTGTCGCGCCGGGCGCTGGCAGGTTGTAGGTGATACCGACGCCCGCAGGCTTGATCGGAACCTCACCGTTTAGGATCAACGAGCGAAACACAACGCTGTTGATCGCACCGCTTACGTTGACCGATATCGTCATATCGTTGTTGTCGGTGACGGTTATCGCAACGGCGCCTTGACCCTCAAGCAGCGTTGACAGAATATCAACAATACTCTGCGGCGAGCTGTCCCAGTTGTTGGAACCGATCTTCGCGTAAAGCAACTGCCGATAGGTTTCATCGTCCAGCACCGTCAGACCCTCGCTCGGATCGAAGGTGCCCTGCCACGTGCCTTGCTCCCAGCCAAGTCCAGGCGTATCCCACGAAAAGTAAACACCGCTGATCGGCGTCTCAATGGTGCGGTCACGGCCAATCCACAAGCCGACCTGATCGAGCTGCACGCCAATCGCCGTATCGAGGTCGAATACCTGCGGCAGTGACGACAGGAACTCCTGCTGATCGGCGAATGGTTGAACAACTGATCGCAACGTCGCCATGAACTTCGGCTGAATGGCGTTGTAGCTCGGTATCAGCCGCAGATAATCGTCAACGGGAACCTGCACGGCAGGCGGTGGCACGATCACCGGAGGGGGCGCCGCAATCGGTGTGAAGAACACCGAAACAGAGCCTGCCCCTGAGAGACTAGCCGAGCCGTGGATCGTCACCCGTTCCACCACGCTCAGGCTGCCTACGCCTGCCGGACTAGCCGAGGCAGGCACTGGTCCGCGCGTCGCTGCCGAGACGGTTCCTACGCCCTGGAACAGCGCAATACCGCGCGCTCGCAGCCGTGCGTTTGCCGTGACCGAACCGATGCCGGCCAGTGCCGCGCTCGCCTGCTTGAGCGACTGAGCAGGGACAGTAGCGTTGACCGTAAGGGAGCCGGCACCGGCAAATGCCGCTGTCGCGTTGAGCGTCTGCGTGTCAATCGAGCCGAAACCGGACGGCGCCGTGTAGGTCCAGTTGGCCGGTGCGAAGTTGCCAGTTACCTGATTGTTCGTAGAAGGTTGGAAGCTGATTGCGGGCGCGAGTCCGCCCGTATACAAACCAGATGCTAGCGGAATACCGTTGGTGCCGGCAGCCGGATCACCGGCGTTGCCGTTGTTGCCGATCCAACCAGCGTTATTGACGTTGAGCCACATCGTATGATTGGTGGCATCCAACGCGACTTGCGCAGTGTTGCCCTGCGCAAATGCCGGCAGCGGAAACTGATAGGTGCCGTTGTAGTTGCCAGAGCCGCCACCGCCGAATGTGTACCACTGATACGCGTTGGTCGTGCCGCCAATGTCGGGGCTTGTGAGCGTGGCATCGAACGAAGGGTTGGCGACACCGATATTGATGAAGCTGTTACCGGATTCAAGAGTGCCGCCCGACGACAAATCAGCGTTGAGGACGAGTTCCCAGTAGAACTTGCCGGACGTGACAAAGCGGGCGCCTGCAGCCGACAGCACCGAGAACTGCTGACCGTTCTGCGTAAGTGTCCTGTTGCTGTTCGATAGCAACAGGTTGCTGTTGTGGACGCCCCATGCCATTACGGGTTGACCAGCGCTGTCAGTGTTACGTTGTCAGTGGTGCAAATTGCCGCCTCGTTGAAGGCAATAGGCACGTCCTGCGCCGTCGGCGTGCCGGATCGCGAAATTGCCAGCGACACAATGTTGAACGTATTGCCGACAGGCGGAGTCAGATTGGCCGGCGAATACAGCTTGGTCAGCAGCACGTCTATGCCAATCGGTTGCGCCGATATGTAGTCAGCCACGGCGCGGACAATGACCGCCTCTGTCGCTGTCGTGAAGCCTGCCAGCGGTGCGATCGTGATCGCGACCGTGATCGGAACCGGTGTCGGCCGGAAGAAGTTGATCGAATGCCCGGTGCCTTGATCATCGATGACGATTTCAGTCGTGGTGCCGTAGGTCGGGCTGCCCGGTGTCTTCTTCAACGCAATGGCTTGGGCAATCTGACTGGCGTCGCCACCGTCCACCACAAACGCAATCGAATGGGGTGGTATGCCGTTGATATCGGTTACACCGGTATCGTTCTCGTAGACCTGATAGCGCAGCACGCCGGGCACGCTGGCAACATCGCCGACAATGCCATCGAGCACAGTCTGCGACGGCAGCGCCGTTGAGACAGTCTGACGCTGGCGCAGTGCTGCGTCCGATTCCAGCGGATCACCCTGCACCGCCGGCAACGGATTGCTGGCACTCTGCCAGCCACGCGTCGGCGTCAGGATCGTGCCGGCATCGTTCGACGTATCGATGCCGCGCGCCGCGAGCGAGACAGCGCCGGGGTTGGCTGACTGCGCCGTCGCCGTCACCTGTCCGGCAGGGGGGATCGTCACAGACGGCGGCAGCAGCCAATTGTTGCCGTTCGCATCGCGCACAATGCCGTTGAGGATCGTCGTGCCGTTCTGTCCGACCAGCACAACGTCAACGGTGGAGTTGGTCGCGATCAGCCGGCGGATGCCGTTGATCTTGACCACCGATGACAGACCGGCACCTTGCGCCGTGGCAGGCGAGAACGCCCCGTAGACCGCGACTGCCATGCTGTTCGTGTCATGGATAGCCAGCGCGAGCACGGCCAGAAACTGGCCATCCTGGCTGTCATTCCCGAGATAGACATCGGCCCCGTAGATCGCTTGGTACTGCTGCTGCAAATAGGACAGCACGTCCTGATAGCTTGGCGCATGAATGCCAAGCCGATCTACGGTGCAGATGGGCGTTGTTGTTATCGTGCCGGACATATCAGAGCGTGATCTCTATGATGAAGGGATGATCGCTCACCGAAAGCGTCACGGAGCTGGCATTTGTCAACGTTTGCACAGCAGCCGTGCCGACAGTCGGATCGAAGACTTTGATGGAGGAACGTGCCACCGCAAGGTTGACAACCACGTTGTTTGAACCGGATACCTGTTCGCCCCAGACGATCAGATCATAGACGTTGCCGGTTTTCTGCAGCAACAGATCGTGCACAGTCGCCGGCTGGTTGGCGATCGAATAGGCAAGCGGCGTCGTGGCGATGTTCGACCCGCCAGCCAATATCGTTGTCATGTTGTGAATGTAGGTAGCGGCCAGCTTCGCCGTCACCTTGTCACTGCGATACAGCCCCTGGTTGCCCGATGACGCTTCCTGGTCGAACATTTCATAGATGAACGTGTAGCGCCACCCGCGCTTGAACTGCGCGAGGTAGGTGTTGAGCAGAACCTTGCCCTGTATCGTCTCGCCAAGCGAGGTCGAGTCCCAGCCGGTTTCTGACGTGACGCGTGGCAACGTCTGCAAGTCCGCATTGCTGTAGCCGGCAAAGCCGCCGCGCCACGTCCGCCCATACTCCACATAGAGCCCGTCCCAGGAGCCGTTCAATGTCGGATCGGCAGCGTTCCATGCCGTGTTGTTGACATACTGACCGCCCAGATTGCCTGAGACGTAGTTGTGCGGATTGGCATAGTCGGCATACTTCGTGCCGTCAGGCATGGCGATACCGGCGCCGTTCGGTATCGTCAGGAACTGCATGCCAACGTTGTCCGTCTCGCCGGCACCCTCAGAAACGTGGAACACGGGGAAGTTCTGCAGCTGGCTATCGGCTTTGACGCCTGCATAAAGATCGCGTTGATACTGCGCTACCGGGACCCATGTGCCCGAGCCGCCGCCCTGATTGCCCAGGTAGCTGAAGGGGAAATTGTTGGGCTCGTTCGGTCCTTCGATTGATAGCAGCGCGCCGTTGGTGGCAAGAGTCCGCGCTGCTGCAAGGTGACTCGTGAGATCAGACGAACCGAACACGTTGACCATTACGCCGGCTGAGTTGTGCGCCGTCACGGCACCGCCAATGTTGCTGTAGCCGGTGCGGATGTTCTTGATCCCGGTGAACTGCAGCGGTGTGATATATGAGTTCGCGCTGAAACCCTGATCGATATGGACGTTGACGCCAAGCGAACTCAGGAACGTCGTGACAGGTTGCGCGGCAACACCGCTACCAGGACCATGCCCGATCGGAAATGCGCGCACGTAGTCAACCTGCATCTTGATCGGCAACCCGGCAGGATTGGTGATCGAACCATACCAGCCGGCCGAACCTGTGTAGCTCGACAAGAGCATGTACATCGGATCGGTGAAGCCGGCCGGGATCGGCGCCTGCATAACCTGTGCGCCATCGATGTAGAACGTCATCAGTCCGGTTGGCGGGTTCCAATCGATGCCGTAAGTGTGGAATTGCGTGCAGTCGATCGGGCTCGCCATGTTGTAGCTGTAGAACTCGTTGACGATCGCCTGCGAGCCCTGGTTCCACAGACTGTATTTGGCGAACTGACCGCCGCCCTGGACGGTCGGAATCTCCAGGTTCATCTGGTTGCCGTTGTCGGAATAGAACCACCACGCGAACATGGTTCCATCCAACTTCGGACAGGCAAGCCGCGCTTCAAAGTAGCCGCCTGCTTGCCGAAATGTCGGCTGTGTCTGCAGCTGCCCAGTCATGTAAGGCTTGTTGCCGACAGCCGAGGGAGCGACGCTTGCCGGCTTGGCTTCGATCGCGAGGTTCAAAGAGCCACTGACGATCGTATATATGTCGTTGATCGGCGTCGCCGGGTTGAATGGATTGACAAACCAGCCGTCATCGATCCCGTAGCCATCAGGACTGCCGTTTGCATCAGTATACCAGACTGCCGGCTGCCACGTGCCGCCCGCCGCCGTGTTGCGCGTATTGAGTAGGCTCAGCGTGCCAAACTCTTCGTCGAACGTCGTGCCCGAGACGCCGGAAGTCGTGCTGACCGTGATCGTGTTGGAGAACCCGCCATTGCCGGCTGCATTCGCAGCATAGACGCGGAAGTCATAACCAGTCCCAGGCGTCAGACCTGCAACGGTGCCGGATACCGACGAAGACGTGCCTTGATCAGACCACGTGTTGGTGCCGGTCGGCGACATCTGCATGTGGTAGGTAAACGGCGTTGTGCCGATCGTTGGTGCGCTCCAGGTCAGCTGCACGCTTGTAGAACTCGGGCTGCCACTCAGGCTTGTCACAGCACCAGGAGCGGTGATTGCTCCTGTTCCGCCCCAGGCCGCGAAGCTGGACGGAACAAAAGTGGAGAATGTGGACGAGCCGGCATTGAGTGTGACGACTGCACCGCCCTCTGAGGAAAAGAAGCAGATAAACAATGCACCCGTGATGTTGATCGGTATGCCACCAACGCCGGTTGCCGGATTGGCACTGGCGCTATCATTCCAGGCTGACGCGCCGTAGACGCTACGCATCGCGTTACTCGTAACCCAGAACAACCGGGCTGTCAGATCAACGCAGAATGTCACAATCGAACCGGGGCTATCCGAGATCGGCGAGCCGCTAGGGACCAGCACTTGAACGCTATTTTGGTAGACCGACATCGGCGCCTGACTACCACCGCCGCCGCTGGGATAAAACGCGATGCCGTTGAGCTGATCCTCCCCAGCATCAGTCGTTTGGGCATGATTGCCATTGACGAGAGCAATCTCCATGTCCTGCGTCAAGGCATTTGTCGTCACTTCAAAGGCGAGTTTGCCGGCCGATTGAGAGACTGTGCTACGCACACCCTGAAAGGCTGTGCCCGGTGTCGTGGAACCGTTCGCTGTCACCGTCAGGTTGCTGTTGGACAAAGTCGCGCCGCCGCCGATGTTGGCTGGGTCCCACGTAACTGCTGCTGCCGCTGTCGTGGTCGAGACGTTGTAAGTCGAAGACGCCGGACCCTCGCCGACGCTGTTCGTGGCGAATACCCGGAAATCATAGCTCGTAGCGGCTGCCAGACCGGTCACTGGCAGGCTTGTGCCCGAAACCCCTGTCCCTCGATTGGTCCAGGTGCCCAAGCCTGCCGGGGAGGACTGCACGCGATAGGTGAACGGCGCGCTGCCTGTCGTCGGCGCCCCCCATGTCACCGTCACCGAAGACGACGAGACAGCAGAAGACGATACGCTTACAGGCGCACCCGGCAACGTCGGCGCGACAGTGCCGGTCGAGCGCGTGACGACGGTTGAGAACGGACCGCTGCCGAGCGAGTTCTGCGCCGATACACGGAAGTCGTAGGAGGTCGAGGGCGCCAGTCCTGTCACGGTGTCGGACAGTGAGCCTGTCAACGGTCGCGACTGCCACGTGATGTCAACGACGCTGTATGTCGCGGATGCCGAGTTGGTGCCATCAGTCACGACGATCGTATGGTTGCCGGCAATTGTCGGCGCCGGATGCGTGAAGCTGTATGATGTTGCAGTCACATTCGCGCCGGCCGGCAGCGCTTGAGTGCCGCCGCCATCGTCAGAATAGAGCAGCGTCGGGGCCGACGTGAAGTTTGTCAGTGTGCCGGACACGGTAAATGTCGAACCGACTTGCGCACCTGTTATCGCGTTGACCGTCAACGAGCGCTGCGCTGCTGCCGTGCTGAAGGTCAGAATGACGATTTGCTCAGACGGCACATTGACGCTGGACAGGCTGGCTTGCGTCGAGACATTCGGCGTTGACTGATTAGATTTGCCGATCTCCCAACGCGTAATCGCACCGGACGGCTGTCCACCAGTCAAGGTGATGTTGTTGGCTGACGCAGACGCTGTATCGTAATTGACGAGCTGAATTGCAACGTTACTGCCGTTCTTCGTCGCCAGCACTTGCAGATTGCCAGACACACCGGAGACCGTGACCTCTGCACCGGGCATGTGCTGACCGGCGTAGCCTAGGTAGTATCCAGGCGGGTTGATCTGTCCGTTGGTTTCAATCGCGCCGAACTTTGGATCGCTGATAGCATCCCAGTAAGCGGCGCCCATAATGTTCGGATCGCCTTGCCACATACGAGTTGACAGCAATGCGTCCGCAATGGCGCCTACATAGGTGATCTGAATGCCAGGATTGGTATTGAAGTCACCGTCGAGGTTCCACTCCGACAGGAAGATCGGCACATTCGCCAGCTTCGTATTTCGCAGAGCGGTCCGAATGGAGTCTGCATCGCCGAAGTTCTTGGCACCATTGTAGATGGACGCATGATCGGTTACGCCCTGGAAGTTGTAAGCGTGGAACTCGTAGAAGTCGCAGTCACCGGCCGCAACACCATTGGCAAACTGCGCCGGATCATAGGCGCCCCACCATGTCGTGGCAGGACCGCCAACTTTATAGTTGGCATTAACAGTATGCAGAGCGCGAGCGATCGGCAGGTAATAATTCAGATAGCTCGCAACATCAGGCAAGATGTTGAGCGACTCGTTGCCAATCTCCCAAGTTGTTATCTCGTGACCAGCATTCCGCATTGCAGTTGCGAAATTCGAAGCATACGTCGCTTCCTGACTGGCCGAGTAAGGCAAGCCGGTGTCAGACGAAGGACCGGCCGACATGACAAAAGTATGGTTTGGGTCCATGAAGGCAGCCCGGTTGTTCCACCAATTGTTGGTGTAGCCGGTGTTGCCGGTTCCGTATTTCTCCGGAATTTGCTGGTTTGCATTGACGCGAACAAGCGTCGGCTTGATTGTTGTCAACGCATTCTTCGTGGCAGTAGCTGCAGCATTGGCGAAGCCGTTGTCGGCGAGCGCGCCAGTCGAGAAACCATACAGAGCAGCCGGGACAGTCTTACCTGTCAGCGACCCGAGGTTGATCGTCAGATTTGGCATCAGAATGGCCTCTTGTCGAAGACATGGACATAATCGATCTGCATGCGGGCTGGGAAGACTGTCGTGCCGTCAGGCGGGCCGGGCCAGGAACCAGCAGCACCGACAGCCAAGTTGAAGAGAATATAGTAGGGCTTGCCGATCATGTCGCTTGGCGTCGGCGCCTGCGCTACCTGGACGTTATCGACATACCAAGTTATGAAGTCAGCTTGCCAATCGCAGCCGTAAACATGCATTGCCGCCGACGCATCAAAGCCCAGCGACACCGTGTTGCCGACACCGCCCACCGTCGCATGCAGCGAACAGTAGATCGTTGTTGTATCATTGCCGAGCTGTTCGAAGATATCGATCTCGCCGGCACCAGTCAACGGCAGCAACCAGAATGCCGGCCACAGCCCGCGCCCTTTCGGCAGCTGGCATCGCGCCTCGAAGTAGCCGTACATGTGCGAGAACAGGCCGGGCGCAGGGGAGCCATTGCTCTCCTGCGCTGATATGATCGCACCGGAATTGTATGGCAGCCCAAGCGGGTTGGCAACGGTATGCGCCACACTGTCGGCAGTGATCGTCAGCACGCCGCCGGAGACTGAGAACGGATTGAAGCCCGGCGTGCGCGTAGAACTGGCGTAGTACTGAGCCTCGTTGTTCGCCGATAGCGTATACTCGGAACCACCGAACGCGTAGTGATTCGTCCAGGCGCCGGTTCCGGTTCCGCCGGTCGGATCGGTGCCGGGGTTCCACGTTGAAGGTGGCGACCACGAATACCACTGGTTAGTGTTGTTCTCGTGCCAGATAACGCCGTTGACCAATGCCACTTCTGCAACATTGGCCGTAAAACCTGCAGCCGATCCATTCTCGAATACAGCACCGCTGCTAATCGTCCACACGTTGCCGGATGGATCGGTGATCGAGCCGCCGGAAGCCGGTGTAATCGTCGCAGACGGAACGGCGCCGCCTGTTTCGCTGATATCGAGCGCGCTGAAGTCTTCATTGAACAAGCCGGCGACAGAACCTGCCGCCGGATGCTGGCGCCATTGCAACTGATATTGCAGCGGATCGGTGCCCTGTGCCGGATGCGTCCATGACACCGCGATCGAGCTGCTTGTCACCGTGCCAACCGTTGGATTGAGCGGCGCGGATGGCGCTACAGGTGCGCCGGTCGTCGCAGCCGACAGGACCGTCGAGGTCGCAGAACCGGCGCTGTTGGACGCCACAACCTGGAAGTTGTATGTCGTGCTCGCTACCAGTCCTGTCACGTTGACAGACGTGCCGCTGATCGGCGCGCCGTAGTTGGCAAATGCGCCGGTCGCGCCGACACGATACTGTAGCTGATACGTCGGCGCTGGCGTGCCGGTCGAGGCAGCCCACGACACCGTTATGCCAGTCTGCGACTGATTACTCGCAGTCAGCCCGCTTGGCGCCGAAGGTGCAATGGTCGAAGCAATCGTCGTGACCGGCAAGATCGCTGAAGGTGTTGCGGACACAGAGTTGACTGCATCCACCCGAAATTCGTAATTGGTGCTCGCCGCCAATCCAGTAATGTTGACGGTCGTGCCGCTGATCGCCGGGCCGAACGTGGCGAAGTTGGTCGTGCCTGCAAGACGGTAGCGTGGCTGGTAGGTGATCGGTGGCGTGCCTGTTGAACCTACCCAGGACAATGTCAGGCCGCTCGCCGTGACGTTTGTTGCCCGTAGACTGGTTGGCGAGCTGGGCGCAGTGCCGATCGCCGCCGTGCTGACCGTCAGGGTTGCAGAAGTCGCCGATCCGTTGCTGTTGGTGGCAATCACCCGAAAATCGTAGCTTGTGCTCGCGGACAAACCAGTGACCGTCACTGATTGCGACAGGCTTTGCAGACCGACATTGACGAAGCTACCAGTATTGTGCACCCGGAACTGCGGCTGGTACAAAATCGGTTGGGCACCGCTGGACGATGCCGGCCAGTTGAGCACAAGCGATGTCGTACTGATCCCGCTGGCGATCGGCAGGCCGGGCACCGATGGCGGCACCGAACTGCCAGTGGTAAACGTGATAATGTTCGATGCAACCGCACCTTGCGGATTGGTTGCGACAACCTCCATTTCATACGTCGTGTTGGGTTTCAGCCCGGATATGACCTCGGTCAAGTCCGTTATCGGCTGGCCATAGTTGATCCACGTCGTTGAACCTTTGACGCGGTAGCGGACTTGATAGGTAGTTGTGCCTGACATTTAGCCGCTCCAGGTGACGTTGACCTGCGTGTCATTCAACACGTTAGCGCCAACGTTAAATGGTGGTATCGGCGGACGTGGGCCGGTCGGCGTCAAGAATGTTGTCTTCAACAGATCGAGTTTGCCGTAGATGGTATCCAACGAGAACTGCGCCGCGAACGCTCGGTTGTTCGGATTGAAGCCTGATGCATAACCGTCGATTGAATTGACGCCAAACGTCGTCAACACACGAGCGCGGATCGTGGCGTCGCGAATCGGCGAGGTTCTGTTGCCGAGCACGGACCCTTGCCAGTCCATGCCGTCATCCGTATCGAGAAACCACGCTCCAAGCTGCAGCTGCAACCGCGTCTGGACAGCCTGCGCCACCGCTTCAGGCGTGTTGATCCAGAAGTCGGCTTGCTGTTGGCCGAACTGCATATCGCCGGACGCTGTCAACTTGCGATATCTCATGGCGTCACCGCCCAACGAATAAGCGTCGTCAATCCGCCGATCCCGAGAGCTGCCAGACCGATCACCATGACGACAGCCAAGACGCCGGTTGTGCCGAGCAACGGATTTCTCCAGTCATCGTTATCGTCTGCCATCACGTGCCTGCCGTCGGTGCTCTGGTTGGTAGCTCGCCATCGCCGTGCGTGTCGTTTGGCTGCGTATGCGTATGCGTCTGCAAGCCCACCTGATCGCCCCCGCCGTAGCCACCGATCACGGCACCCGAGACGTGCAGGTCGCCGCTCAGCGTGACCAGGGGGCATTCAACATGAACCTCAGTCGGAGCCGTCACCGTCACCTTGCCGCTGCTGCTGTCCAGCTCGATCACAACGGTATCCGTGACCGCGCGAACCTTCTTGTTCGGCGTGTCCAGTTCGACATATCGCGTGCCGTCGTCACTACGCAGCTGCGCCGTCTTATCGGAGATATTGCTGATCTTGGTCTGTTGGCTCCAAATCCTCGGAACGGCAAAGGCATCGGACAAATCGTGCATGCGTTGCTCAAACGGCGGTTGCACGCCGCCGCTTTGCCACCAATTGTCGATGCAGCGCGACGAGAACACCACCACGCATTCGTCGCCTTCCTTCAACGGAAACGTCGCCGTGTAACCGCCCCCACCGGGGAAGTGGATCGGCACGTCAACCAGAAGCGGCATGTTGACGTTGTTCCGTTCGCCGTCCGGCGTGACCTGCTGGGCCTGTATCGCGGGCTGGACGGTGCACGTGATCTTGGCGAAATCCACGCTCTGGACGATGCCAGGCAGGGCTGTCCAGACGGAAGCCTGATGACTACCCAGGGCGGCCCGTAAGGCTTCCTGCGGGTCGTGGAAGCGCTCGCGATAGTCCATTCAGCTTCTCGCCACGAAGTACAGGTGATGGGTCGAGCCGAGCCCGGCAAAGGTTGGCGGTTCGTCCGGCGCACCGTCCGACGCCACCCATAGCTCGCCGCCGACGCCCAGCTCTGGATACTGCCCCAGAATGTCGGCGCCGGGCAGCAGCGGCACGCCAGCGATCAACAAATTGTCGTCCTGATCGCTCAGATCAACGATCCATTCCTGTGCCTTGTCGCGCCACTGCACCCGCATTTTGTATATTACAGATGCAAGCGAGATCGTGAACGTCTGCGATGAAGCACGTAGCGGGATTTCCGAGATCGTCGTTGCCATGAGTTCAACCGTATTGAAGGAACCACGCTATGCGCGCCTTGATCCTCACCGCCTGCATCACCCTCGCCGGCTGCAATGCTGACGGCAGCTTCGGTCACCCGTATTCCGCATGGAACGAGTGGCACCACACGGGCGGTTTCGCCGACAAAGGCTGCACGAACGTTGTTGACGGACAGACCGGGCGGCCAGTGCCTTACCATCAACAACCGGGCGGTCCACCAGCCGGATCGTGCCCGCCGAAGATCACCGGCACGATGTCCTACGCTGAAGTCCGCAAGCTGTATGCCGGCTCCGGCTGGGCTGCTCCGGAGTCATGCCCCTACGCCCAAGGCTCGGCGACCTGCCAGCAATGGGAAAGCGACAAGGCGACGATCAACAATCGCGAGCTGGCAACCGAGTATCACAAGGCGAATCAGAACCACGTCTGCAACAGCTACAATCCGTCCGGCTGTCTGCCTCAGGCGCAGAAGGACGCAATCGCCGCACAAGCCCAACAGAACCGCGACGCCATCACGTGCTACTATGGAGATCAGGGCGCCTGTCAACGCCATCCTGGCGGCGCGGCGGGCGCCACGGCACAGAGCCAGCAGATGCTCTGGGATAGCTGTCTCAGCTCGTATCGCGGCATGGGTTCCGACTACTACGGCACAGCGCACCTAGCCTGCAACTTCGTCCACTAAGCGACACCCGTCACGGCACCACCGGGAACCGGCGTAAGCTGCTGGTTCCCGGTGTTGATAGCGTCACCTGTCTGTTCCGGCATCGCCTGCGCCGCCGCTGCGGGCGTAGAGCTGGTCGAAACCCTGATAATCTGTTGACAGTGTAGCTCGACAATCAGCACGTTCTCCGTGCGCGCGTCGGTCGTAACACCCATTTCCGTAATCAGCATGTCGGCATAGGTGCGCTTGCCCGTCACGATCCTGAAGGGTATGCGCGACGCTTGCAGCTGCTGCAGATGCTCGTAGATCGCGGCGGTCTGGCCGCCCGAGATCACTTGTTGAAAACTCTCGCTGCCGATCGCCGCGAACCGATCGCCAAGGTTCTGTATCTGTCCACCGATCAACGCGTTCGACCAACCGTAGCGCAACGTGACCTCGAAAGGCAGCATGTAGGCATGGTCGGAGATATTGGCGCCGATCTCGATCGGATGCTGTGTGACCTGTAATCGGTCCGAATGATGTTCCTCCACGGCGCACTCGGGAATGATGGTCCCGATGGTCCTGTGAGGCTGCAGGAACACTTCCTCAAGAACGTCCGCACCAATGAGTGCGGCGATCGTCGCCGAGCTGCCAGCAAGGCTTCCGCTCACCGCACGCCCTCCGATCCAAGATACTGCTTCGGCACGAGGAAGGCGGCACCGCCCGGAATGCCGGAGGATGTCGCGACGCAGATCGCATCGCTGTACCAGTCATTGGCGCGCGTGTCGCCGATATGCTCAACCGCGAACACGCGATAGTTGCCATCCGCCGCCGTCAGGAAATCGTAGTTGAGGTTTTTCTGCAGGTAGGTGTTCTCTGTCACGGCACCGACCTGACCAGACGCCTGCAGCTGTTGAATTGACTTGTTCTGCAGCTGGAGCAGCGTGCCCGGTCCGACGCTGGGGTTGAGCAGCATCCGCACCGTCAGCCCGAAGTTGGTTTGCTGCGGCAGACCGATCATGCCGGTTTGCGCGTTGATCTTGGCAATGTCACCAGGGCGGTAGGCCGAGCGCTCCAGCCATTCGAGATTGCCATTGCGCACAAAGCCGTCCGCGTTGAATTGATTGCTCAGATCGCGTTGGGTGTCGCGCGCCATGCCCATAACCACCTTGCCGCGCGGCGCTGCGGTGGCCGGGATGGCGTCGGGCAGATTGCCAGCTGTGACATCGTAAGTTGACATCGCCTTGCGTATCTGATCGTTCACGTCATGCGGTGTCCAGCCCGCCGCCAATGTCGTGTTGATCACCGCCCAGTTGTGCGATCGGTCGCCATCGCCGGCAAACAGATCGATGTAGGTATCCAGACCCTCGCGGCCACGGCGGACCTGTATCAGCTCACCTTTGAAGATGGTGCCGTAGTTTTCTTCATAGCCAGCCTGCAACGTCACCTTGCCGGCGCCGCTGTTCGGATTGGAGCCTTGCAGCGACGGCAAAGGATCAACTATCTGTGTCAGCAGCTTCTGCTCGCTGTCAGGATTGAGATTGAAGATGCGCGCCTCAAGCGTGCTTGGCGCGATGTTGGTATGCGCGAACACGTGGAAGCGGACGCGCAACGCGCTCAGCTCGATACTGCCTTGGGCACCCTCGACCACGAGACTGATTTTCCTGATCCATTGCTGTGCCATTACGCGATCACCGCCTTCATCTGCCGTAGTAGGTTCGCAGTCTGCCGGTCGCGTTGCCGGTCCGTAAGATCGGCCGCACGCTGCGGATCGGCGACGCCGTTGATATTGATATTCGTCGGCGCATTGACCTGCACGTCACGCGACTGATCAGACGTGTTGTAGCTCACCGGTGACGGCACGAGTGCGGGCGCTGCCAAACTGGCCGACGGTCCATTCGCAGCACTTGCCAGCTTGGCAATGCTCGCCGCTGCCGCAACATGACCTGCCGTCGCAGATTTCGGCGGCACGATATACTGATCACTGACGATCTTCGCTGCCTCAGTCGCGCTGATCTGACCGGACTTCAGCTGCGCCAGCACCTGCGGATATTTGTTGCGCAATTCCTCAACGAGAAAACCCATGTTCGCTTGGTCCGAAGCGGGATCGAGCCCATGTGCGCGTGCCCAGTTCTCGAATGCCACACGGCGCGGACCTGTCCATTGCGCCCAACCAAAGCCGCCACGACTGCCGGGCACAACAGGATTGCGCTCGTTGATACCGGCAATGCCGGACTCCGCGTTGAGGTTACTGACCAGACCAGATGCAGCCTCTACGGGGATGCCCAGCTCCTTGACCAACCTGTCGCGTATATCCGCCTTGCGTTCATCAGTTGCACCGCCACCGCTACCGCCCAGCCATCCCGGCCGATCGCGCCACATCTGCTTGGCCTTGCCGAGCAGTGACGGCTCCTCTTGCTGTTGCTGCGCGCCTTCAGCAGCAGCAGGAATGCCGAGCACGCCGCGTAGCCAACCAGGGATCAGGTCCTCTGCGTTTACGCCCGTCGAGAAAGTCACCAAATCCTTCAACGCTTTCAAGTTGTCGATAAGCGGAATGATCGCATTCTCGTTGAAGTATTTTAGCGCCTCCGTTATCCGCTCGATAGGCGGCCCCCACACGTTCCAATCAATGAAGCCCTTGATGCCGACTTCCTGCCATTTCTGGAATATCGCAACCAAAGCCTTGATGCAGTCGTTTGCCTTCGTAATCGGTGGCCCCCACAGGTCCCAGTCTATAGGACCCTTGGAAATGCCTGTCTCCTTCCATTGCTGATAGCTGGCAATCAGCCCGTCAACGTAGGTTTTCTGCTCCGCCAGCTTTTCGGCAACCGTGCCGAGCACGCCGTCGTAGGCTTTATAGGCCGTGGTAAGAGGGTCGATCACGTTCTCTTTGATGAACGTCAACCCGCTTTTCAGGTTCTCGATCTGCGGTCCCCAGACCGTCCAGTCCACCAGACCACTGGAGACGCCGGTTGCTTTCCACTCGTTGTAGCCGCGAACGAGGTCAACGATCGCTGTCGCGATGCTGGCAAGCAAGATCGGTAGACCGATAATCGGCAGCGCACTCAGCGCCCGCAGCACCAATATGACGCCGATGGTTTCAACGGTTGTCTTGCCGGCCGGCGACAGCGCATCCCACCAATGCTTCAATGTCTCGATGAAGGATTTGACAACGCCTTCAGCGTCGGACACCCATTGCTTGATTTTCGGGATATTCTCGTCGAACCATTTGGTAGCGGCTCGCATAGCCTCATTGAAGGCTGGCCCCCACCGCGTCTGCAGGTATTCGAGGAATGTGTTGAATTGATCGTGCAGCTGCTTGATCAGCCGGTCAGATTCCTCCGCCATCTGGCCGGCTTCTGGTCCGATGCCAAATGCGTTGCGCCGACCCATGGACCGCTGAAACGCAGGGTCCATCAGCGGGTTGGTCAATTGCAGGATGTCCGCCCGCGTTAGGTGAATGATCTCACCCTCTGCAAAGGCTTGCGCCTGCCGACCAGTGCGTATCAGCTCGGCGAAGTGCTGCGAGAGCAGCCGCATCGCCTCGACCGGATCGGTGCCGGGCTTGATACCGAATGTGCCGAATATCGTGCCTGGACGGTGCGCCTCCACGTCCATCATGCCCTCAAGCATGCCACGTGCACGTTCGGCCGTGCCGCCAACCTGCCTGATGGCTTCCTCAAACGACTTCAATCTAGGTGTCGTTGTGCCGATACGATCAGCGGCGTAGGCAGCGCCTGCAATGTTCTCGCTGATCTTGGCCATCGCCGCAGCCAGACCGATGGCCGTGCCGGTCGCAGCAGTTGCCATTTCGGCAAACTTGCTGATCATGCCGGTCAACGTCTTACCGAGCGCCTCGACGCGCTGATGCGAGTCCTTCAACGCATCGGTAAAGCGATTCTGCTGAGCAGGATCGACTTTGAAGCCGAGCGCAACAAGGAACTCTTTGATCGTCGTCGCCATTACTGCTCTTTCAGCGCCTCTTGCAGACGGAACTCGTTTTCCGTATCAACGTCGAGGCAATCGTTCATCTCGGCAATGTCGGCAAGATCGACAGTTCCGTCCAGCAGGCTTTCGTAGCGGCACATGCCCTGCTTGACGGGGCGCATCAACCAATCAGCCTCTGTTGCCATCCGCACGAATGCTAGTGGACGCTTTGACCTGTAGTAGCTGCTCTGTTCCCAGGTGCGGGCTGGGCGGGCATAAAAGACCCGAGGTTGTCCTGCAGCACAGTCATGGTCAACTGCATCATCGCTGGCATGGAAATATCGGTGAACTGTAGTTGATCAGCTGCTTTGTTCCATACCCCGATCCAGTGACCGCTTTGCTCGCGCGACACAACGGACATGCATACGCGAATGACGTAATCGCACTCTTCATCCGAAAGTTCGGAAAGCGACTGTGCCACGGCCTCGAATATCGGCAGCGCCAAGAACGCTTCCCGAGCTGCCGCAGCTTGTTGGTCCTCCGCGTCCTGTTCCGCTGTTCCTTTTTGTTGGACCGGTGCCTGCTGCGGCGTCAGCATGCCCTGCGACATAGCCACGCCCATTTTGGTGATCAACGGCGCCAGACGCCGGGCAACGTGAAACTGCTGCTTGGCGCTCAGTTGCCCGGTGCGGTAGTTGTTGCCGTCGATCGTTACATCAGTTGTCATTCATCCCTCGTTAGTTGTAACTCCCCAACGCACGGTCGATCAGACCGGCATTGAAGCCCCATTCCTGCGTGCCGCCGTCCTTCGCGTAGGTCAACGTCGGCGAACGGCGGAATGCGACCGACCGACACGAGGTCACGTCACCGGACGCAACCTGCGTGATGACCAGCACATTCTGCCCCCACACCGCCGAACTCAGCTGTTGAAAGTCATACATCAGCTGCAAGAGCTGATTGGACGGTGAAGTCTTCAGCAGTCTGATTGTCACGGTGCCCTGCTTGCCGGCATGCAGACTGTGCATCGGCGTGCCGTCGGCACCGATCGTCATGGTATCCTTGTCCTCTGCCTGCTCGATCGTAATGCCTTCCTCGGCAGCACCCGAACCGTTGCCGAGCGAGACGACACCGCCCGGACCGACCAGCGTCGCGTTCACGTCAACAAAGCTGTATGCAACCACCCTTTCCTCCTAATCCAACTGGCGTGACAGAGCTACGCAATTACGGTTGCTGCTGCAGCTCAAACTTGATGTCGTTGAGCGCGTCGTTGACGAGGTCCTTCACATGATCGAGAATCGTCTCGTCGGGGTGCGCCTTGTAGTCGTTGTATGCCTTCTGCAGTTCCGACGCGATGTTGTTCGCGATCTGCGGTATCTTGGCGTTGATGTTCGGCACGATCGCGATCGACGCTGCCGCCATCTGTGTCAGATGCAGGACCATCGTGACGATGCGATCGGTTTCCGGCGACGGCTGCGGTGCTGGATTGGTTGTGCTCATGGGATTTCCCTTTCGGTTCATAGGAAGCGGATCGCTGGGCCGTTCGCGGACCTGCGATATTTGAGGGTTTACGCCGCCCTTGTCGGAGTGGACGGTACTCATCGGTTGACGTTGATGACGACGTTCGCATCATGCACAGCACCAGCGAGTTTCGCCGCGATTTGCATTGTTGTCGCCTTGCGTGCTTCACGATCGGACTGGCTCTGTGTCGCCACTGGCGGCATGAACACGTAGTAACCCTTCGCCAGCGCTTGGTTCTGCTTGAGCAAGCCGAACTCCAGCGAAGAGGTCCAGATGCCCGGTGCCACCAGACCATTGTTGACAGCACGGTCCATCGACTGTTCGGCTGTCGTGGCAAGCTGGTGCATGCCGGGATCGGTCTGCGGTATCTTGGTCGGCGACGTGAAGAGCAGATTGAAGATGTCAGTCTGCACTTGGTTCTGCAGCCAGTCGGTGCCCTGACGCTCATCGAAGAAAATGCCAGACGCCATCTTGGCTTGCTGAATGATCGCCCGGTCATTCATGTAGTTGACGAACACATTGCCGTTCTTGGCATCGATCGCGGCAGCCTGCGTCTCGGTCAACGACTCAGCCGTCACACCCGGCTCCTGCTTGAACTTGAGTGTGATCACCGAGTTGTTCGCGCTGAAGTCTGTCGTGAAGGCGCGGCCGAACATGGACGCAACCGCATAAGGCGATGAACTGCTGTATTGCCAGAATGTCCGGCTGTAATTGGCCGCTTTGAGCAGGTAGCCGAGATCGGTGGTAGAGGTCGGATCGATTGCCAGCGGGTCCTGCACCGTGATCCCGTAGATATGCGTCGGCGAGGCACCTTCGATATAGGCTGCAACCGCTTGACGCTGGACATCAGTCGGCGGCGTGGCGGCAGCGAACATGATCCCGTAGATATCAGCGTTGAGCGGGCTGATCGCCTGGACCGCCGCAACGGGCGTTTCCGAAGGCACGCCGGCAATCGGCGCCGATGCGCCTGATGTCTGTGTCAACGCAAGATCGGTTGCCAACGGTGCGCCGGTCCCAGGATCGGTGGCGTAGCTGACACTGGAAGTTCCGCCACTGGTATGCGACGTGACCTCAAACCGCCCGAGCGTGCCATCCCAAACCGTGGTTGCTGACGGCAGTGCAGTATTGATGATCGTGGCTGCGCCGTTAAGATTGAGGATGCCGGAAAAATTCAGGTTGGTCAGCACATGCGGCGTGCCGTCCACCGAGATCGTCATGCCGCCGGTTGTGATCCCCTGCAGCGTCGTCAGCAACGCCGCTTGCTGCGCCGAATTGAGCACGGCGCCGTTGAGCTGCCCCGCTGTCGCAGTGCGCGCCCAGCGCCCGATGTAGAGGATTGACGGTTGCGGGCTCTGCGAGAAAAACAGATCGGCGGCCAGATACTCCGGCGCCGTTGTACCGAAGTCAGCCGCAACACCGTCGAGCGTCGTATACTGACGGATGCGCGACGCGATATCGATGACAGAAGAATCGCCGATGATGCAGAGCGCACCGAAGTTTCGCGTAGGCGCTGCGATCGGCTGCAGGTTGATTGAAACCTGCACAACATCAGAGACAGATAGACCGATAGGCATTTGCAGTTACTCCTCGTTGAACAGGCAATTTCGTATATAACAAGTGGCAAGACCCGGCTCGGCGCGCTTGGCCGGTCTAGGACGGGCAGCACACGTCAAGGTGCGGCGGGCTTGGCAAGGCAAGTCTGGGCTTGGCACGGCTAAGTCGCGGTGTGGCCGGCAACGCTCGGCATCGCTCGTTGACGCCAGTCCTGGCGCGGCAGCGCAGGCTCGGCATGGCAGGGCAAGACGTGACTAGGACCGATGCGGCTCGGCATGGCATCGCAGGCTATTCGTTGACATTCCAATCCACGGTCACGCCATTCTCGGTTGTGATCGTGCCTTGGCTTGAAGCGATGTCCAGAACGTCGTAGTCGCGGTCTACCGACTGCGCGAGGATGATCGGGATGTCAACGTGATTGAGCCATTGCAGATTGACCTGATCGGGAACCGCCGTCAGCTCGCCGACCTCTGTTAGCTTGACGCCGACCAGCCCGAGCTGTTCGCGGTTCTGATCCACGTAGAAACCATCCCTCAATTGCTCTGCCAGAGCGTGGCAGGCAGGGCCGTAGAGGCTCGCCAGCACCGTGACAGCGGACCAGCGCGTAACCCTGTCTGGCCCCCCTGCAAAGTGCCGGATCACGGGGTAGTTGATCGGTGTGCGGTCCGTGATGCCGAACGCGCACCAGTTGGTCGCAGCAGGCGGCGTATTCGGTGGCTGGTTGGGCGGCAGATGCTGCCAGCGCGGGCGCACCAGCTCGGGCGCTATCCCGGTGATGCCGGCAATCGCATCGTGTATGGCGTCGAGCAACGCATCGTCGGACAGCGGCGTATTGAGTTGACGAAGATAGCCACCCGTCGCCGAGGAATTGCCGCTCATGGTCCGGTATCCGTCAACGCGCCGACATCCTTCGCCACAAGGTCTATCAGCTGGCAAACCGCATGCACGTAGCCTTGTCCGTAGTTGGTGAACGGCTGCACGTTCTGCACCATGTAATTGCGGCCTTGCCACGTGACGACATCGGACTGCGTCGTCTCCGACGGTCCCTCAAGCCGATAGGTTGTCCATAGCTCGATAGCGCCCGATACGTTGACCATGTCAGGCATCATGTTCAACGTGCGCCCGCTCATAGGCTGGACCACACCGACTACCGTTGTCGTGCTCGGCTGCAGCGCGACCGTGCGCCCGTGCGTATCGGTGATCTGCCGCGTGCGCGTGACAACAAACGAGTCAGCCAGATCAGGATCGGCGAGGATTTCGGTAACGTCGATCTCTGCCACAAGTTCAACTCCGGATGACGTAAGTGATGGAGTTCCGCAGCTGCGCAGTATCGATCAGCGGCTTCAAGTTGGTGGCGCCCCATTGGTAGAGATCAACACCGCCTTGCTCCAGCTTGCGCAGGCGCCGCCGCCCGGCTTGCGTCTTTCGCAACCGAGCCCGCACAGTGCGTTCGGCGAGTGGTGGCGACAATCCGGCAGTGATCATCCGCTTGACGGCATTGGTCGCCATGAAGCCTACAGCACCAAGTTGCTTCAACATCTGCTCCAACTGCCCTTCAAGTGCGTTTTCCGCCGCGCGACGCAGACCGGCTGTCGTCTTGTCCTCAACGGATTTCACACCGGGCACGAGGAACGGGCGGGCAGGAATGTTGCGCTCAGGCGAACCATGCTCATGCACGTAGCCGAGCAATGCGTTGAGCGTCACGCCATCCTTGCGCGGATTGTTCGCCGCAGGAATGCCAACATAAACCTTCGCGCGTGTGAGCTGACGAATTGACTTCAGCACTTCGTCAACATGGTCCGTTACAACGTGTGGTGGTTGCGCCACGAAAACCTCGATCGGTATATATGAAGTGGCATGGTATGATTCGGCTCGGCAAGGCTAGACGAGGGCTGTCCTGGCAGGCTCGGGTTTAACATCGCAGGGCACGACGAGGCAGGGCATCGCAGGCTCGGCATGGCAGGGCGACTCAGGTCATCGCCGGGTTCGGCTTGGCAGGCTAGGCTCGTTGACGCTGGTCGTGGCTCGATGGGGCAGGGCTGGCGGGGCAAGGGATGTGGTGGCTTTTCGCGGCAAGGCTTGTCTCAGCAGGCTTGGCTCGGTAGCGCCTGATTAGACAGGTCAACGCTACGCATGGGCTGGCATCGCAGGCATGTATCGGCTAGGCGAGTCCAGATCAGGCGAGACGATGCACGGTATCGCAGGCTTGGTTGGGCCACGCAGGGCTAGACGTGGAACGGCAACGCAGGCGTGTCCAGGGTCGGCAGCGCCGGTCGGGGCCGCTCCTGGCAAGGCTGGGCAGGCGTGACACGGCAACGCACCGCAAGTCGTGACGTGGTTCGGCGCGGCTCATTCGAGCACGCCGGGCCATGCCGGTCCGAACGTTGGACCAAGTTGAACATCAGGACCACCAAGTTGCGTTCCGCCCATACCGGCAAGGCGCATCAGTCGATAGAAGCGCGTGCCGTAGTTGGTCAGGTTCCATGCGCCGGCATTCTGCTCCAGTCCGGCTTGCGTGTCGTAGCTGATGGAGACGGCGCCAACACTCTTCGACGCCACAACGCCGCTAACCGGCGAGCCGGGCACACCGCCGCTGTCGGCTGCCTTTTCGTCGCGTCGGCTCAACACGATATTGTGGGCCGTGAACAACGCCATGGCGAGATCGCGATAGTTCGCCCAGATCATCGGGTCGAGCGCCTTGTCGGCAATGTCGAGCCACGCCTCAACCTCGCCATCGACAAACGCGGCCGGATCACGGAACGCCGGAAACAGCGCGCGGAACTGAGTAGCTGATAGCGCTGTCATACGCGGCGCACCTTCGTCGCGTGATAGCTGTTACCCTCGTGCGTGTTGATCGTGGTGCCATGGACCGAGTGGACAGTCTGCGTCCGGCCGCCGCCTTGCGGCTGGATTTGGTGGCCCGGCTTGATCCCATGGCGCCGCGCCTCGGCACCCCGCAGTGACTGCGAGGCAATGCCACGTCCAATGTTCCGAGCCGCCGCGCCACCACCACTACCACGCGTCTGGGCAGCTTTGCGCGCGCCCTCGGCAGTGCCAGAGTCGCCCTTTGGTGCCTTGACTGCGCGCTGGGTGCCCTCGGGGCGTGGCAGGTTCATTCCCACCTGATCCATTGCCCACCGCAACTGCGCGGCACGATCGCCGGTTGGCCGCATGGGCGGCGCTTCCTCGGCTTCCTTGATCTGATCGAGCGCATACTTGAAGGAATCGCCGATCGACAGGAATCGGCGTGCATCCTTGAAGGCGCCCTTGAAGAAAGCGCGCTTGTCACCAGACAGCTGCACGCCGATGGCATCAACCTCCTTGCCCTCCGGACGCATCGGCGGGGCTGCACGTGCGCCACCGCCGTTGTCTTCATCCTTGGCGAATTTGCCCATCAGTTTCTCCATCAAGTTCTGCAGCGGCAGGTCCTGTGAGTCCACGCCGCTGATCTTGCCCTTGTTCTTGCTCGCATAGAAGACCTGTTCGCCTTTCTCCGAGCCGTACTGCTCCTTCATGTTGGACATGATCTCGGAGCCTTTTTCCGTCAGCGGCATGTTGAGCCTCCGTTACGGCGCTTGTTCGAAGTCACCGCCCGTCGGCCCGAGCGCGCGGCGGACGCGGTTTTGCCGATCGCGGCGGACCTCCGTCGCTGCGTTCTGCTCTTCCTGATCCGCTGCCATCTCCGCCAGCCGGCGCCGATGGTTCTTGCGTTGCTCGATCTCCGCTGCCCGCGCGGTCCCGGCCATCGGCGGCAGCGGTTCCGGAGGGTTTGCCGAGTGCGCCTGCAGAAACCAATGGTTGGCGTCTTCAGGCGTCACGTCGTAGAAGCCAGGCAGCCCACAGTTGGTGCCGCGTTCGGTGAACTCCTGCGTCGTGTGATCGTCGCGCACGAGGCGGAAGTTCTGCACGATCTGCACGCGCACCATGCCTTCAGGCGTGTCGGTCTGATCGGACGGAGGCTGCATAGCAGCCTCTTGATTCCCGGCAGCCGCAGCTTCTTGCAGACCAGCGTCGGATTGCTGGGGATTGTCGCTCATATCAAACTCCCGTTTGTTGAAGAACTAAACGAATGGCGTAATAGGGCGCCCACCTTTCAGTTGTTATCGGTGTTTGGGGGCCGAGCACCCTACCCAAATTCGTTGATCACAGACCGTCGCGGTAGCCGATCGTCTCCGGGTAGACGATCTCGACAACACCGAGACGCCCGAAGTAGGTGGTGATCTGCCAAATGCTGCGATACTCAACCGGCGTATGCTGCAGCGGCACGAGGGGATAGCGGATACGGTCGCGATCCTTCGTGTATGCAACCATGCGGTTGGTGCCGCTTGCACCCGCACCGGTCAGCCACTTCACCGGCTGGATGTTGAGCGGACGCCCGTAGCTCGCGTTGGTCAACGAGTTGTTACGCAGGAACTCGATGATCGACACGTTACCAGCGTCGGACACCTTGTTTGACGACAGAGCCGAGAATGCCAGCGGCGGCAGCCTGAGTTCGGTCGGCACGAGTGCCATACCTGACGCTACCCAGGTTGCAGTCAGCAGCTCGTTGACATCCTGCAGAATGTTGTCAGGTGTCTTCGTCAGAACGCCCGCTGCCGAAACCCATGCCGTGTTCGGCGTGCCGGTGCCGGTAGCTGAAACGTTGGCTGGCGTGATCAGCGGACTGTTGAACATGCCGAACTTGCCATACGTGGTATCGCCCACGTAGACCATTTCGTCAACATCCATCTGATACTTCAGCTTCATGCCGTCGTATTTCTGGGTGTCAACAGGGCGGCCGATCTTGGCAGCCGACTCAAGTTCCATCAACGTCCACTTGAGTTCAAGCCCCCACGGTAGCAGCGGGTTCGTCACCTTGCCGATATCCAGGGCAACGCCGCTGATCGCGTTGGAGTCCTTGCCGATCCACGCCTTACCTGTTGGCGTGATGCCACCAGGAGACGCGAACGATGACAGCGTGAAGGACGATACCTCGTCTGCGATCGTCACGTCTTCACGCAGATCGATATCGCGGCCCCACGTCACTGCAACAAGCGGCTCGTGCAGCGACTGGTCGAGACGCTCCAGCTCACCGATCAGGAACGCGCCAGTGGAGTCAATGGTGAACTGCGACGCGTTGTCGAAAGTCATGAAGTTGTCAGTTGTGAAGTGGTTGACCCACTTCTGATCGTCATCGGTCGGGCGAATCAATCCCGGCCGCGACAGCATGGTTGAGTCCGCGGAGCGGACGGGCTTGCTCGCGTGCATGTTGTGCTAAACTCCTGTATCGCTATGAAGATCAGGCGCCGAAGTTGACGCTGATTTCGACGTTGCCATTGGCGTCCGCCGGTCCCATGAAGGACGAGCCTGGAATAACGAGGCCCGTGCCGCCACCGTTGTCCGCCTCGAAACCGCCCGTGATATGCGTGCCGCTCGGCGCAGCCGGCCAGAAGAACACCGGACTGCCCTTGACGGCTGCAGCCGAACCGGACAGCAGCACGGTCATGTAACCGAACCGCAGCACGTCGCACGGACCATCAGGCGCAGGCGTAGACGTGCCCAGCGGGTCCTGACTGTTGTTGGTCGGGAACGGACGCGCAAGCAATCCGTAGATGCTTGCAGCCACGTCACCGGACGCTGCGACCATCCGCATACGGCCGATCTGGCCGGCAGCGGAGTTGATCACGAGGGGAATGCCGTAAGCGGTCGGATGACCGGCTACGCCAAGCGGTGTCAACGCTGCCGGTTCGATGATCGCATGGAAACCCCTGTTGACCTCGCCGGGGATTCCAGCCGGCATACGAGTGAGGTAAGCAACCACTGTCTTTTATCCTTTCACGATAATGGTTGATCAGCGCGCAGCACCAGCGTAGAAGTCGCGCATACGCTTGTTGATGTCTGCCGGCGTCGGCGTCTTGGTGGAGAACCCGTTGCGCTCACCATTGGCGCCGAAGTGCGGCTGGGTCGCGCGACCGGCATTCTGCTGCGCGATCAGCGACGATGCTCCGGTGAACACTGTACCGATCGTGTCGCAGGTCATGGAAGCGTCGTGGAAGGACTTGGGTAGCTTGCCGTCCATGACTTGCTCGATTGCCGCCTTGCCCTTGTCGGTGCCCTTGGAAGCCTCCAACGTGCGGCGCCGGAAGTTGCACATGGCGTCGAACGTTGTGCGGGCCGGCGAGGCAGCGTCGAACGTGATCAGCTGAATACCGGGCATCAGGATTTCAGCCTGCGATAGCATGCGCTGGAAGCCATCGCGCATTGACGAGCTGTCGCCGACCATCGCGCGCCGATCGCCTGTATGGGCACGATCGCCGCTGCTCTTGTCGTCATCGTCGCCGTTGCCTTCATCAGCAAAGCGACGATCGCCGTTGGGCTGCTCACTGCCGGGCTGCTCACCACCGCCCTCGCCGCCTTCATCTTCTCCGGCAAGCATGGCGAGCACCTGTTCAACCTGATCGAGCCGCGCCTCAAGCGCTGCGACGCGATCACCTTCCCCGCCGTTGGCGGGACCATTGCTGTTCGACACGGCAGGCGGGTCTCCTCCGTTGCCATTGCCATTGCCGTTCGGCAGGTCCGGCTTTTCCTCCGACGCCTTGCCACCATGCACGTTGATCGTGACATGATGCTTGGCGTTGTCGGGGCCGCTCTCCAACGGCGTATCGTCGTCACCGGACAGCACTTCGCCCATCAGCTCCGGGTCCTTGCTGAGTTCGGTGACAGCGGAAAGCACTTCGTCCTTCGTGACCGCACGACGAATGCGGTCCTTGAACATTCTAACGCGACTGGCCATGTCTTGTTCATCTCCTATGGCACAACGTGGACCGCAACGCCCTTTATCGACGAGCGCCACGTGGTTTCCTACGATATTACGCTGCCGTCCCTGTCCCGGCGCGGTCTGCAAGTATTCGGCGTCGTAGCCAGCCGAAACTTCCCGCTTGCCATCGCGGACGGCGTCGATGGCAGCCTGATCTTGTACCAACAGGTCCGCATACATGAAGGCATTGTCGTATTGCAGACCGTCGCCGCGCCGGGGATTGAGCACAACGCCAACCGATTTCTGTCGCCACAGGAGCGGCGTCACCTTGCCTTCGCGCGGATGTTCATCAACAATCGGTTTGCCGTTGAAGGATGCAATCGTGTCAGGGCGGAATACCTCTGCCTCGTCACGCGTGATGTTGACCAAACCATCAGCGCCGGGCTCGACAGGGATTTCGCCAGGACCGTAAATCTGCGAGCCGGTGCGTGCGATCGGCACGTTCCTGCATAGCAGGAAACCCTCCGGCGTCAACGACTGCGTGTCGCCAAGCGATTCCGTCGTGAAGTAGTCTCGCACCCGATCAAGGGTAGCGCGATCAACAGTCGTTGACATCGTTGTCCTCGATATGGATTTCCGGCATGGGCATCTGCAAAGATGGCAGCGGCGGCAACGTCGATTGGTTCGTCGCGACAACCTGTCCCTTGTATTCGCGCTGGGCTGCCTTCTGGATCGGCAGCCGGTTGCATGATGTCATCCGCGAATTGTCGAGCCCGATCCGCTTGCCGCGCGAGCGGACGGACGCAGTAGGCAGGTGCATACGATCGGCGATCTCACCCCACTCCATGCCCTGCGACTGATACCACCGCAACTCGTTGTCGCGATACGGCCAGTGGGAATTACGATGCGGCATTCTGTTCAACCTTATGGCGAACCGCACCGATGATCCGCCTGATTTCCGCGAAATCGGTGCCCTCGTAATCGTTGACGACCGCAAGACCGACCGGCCAGCACTCGGCTTCGAACAAGCCTTTCATCGCAGGCTCTAGCTGCATGTTGTCGGTCAGCCAGCAGACGCGCTCGATCGCGCCGGTCAGGCAGAACTCAACGGCATCAGGCGCCCAAGGCTTGACCACCGCGCCGTGCGCGTTCCTCGCCGCTGTCTTGCGGCACCAATGTTGCGGTTTGTCCAACACTCGTGCTGTCTCGTCGATCAGCTGTAGGAGCGTTTCGTGCCTGCTCATAACTTACCTCTCGAATGCGGGTCGGAATGCCGATACGGTATTCGAGCCATTGTTGAATATCGAATGCTGCCGCCAAGCTGCGATCGTAATCGCGCGGCAACCACGAGGACTCGTATTGGCAGCACTCAATGACGAAGATCATATGTATTGGTCCGGTAAAACAGGCTCCGCATAGCAGCGGCAATTGTAGATCGCGCCAGGATGCGCGCGCACACCGGACGGATCAGCAATCGGCGGATCGGTCCATGCGTGGAAGGTGCCGTCAAGTTTGCGATGGCTGCCCATCGGCAGCGTGTTGAGTTTGGCGAAGTTGCGAATGCCCAGCTCGGGGCGCACCTTGTAGTCACGCGATGACCGCCAGATGTAGCCGGTCGAGCCGATCTGCTTCGCACGTGCCATCGTCAGCATTGTTGATGCACGCGACGTTTCCGTGCGCGCGATCAGGTTGGCACGTGCCTTCGTCACTTGCCCTGTCAGCATTATCTGCTTGACGATCTCGCTCGCACGTTCGCCACCGTATAGGTTGCCGATTGCGATGTCGTGCACGCGCCTTGCGGCTTCAAGCGGCAGTGACGTGATAAGGTTGACCTGCTGATCCATCAGCAAGTTGAGGTCCTCACCGATCGGTGTGTTCAACAGTTCGTGCCGCAGCGTCACTCCCATGAAGCGAGAGTATTTGATCCAAGCCGTTCGATCGCGGCGCTCGACATCTGCCAGCATGCGGCGTGCCACTGAGCGAGCCCAAGGGCGAAGCAGATCGGAATACCGTTCCAGAATACGTTGCAGAGTGTCCAGATCGGCGGCATTATCGGGCTGCATACCGTTGACGAGAGTTTCGATGGCGTTGGCAATCTTTCTGAGCTGGGCTCCATAATATCGCTCCGAGTTGCGTATCTTGGCGAAGGCTGCCCGCTCTTGCTGGGTTTCCTGATAAGCGTCGAACGTGCCAACGCGATCAAGCATGTCACCGCCTCTTCGACCATCTCTGCCTGATTTGCTTCAATGCGTCTTTGCCAGGATGGGCATCGGAGGTTTTCTTGTCCTCCTTTTCATCCTCATGCGGATCGTAGACCAGCTCTTCGCCGAAGTAGACTTTCGGTGCTTCTAAGAAGCGGTCCGGTATCTCGTCCTGCTTCTTGTCGTCTTCGTCATCGTTCATTTCATCACCACCTTCACGCGATAACGTGTCTTGCCGGGGCTTGGTATTTCTTCAAGCGACAGCACCTGAAAGGACCGACCATGCTCAAGCAGCACTTCGTTCTCTTTACCAAGGCCGATCGAGCCGCCCCAGGCCAGAGCGGGGCTGCCTTTCTTGACGCCGATTTCAACCTGCACGTCATTCCCCGAAAACGCCGCAGCGCTGGCAAACGACGTTGATACAAAGCCGTCCCACTGGAAGGATGACGGCAGTCCCTTCGCCAAGCGTTCCTTGATATCTTCAAGAGGAATGGTCTGCTTGCCGTTGGCAGTCACCAACGGCAGACCACGATGCACAACCATGTCCTGAGTTGTCAGCGCCGCATCTTCCAAGAAGGCTGCGTCAATGGCATGAATTGCGTCGATGTAGTGCTGCGACGCGCTCTGCGGATGCCGCAATGCACCGTTGATGCCGCCCGAACTGCCGATGTAGGTTTTGCACGCGGCTCGTTGCTCAGGATGCTTGTTCCAATAACCCTGCTTGGCAGTCGGCATGACCGTACGCGCTTTCTCCTGGTCCCAGGAGCTGGACTCGTTGCGCGTCGCATTTTCGAGCACCGCCATGCCGGCTTTCCAGCTCGGCGGAGGATTGCTCGGAGCGATGACAGTTGATGCCGGCTTCGACGGTGTTGGGCTTGGACCGGCGCCCAGCGCTTTCAACAGCTCAGTCTTGTACTTGATCGAGTAGCCGCCAGTCGGCACAGGCTGCGCTTGCAGTGCGGCTACCTTTTCGTCTTTCGGCTTCGACGACGATGCGATCGAATACAGGTTCTTCTGTATCTCCGATTGCTCGTTGGGCTTGGGCAGCTCGGGCTCGGGCGCTTTCTCCGGCTCGGGCTTCTTCTCTTCACCGCCCGGATGCTCAAACATCTTGGGCTGACCAAGCGCCTTCAACGCAAGGTTGGCGTAGGACTTGACTGCCTGCGGGCCTTGCAGCGCAAACTTGACGATGGCGTCCGCCTTCGCCTCGGCACTGGCATTCGGATGCGCAACCGTGTTGTAAATCTTCTTCTGCGATTCATCCTTGGGCGAGGGCAGCTTTTCCTCTGGCTTCTTCGCGCCCGCCGTCTTCGCTGAAATAACGCCGTACATCGCTGCAACGTGCGGACTGGTGATCGGCAGTGCTTCGTAGACTTTGCTGGCGTATTCCGTCGTGTAATCTTCGGGGTGCGCGATCACGTCCGGCGCATACTTTTCGGCGTCTTCCTTCGTGACAATGTTGCCAGCCTTGGCCGGCTTCGCCTCGGGCTCTGCTGCCTTGGGCGGGGAAGGGGCTGCCGGAGCCTCTGGCTTGGCTGCCTGGCCGCCTTTCGCCGTCGCCTTGCCGAGTATGCCCGGCGTGTGCCCGACGTGCTGCTCAAGCGCCTGTATGATCTTGTTGGCATACGTCGCGACGGTCGAGTGCGCGTGACCGCCGGCAATCGCCTTGATCTTTTCCGCGATCTCTTCCGGCGAGGCGCCGCTCTTGGCGGCTTTCTTCAATTCGGCGACAGGCTTGGTGAAGTATTTGGCGGCAGACTTCGACGTGATGTCCGGCGCCTCGAAACCCTCGGTCAATGCCGCCGCCTCGCCCTTGGCGATGAACTGGCCGCCCTTGCTCGATCCCGCTGGCGCCTGCGGATGATCGGCCGGGTCGAAGTCGTCGAGGAAGTTGATGTCAATCGTCAGCCGATCGTTCGCCAGCGCCTTCAACAAGCCAGCCTTGTACTTTTCCGCGAAACCGCCCGAATAGGTTTCGAAGTCCTGCAGCTTCGCGCGCTTGTCCTTCGGTGACAGTGAGCTGGTTGCGATCTTGTGCATCGCCTGCTGCGGCTTCGATTGCGGGCTCGGTTCCGGTAGCTCAGGCTTTGATGCCTTCGGCGCAACGGCGGATGGCTTGTCAGGTGCGGTAGCCGACTGGTCGAGGATCGGCTCGATATGGTGCAGCTTGACCTTCGTCAGCCCGCCTGTCTGTTGACCGCTGTAGTTGTATTCCGGTATTTCGACATCCTCGTTGCCGATGTAGCGGAACTTGCTGCCATGCGGTAGTAGCAGCTCGCGCTCGCTTTCCCAGCTGTTGACATTCGGATGCGAGACATAGAGCGCGGGGGCGCCCTTCGGCAGCTGCATGTGGATCAGATCACCCTTGCCGCCCCTGGCAAAGTGCGTGGCGCGTTTCGGATCGATCGTCGTTGACAGGAAGCCGGGATACTCGAATGTATCACCCTCCTTGCGCGAGCGTATGGCTTCGCTCTGCGGCCCATGAATGCCGCGATAGGCATGCACGTCATGCGGCAGCTTGTGCGCCATGACAGCGGCCTGCAGCGTCTCAGCCTCTTTCGCCGCCTTGGGATTAGTCGAGGCGCCGCTCAGATGGTTGTTGATACGCTTGTAACCATCGGGGCTGGTCCACTGGTTGATGACACCTTTCGCCGCACTGCTCACGTCCGACAGATCGTCGAGGCTCTTGCCGAGTTTGTGCGAACTCTCCGACAGCGCGTCCAGCTTCGCTGGTGACTTGACCAGTTCCTTCAACTCAGATGGATCGGTGCCGGACGCCTTGCCTTCGCTCGCCTGTTCCTTGGGTTTCGGGGCACCCAGGAACGCATGAGCAATCTGTTGATCCGTGTGGTTGTGGAACTGGTCGGGCAGGTCGGAGGGGTGCGCCAGCAACACAGCTTCCGATTCCCAGCCGTGATCCGCTGGCGTGCCACCAGTCCGCTTGGCATTATAGTAGCGTATGTTGCGCGTCGAACGTTCCACGTCACCCGCGACACCCGTCAGCTGCAGCTTGAGCCCGCTTTCCTCATACGCTTCCTTCAGCGCAGTGCCTTTCGGCGACATGCCCTTTTCGACACCGCCACCCGGAAACGTCGTGTTGAACTCGCCGAAGTTCTCTGTCGGCTTGACGATCCACACGCGACCGTCCGGCTCCTTCACGATGACGGCTGCCCCTTGGCGTTTGCCTTTCGGCAACGAGGGCAGTGCAGGCTCGTCGAACTTCGACTCGTCAGCCAGCTTTTCCCAACCGTCATTGTCTTTCGGCGGCGTCCATGACTTGAAGGCAACGCCGTGCAAATCGCCTTCAGGTGGCGTCTGCTTGGTGAACTCGTGCAGGCCCGACTTGGCAACCTTTTGCGGTTTGGCGCTTGCGCTGCCTTCACCCTTCTTCGCGAACTCGCCACTCTTGGCGCGTGGATGCTCAGCCTCTTTGAAGGCTGGGGGCGCGTCGCGGTAGAAGATATCGATCGTGGTGCTCATTTCTTCGGCGGCTTCGTCCGCTCCAACAAGCGTTGCAGACCGGCACGTGGATGCTCGTCACGCTGCGGTTTCGATCGCGGCTCGCGCGGCTTCGGGCGCGTATGCCGCGACGGTTGACCTTTACTCTTCGTCATTCGTTGTGGTTAAGCCAGCCCATACACGTCGGTCCTGTCATTCCCAGTCGGAATGAAGATCAAGCCGCCCGACTGCACTGGGCGGTTGAACTTTGAATGCAGGTATTGAATGTTCCAATCCTGCGAGCGCCACAGCGGGCGCAACCGCTTCGATCCGTCAGGACGCGTGTCGAAATGCTCGGGATCATAGACAACGAAGAAACCGCCCGTGACTTCCTTGTTCGCATTGCCATACGGAAAGCAACAGACCAGCAACGCAGAGTTCTGTGCCTGCCCATCCGAGATCGACATGAAACCGCCCGGCATGCCGCCGGAGGGTAGCGCAGCGTTCGGCGATGCGATCTCGTCGGAGTAGGCCAGGAATGTCAACTGCCCTTGCGCATTAATTTGCCACGCACGGACCGGACCGTTCTCACCGCAGCAGAAAACCATTGGCCCATGAAGCTGACTGACGTAGAAGACTGGGGTTGAGTGGGCGTGGTGCGTTCTTTGTGCGAAGTCGATGTTGAGCTGTGTAAGGTCGGTTGGCGTCGGCGAGATGTCGAAGCCGGGGAAGAACGTCCACCAGATGATTGACTTGGCTTTCGCATAGTTCCTCCTGATACCATCAGGTGTTGCGAAATCCGATAGCTTCGTGTTGCCGAGATTGCGCTCGTCGAGCACCGTCAGAATGCCATCCTTGCCGGCATAGAGCAGCAAGTGGAATTGCTCGATCCTGAGCACGCCGGCAGAGCCTTCGTCCTGATCGGTCCAGCCACCGCCAGTGCCGGCCGCAGGGGGCGCCAGCGCCTGCTTAGGCGCGTCTGGCAGGGCATTGACCGGCGCGTCGCCCTCCGGCATGCGCAGCATTTCATTCGACGGGCGCGGCGCGTTCAATGTCGTTGCCACCGAAGCGGGATCAAGCCCGGCGCGGCCGGGATCGGTGAACCGCGCGAACCACTGCACAGCCTGCAGCGAGCCCATGGTGGTTGACGACGCGGGCGGCGTGTAGTGCAATTTCGTGCAGCACTCGCCGAACTCTGTCACCCCGTCGAATGCGCCATTGCCAGCGACGAAGTAGATATTGCCGTCATCGTCCGTTGCCGGCGCCTGTCCGGCCATCCATATCCCGCCGCCCTGATAATGCGGGCTGTTGTTCCACACCGCTGCAACGCGGAACGGCGCTGTCAGCAACGCCAGCACCCAGCCATGATTGTCGGAGGACGACTCAGCGCCCGCCGCGAACATGGCAATGATCGATTTCTGACCGCCTGTTTTTATCAACGCCAAGCCGGCACGCTGCTTGCGGAACACCGTGCCGAGTTTCATCGACGGCAGACCGTGCCCTGGATTGAAGGTCGCACCGGACAGGTCGAGCGGCGGCGCCGCATCGCTGCCATCCGACGCCTTGATCGCCCGCGCCATGTAACGCGCATTCTGCAATGTACGATCGGGGCTGGTCCACACAACGAGATAAATGATCTTAGTATCAGGATCGACAACCGGCGTGCTCAGGATGCCGAAGTTGTCGTTGGTCTGGTACATGTCAAACGCTTTGGAACCTTTGATCGGCCGCCCCAGCTTGAAGGTCCAGAGAACTTCGCCGGTCCCTGCGTCGAATGCCCAGAGGCCGTCTGACATAGACGCTTGTATTGCGATGTCGTGGCGCAGACCATCACGGGTTGTGACGTTCGGAACAATGAGCGTTTGCGCTTCGCTGCCGCGAGCATCACCCTCCATCTGAAAGGAGTAATAGCGTCGAATGCCGCGCTGCCGGACGTTGTCTTGGTTGAGGACATTCTCACGTGCATTCCAACTCGTGCGGTTGTTGTCATAGGACGCGGTCAGCACCGGCGCGAATGCAGGGCTGGTCGGTTGCGCTTCCGTGTAGCGGCAATACAACGGCACCAGCGACAGAGCAGCGGAGCGCAACAGGAGATCACGTCGCTTCATGCAACACCGTCCACCATTCTTCGAACAACGCGCGAGCCGCCTCCATATCTTCCGTGGCCTCTCGCACACCGATTATCGCGCGCAGTAGCAGCGCCGTACCACCATCGGCCGCCGGCCATGCCGCAATGACCGCGCCGGGCATCATTTGCACCCAAGCCCATTGCCTTTGCGCTTCATAGTAGCGCGCAAAGGCAATGGATAAAATGTCGATCGGCTCACTGTGCCGCTGCATTGATCAGATCGCGGACACGGCGATAATCGCCTCTGACAGTCATCATGGAGTTTTCGTGCGTGAAGTAGATCGTAGTGTAATCTTCACTCCATGCACACGGCTTGATCCGGCTGATCGTGCTGACGAAGATCGTCACCGAGCCTTCCGTCGTGTGACCGTTCGGGCTGGCCTCCAGCAGTTCAACTGTTTTGAGCATTGGCAATCTCCTCGACAATTGCGGCTGCCGCACTTGCAGGATCGGCCGCTTCCGTGATCGGCCGTCCGACCACGATCCAATCCGCTCCAGCTGCTGCAGCGTTTCGCGGTGTCGAAGGCCGGGCTTGATCGTGCGCCATGGCAGTGCCCGGCCGTATCCCCGGCACCACGAGATTGACGCTGGCGCCGAAGTGCCCGCGCAGGTCCGCGACCTCGTGCGGGCTGCATACGAAGCCGCGCGCGCCAGCCTTGTATGCCAGCTCGGCAAGCCGGCGTACTTGGACCGATGCGCCATCCTCAACGCCGATCGATCGTAATCCGGCGTTGGTCAAGCTGGTCAATACTGTGACCGCCAGCACTTCTGTCGCACCGCCCACCACATTGCAGGCAGCCTTGATCGCATCACTACCGGCCGATGCGTGCACCGTGATGAAGGCAGGCTGCAGTGGCATCACCGCCCGAACCGCACTTGCCATCGTGTTGGGAATATCGTGGAACTTCAAATCGAGCATGAGCGGTCGGCCACCGCACAGCTTCAGCATATCCCAGCCGGGTTTGGCATGTGCCAACCAGAACTCCAACCCGACCTTGAGCATGCCAGCATACAGCGCCGTGGTTTTCGCCAACCATCCGGCGCGGATGAAGTCGTCTGTGTCCAGAGCGACAATCAAGCCGCACTTATCGCCCGCAACTGGCATTCATCTGTTCCTGATCCCACTCGGCAACCATGGCCAGCACGATCGCCTTGGCGTTCGGCTCTGCTCTCCATTGCCTGTCCTGCAACACAGCCAGAGCCTCGCACCATGACAGCCCGCCACGCTCATGCAACCGCCGCAGTGACTGTCTGTGATTGCGCTGCGCCTGCTGTTCGTGCGGCGCGATCATTTTCCAGGGGATACCGGTTGAATGATACCCCGGATGGTCGGCAACACGAAACAGGTTCGGCAGGACATCAGCCATAAGTCTGCTCAGGCTTGTTCTCGCGCAGGAAGTCACTTTCCGCGTGCGCCGCCGCAAGCGCAATCTTCATCTTTTCCATGTTGAGCGGATCGGCAACCAGCTCGTCGGCTGTCTCACGTGCCCGAGCATGCAGCTTGTCGAGCCGCGCCGTGAACTCCGTAGTGTCCATCACAATCCCCATTCATCAGAGCGAAGATGTTGCGGCGCCGTGTAGTAGACATTCAACCGAAAGGGAATGCGGGCAGTCGCAGACGTGTCGTAGCTGCGCGCCCATAGTTCATGCCAGCCACGCTTGACCGTGTGATCATAGACGTGATCGGATCGGCCGGCTGCCAGTTCGCTGCCGTCCGGCGACTTGATCATCATCTGCACGGGGAAGTCAGGCGGCTTGCCGTCGTGCGTCATCATGCGCAACGACAGTTCCGTGCCTTCCTCGGCCCAGACGCGTCCAACCTTCTGCGGCACGGTGCCGAACAACGGCGCGATGTCGAGATCGTCCGCACCGTTGAAGTCCTGGCTTGTCGCGCGCGGTGGGCGTTGCTGCACCATGCGGCCTTGGTACTCGGCACGCGACCACATACCGTAGCCTTTGCCGTTGCCGGCCGGTGGCACGCCCAGCGTCACGCGACCGTTCGCATCGGTCCAGGCGTTCTGCTGGTTATGCCCATTGAAGTCGTGCAGCTGCGTGTGCGCGCCGAAACTCGCGGTTTGCACCGTGACCGTGCTCCACTCGGGATTCCAGATGTCATTGGACAGCACGACAAGCAGGCCGGGCGAACCGATGCGCTCGAATGCGAAGACGCGCGGGTTGTCGGTCGGACGCGGGATCGTCGGACCACCCGCCAGCGTATGAGCGCACCAACATAAGTTCTCGATCTGATGCTTCAAGCCGTAGCAGTTCGGCTCCATTGCCCAGTCGCGATAGTAGATGCACGGCAAGCCTTCACCACCGAGCAGATGCGCGTAGCCGAGTTCCTTGTTGAAGACAACAGTAGCAAAGCCGTTGACATCGGAGTCCATGGACTCAACGAATGGCACAGCCTTCATTGGATTGTTGCCGATCATGCCGCGACCAGCAAGGCTACTCATGTTGAAGGTGCCGCCCTGGTTGCAGAGTGGCATGGCAACGTGGTAGTGGTAGTCAAAATCCGCAGCAGACGCCAAACCATGAACTTGCTCAACCCACCAATTGGTACCGAGCCCGCCCCACCAGCTGTCACGGCTGCCTGATGCGAACTCGCCGAAGAACCACTTTCCCGTCATTGCACCAGACGACATAAACCGCTTCATAAATCCGACGTTCATGCCCTTCATGTCGTCGAGGCGGGCGCCGTCTGCATCGAGCGTGCGGAACAGCCAATCGCCGGCATCGATTAGACCGTGCGCGACGTAGTTGTCCGGCTTACCATTGATCGGGCAGAGCTGATCGCCAAATGCGAAGTCATCTTGAGGCGAGGGAACAGGGTCCTCGGGCACGCGCGGCGGGGCGCCACGAAAGCACGGCGGGTCCTTCGGGAAGCGTCCCAGCCCCTTCTGTGTAGCGCTATCGTAGCGGTAGACGCCGTTGTGCCCGCCCATGCGCTGATGCATCACGTGGTCGATCAGAACATTGAGTCCGTTAGCATGGCAAATAGCCACAGCTCGGCGCAACTGATCGGCGTATCCGAACCGGGTAGGAACTCCTCCGAACTGACCAGTATTCTTGGAACCGATGTCGTAGTCGTCATAAACGCCGTAGCCGTCCGCACCTGGGAAGTGCCCGGCGTTGGTCTTGAGTGGTTGAGGAAACAGAACATCGGTGATCCCCCACTCTGCCCACTCATGCGCCAGCGACCCTATCTTGTCATACCAAAAAGGAATGCTATCGTCACCGTCCAGCGGACAAGGAACTGATATGTTGTATTTCTGTCTGTAGTTCGCCCACATGAGAATCCTGGGAGGCATTATCTCAACTCCGCTGATTTCCACGATCTACCTTCCAGAATAGCCTGAATAGTTCCTTTGCTCACCCCATACAAAGCCCCGATCTGCGATCGAGACATTCCTTCGATCAACCGTATCTCGCGAACTTGAGCAAGCGTAAGAACCGCTTTACTGCCACGCTCTCCGCTGTTATCAGTTCCGTGCAACCGACGATCCTGCCAGTTCTCGCTCTTGGTTTTCCAAACCAAATTTTCGTAGTAGTTGTCGGCTGATTTCCCGTTCTTGTGCGCGGCTTCGTGTAGCGGCGTTGGAGGGGGTCCGACAAACGCTTCTAGCACCAAGCGATTCACCCGCTGCCATTTAGGCGGCTTCACAGACCGGTCAATGCAAACGCTCAGGTAGCCTCGCCCGTTAGGATGCGGCTTCAATATTTTCGGTGGCCGCCCACATGAGTCGAAACCGATGCGCCTAACATCGCCAAACTCGCTCACTTCATAAGCGGGAAAACGAGGTATGACTCTCCACATCATCAACCGTGGCGCCATCACTGCACCTTTTCTTTCTGACCTGATGGTGACGGCGGCGTTGGTTGCGGATCGTCCTCACCACCATTGTCCGGGCCAAACCAGATATCGTTGTCCAGCCTGACTGGAATGTTGAGCCCGTTCAACCGATACGTGTCGCCGGCCTGCAACGTGACCGGCTCGATCGGCGCTACTCGGCAATCGTCGCCAATCCAAAGCTGCCAAGCATGAATGACGACCGCCCGAAACTGATCATTCAGGAAGTAAACAGGCCGCGCTGCTGCAATCAGCAACCCAGATGCTGCGATCCTGACGACCAGCTCAACCGTCACAGAGCCGACCGACTGACCTTGTGCGTCCAGAAATTCAACGTCTACTTCCGGCTTGGCACGATAGGGACCGGGGCGATGGATACGCCGCTCAGGCGGCACTGTCGGCAGTGGTGCTCTGGCAGCCTTGCGATGCTGCCAGAGCACGGTGAACACGATGCCCGCGAGGGTAGCCAGGCAGCCGGTGAAAAACCACACAGCAGCGATCATATATCAACTTCCAAAAAGGACCTCTCGCGGCAGTCATGTGCTGAGGCAGGTTGACCGCCGCGAGAGGTTTAGTTGGTGACGCAGCGGAGTGGTTTAGCTGCGTCACGGAACGAGGGAGGAAACGGACAGTTAACCGACTGTCAGCGGACGCTGCACGGATCGCTACTCCGTGCGTGGCGCTCGGGAAACTGTTTGCTGATGTTTGATCCAATCGACAGCTACCACGGGCGGACCGATCGGCACCGCGCTGTCATGCAGGGCAGTGTCCTCCGGCGTATCGTCTGCCGGTTCACGCGACCAGAACGCAAGCATGGCGCCCATCTTGGTCCAAGCCTTGACGCTGACAAACAACGAGCGACCGTCATGCGTCTTCACCGGTATGATCCACGTCCGCATATCAGCCCCCTTCGTCGGAGCGCTCGCAACTCTCTCAGCACCCTACCTGCCAGGAAGGTGTTGGATATGGCAGCCGAAATCGCCAAACACCACGCTATCCAAGCAGGACTATTTCCGAGGGCGGTTTCGATAGTCGCTGTTATCATCAACACAACCAAGCCCAACGTCACCAGCAGAAGTTCGTTGGTGCTCATTTCACGCTCCAAACTCAACGCTCGATCGAGCCGTCAGCCTTCAGCACGTAGGAATCGCATTCGAGGTTGCCCTTGTGGCTGAGCATGCTCTGCTCAGGCAGGATCGGGCGGCCGACAACGTAGACCGGTTGCGTGCTCGGCAGGATCGCGACCAGCGCGTACAGCTCGCCGTTCGCCAGCATGTCAGGCGTCCAGCCTTCAGCGAGGTTGACAACCTGCACGGCGAGGTCGGGCGGGATGCGGACGAAGACATTGAAGTCAGGCACTGCGACATCACCAACCGTCGTGCCGTCCGGCTTGGAAAGATGTAGCGTAATCTGCATTGTTTATTCCTTCCTCTGTTTATTGCGCATCGCTTGGTCGAACACGCGGATCAGCGTCCGCGAGTTGTAAGGCTTCATCACCAGCGGCCATTGACTGATTGCCTCGTTGATCACAGACGAGGCATAGCCGGTGGTCAACACAATGATCAGATCGGGAAAGCGCGGCTGCGCATTCGACGCCAGCCAGTAGCCGTTCTCAGCGCCAAGGCGCAGGTCCGTGAACAGAATATCGAAGCTACCATTCTGCTCCAGCGCCGTGAGAGCGTCGCGCGCCGTGTGCACAGCGACGATCGTATAGCCGACAGAGGCCAGCAGAGCCGACTGTACTTCAGCGATGTCAGGATCATCCTCAACCAACAAGATTTTTGCCGGTATCATCAGCCACCGTGCCACCACGTACGTAAGAGGTTGCTTATACTGGTAGCCACCACGTTGGCGATTATCGATCCCACAACAGCAAGAAACGACGTTGCGATCAATCCCCACCGGATCATGGTTTTGCGAAAGTCGTCGAGGCGCCGGACCGGTTGCTCCAGTTCCTCTACCCGATCACGGGTCTCGACAAAATCGCCCTTCAAATCGGTAACTTCCGATACGGCGCTGCGCGTCTTATCGGCGAGGTCGCGAACCTGCACCGACAACAATTCGAGTTGCCCTGTCAGACGTTGTTGCTGCTGCGTCTGTTCGCCCTTGAGGTCGGAAATCGACTGCCGCGTGTCAGCCTTGAGATCGCGTATCTGCTCGGCAAGGAACTTGACCGTGCCCAGTGTCTCGCCAATCTGTTGGCGAAGCGCGCCTTCTTCTGGCATTTCTCACCACGACACCCGCAAGATAGACCACCACGACAAGACACCCATCATAAAGCCCGCGAAGCCGAACAGCGTATCAGGGTTGCCGATCACGGTGCTCAACCCCATCATGCACCAGAACGTGCCGCCGCACGCCAGACCCATGCATCGCAGCACAACGCCAATCGTTCGGTGCTTGAAGTAGAACGTAATACCGATAATCTTCAGTCCGGCCGCGCACGCAACGAGGTAGCCCCATAGCTGCTCGTTGCGTGACAGCATTTCAGCGATGCCAAATGCGGACGGGAACTGTGCGAAGTTCGATGGTGGACGCAGCAGAACACTTGCAGCCCAGCACGAACTGATCAGCAGAAAAACCTCGATCGCCCACAAGTCGCGCTCGCGCAGATAGCGGACGACCGCCGGCAACCGACCGACGCGGTGATTGATCTCGCGTAGCTGGTGCTCGATCTCCCGCAGCCGGTCGAGTTCGCCGTCAGCCATTCTGGTTTTGCTGGTTGACCAGACTGTCGGGGTTATTCACGTCGCCTTGCGGTGACGAGTCAGGCCAAGTCTGTTGACCTTGCTTGAAGTTCGGGTTGTCGGGGTTGTGGTTGTCGATCAGGCTGCCGCTCTGAATGCGCGCCTGCCGACGCAGCTCCTCTTCGTCAGGCTGCGGCTGATCAGCAGGCTGCGGTTCGTCAGACATGGTATGTCTCCTGCGTTTATGAAGGTTCCGCCCTCAAACTCCCGGTGTCACCTACAACCGTCAGGACGGTGCATGCTCGCTTCTTTGGAAGAATCCGAAACGGAGTTAATCAACTATGCACTGTCTGTATCGGCGCCTCCTATCGTAGATAACCCAGCCTGCCGTTGACTGTTACGCCGGTAGCCGGCAGTATCAGCAACAGCAATGCGATCAGCAACACCGCCCACACGATGATACGGATCGGTGGTGGTGGCACCCAGAAGAATGACAACAGGAACAGCGCCAGCAGCTCGAGGAGATCAACGATCATATCTTGCGTCTCCGTTGGCGGACCGGCGCGGCGGCGCATTGGCGTATTTCCAATCCTCCAGCCACCGCTTCAACGTGCCGATACTCATTTCACGCACCGTGCCGACGCGGGCTGGACCGGAGCCATCGCCGAACGCTGCATGGTAGGTCTGCAATGCGTCGTCACGCGAGCTGAAGCCGAGCATCACCTTATGCTCGTCGAAGTGCGCTGTGCCGGGGTTGATCTGGTCGATTATCCAAACGCGATCACTCGTCAGATCGTCGCCGACGAAGCAATCCATCTGTTCGCGCTCACCCTCGGCGGAGGACGTGCCGGTGATGTAGCCATAGTTGCAAGGCATGACATCGGCCCAGCCGTAGCCGAGCCGCTGTTCACCCTTGGCGGTTTCGATCACGCATTGCAGACCGCCCATGTCGATAATCGAGCGGCGGTCGAAGTTGACTTGCGTGCCGGGCAGATTGGCGCGTGCCGTGACACCCTCATGCAGCTTGATATGAGCGCCCGCCAGCGGCTCCGGCGATCTCGCGGCATCATCCTCTTCAGTCGCTGCTTGCCGCCCTGTGGCAGCGCCTGAGAGCCGCCGCAGCGCCTCCCTGGGCGCGAGTTCCATCGGCGCCTCGCGACCGGCCGGCAACCCTGGCAATCCAGGCTGCTGCTCAGGTCCGGGCACGCCGGGCACAGGCATGTCGCCTTCCGGTCCCGCCAGTCCAGGCTGTCCTGGCGCCCCTGGCATACCGGCTTCCATGGGCATGGGCGGCGCCTGTTCGGCAGCTTCGATATCCTCGTCTGTGATGTTGCTACCAAAACCGGTCAACCGTGACGACTGGCGGATTTCCTTCAGTGCGATAGCCGGCGTGAAGACGCCAGCCTGCAGCAAGCCCTCGGTCGCCGTCGCGTGCGCTGTGGCGATCTGCGCCTTGATCTCGTCGGTCAACTGCCATAGCGGCTTGAACGAAAAGTTGAAGCCACGCGGCAAAGGCCGTCCTGTCATCGAGCGATAGGTGATATCAAGCAACTGCTTGATTACGCGACGCAGGCGGAACTCCTGTTGCGAGCGAATACCATCGTAGTAGTTCCGCAGGTCGGACTCGCCTGTTGCGTTCATGCCGGCGGGAGACTGTCCGAACATACGTGTCATCGGCACGTCGGCAGCGCCGGACACTTGTTGACCGAACTGGATCATCATTTCGGCGAGGCCGCCGAAGTTGTATTGCTGCGAGACGAAATCATCCTCGCCGTCGAGGACCGTCAGACCCTCGTTGGTCTGCATCATGCGGATCATCTGGATTTGCCGCATGACGGCTTGGAACATCGCACCGCCCGACGCGATCAGTTCGCGATATTGCGGCAGCTTGAGAATGCGCAGATGCGCCTTATAGATCAACTGGGCAGCGCCCTGTGTCGCAGAGTCGAATGCAATCATCCGATCCCACAACGGCTCAATGACCGAGAGGCCCCACTCGTTCTCCGACATCTTCTGCCAATACGGCAGCTCAACACCGTCGAAGCGTATGACGCGTGAATAGTGCACCTTCAAACGCGGCTGCGACCGCGCATCGGCGACAACCTCATACAGCTTGGGCTTGCCGTAGTCGGCGCCGTAGTCGCGCACGAGATCGTTGTGCGGCCAGACCATCCACCGATCGAGCACCATCAACCCTTTGAACTGATTCTTGCCGATCGTGTCGATCCGCAACGGCGTCTCAGGGTCCTGATCCGCGATCATCATAACTGCGAGGCAGCCGCCATACAGGCGTGCCCACTTCAGCGTAGCGTTGATCCGCTGCCAAAGTTGCAGGTTGTTCCAGAACTGGGTAAACTCGTCGATGTCATCGGGCGGCATGTCGCTTTCGATGTTGATGCCCTCACGCGTCATATCGTCGGCAGGGCAGTCAACGACCTTGCGGACAAGCCAGCTGCCCCGATACATCCATTCGAGCAGCGTACGATCACGCGACAACGGATGGAAACCATACGTTGCGCCTGATGACGGGTTCTGCGTGCCGTAGCCGAGATTGCCGGCGAAGTTGGCGAAGCTATCGCCAACGAAAGCCTTGTTGGGGCTACCAGCCTGCACGCGCACCCGTGGTTTGGTGACACGATCGCTCAACGGTGAAATCCTACAGCTATTGCCATGGCGATCAGCGCCGTGAAGACACCGATCCACACACCGAACCAGGCCAGACGATCTCGTCGCCGATCGTCACGGCGCTTGTCGGCGGCGCGTCTATGGGCTTCTTCGTGCTCAGGGTTCACGCACGGCGCCGTCGCCTGGAGCGCGCCTGCATGCGAAACTCAGGCTTGCGCATACGCGCATAGCGTTGCACCGCGCGGACCTCGACAGGATAACCGGCTTTCGCCCATTGATTGCGTTGCCAGCCGGTCAGGCGGTTGACGTATGGCTGCAGCTCAGCGGGGATGCGGCCCATGTCAGAAACTTCCAAACTCTGTCGGCTTCACTTGCAGATTGCCGTCGTCGAACACGACTTGCCAATCAGGTTGACATTGGTCCCAGCCAATCGAGAAAATCTGATTCACGTCGGCCAAGACTTCGTCAGGTGTCTTGTTCAACCAAGCGCTCGTCGCTGTTGCAGGCTCGCCCCAGCCAACTTCAAAGTAGAACTTGCCAGACACAGGACCCAGCTGCGGTCTGATCGGCCGCACCGGCATGAGCAGGCCGGGCGTTCGCACGATCGCCGGCAATGCCAGCAATCCCTGCACAAACCTACGACGGTTGATCATGCCGCTATCGGCTCCAATGGAATGAAGGGCGGTTTCGTGCACGACGCTGCCGGATGCGGCACCATCGCTACATAGGTGACAATGAAACCATAGAAGCTACGCGCCTTGCGTATGTGCCGGCGCAATGCTGGATAAGGTGGTTGCAGCGGCGGCGTCAGAGCGTCGCCTTGCCGCATGTCGATCTTGTACTTCAACGCCATTGCCGCGAACCGCTTTTCGAGGTCGCACGGATCGAGCGGCATTTCGACGTTGATCTCGATTGCCCACATGAGGCGCGGTTGCGCGGCTGGCGCCCACGCTCCCCTGAAATCATCGGAGAGCGCGTGTTCGCAACCGCGCAGATGCGCCACGAGTTGAAGGTATTGTCCATCCATTGAAAAAGGTTGCAGCATGCGCAACCTCCATCATATATGCCTGCCTGGTCTAGCCCCGTCTGGCGTCGCCGTGCCATGGCATGCCAGCGGGACCATGCCCCGCCTAACCATGTCGAGCCGTGTCGGGCCATGCCTGCCCTGCTGAAGCCCCACCTAGCCTTCCCGAGCCGACCAAACCGAGCGCAGCCAGCGGTGCCTTGCCGAACCGCCGGACGCCTGCCCTCGCCTTCCCACGGCTGCCACGTCCTGACGAGAGCTGACTAGCCATGCCGAGCCGACCAAGCGGGGCCTGCCTGACCAATCCCCGACCAGCCTTGCCGAGACAATCCACGCCCGCGTTGCCAAACGTCGCCCAGCCGAGAATTGCCATGCCGTGCCCGCGTTGCCGCCCTTGCCGTGTCCAGCCTATGCTCACCTTGCCATGCCGGCCACGACCAGCGCCAACGAGCCGGGACGTGACTGGACAAACCGACCAAACCCTGCCCGCGCAACCGAGCCACGCGAAACGCGGACATGCCTAACCGAGCCGAGCCTGCGACGCCATGCCTAACATTGCCTCAACGACCCCTGCCCAGCCGTGACAAGCCTGCGATGCCCTACCCTTCGCTGCCAAACCGGGCCGGACCATGTCTCAGCTTACCGTGCCTGCGACGCCATGCCAAAGCGTGCGATACGTGGGCGGGCCGAACCATGTCTCAACCTGCCGTGCCCGCCATGACCAGCCGGAACTAGACCAGCGCTGCCGACTCTTGCCGCGCCTGCCATACCATGCGATGCCAGTCGAGGCCGATCCACGCCTACCAATCCACGCCTGCCCTGTCGTGTCGAGCCGAACCGCGATACGTCGGGCCTAACCCAACCAAGCCTGCGTTGCCGGACCTCAACGTGCCATGCCGATCCGCGCCAATCCAAGCCAGCCCTACCGAGCCCCGTCATGCCGAGCGTTTCGTCAACTCGCCTACCCAAGCCTGCGGTGTCGAGCCGAGCCATCCCTAGAGCTGCCTCACGATCCGTGCCTGCGTTGCCCACCGGCGTCGAGCCGCCTCATACCGTGCCGAGCCCGCCCTGCCTTGCCGAACGCTCCGTACCATGCCGTGCCGAGCGGAGCCGGCCGGAACGGACCAAGCCACGTCGAGCCGCGCCTAGACCTGCCTGCGCCGACATACCGCGTCGAGCGGCGCCGTATCTTGCCATGCCATGCCCGCCGCAACCCGCCTGGACTATCGTGGCCGCACGATGCCATGCCTCGCCAGCCAACCCGTACCCTGCCTTTGACAAGCCCTGCTAAGCCGAACCGTGCCTGCCGGACGTTGCCGGTCCAGTCCACACGACGACGTGCCTAGCCTCACCTGCGATACCGAACCCGGCCCTATCACGTCCTGCTATGTCTAGCCTGCCACGTCCCACCGTGCCACGACCTGACAAACCGATGCGGTCCCTGCGATGCCTGCGCTGCCGGGCCTAGACGTGCCGAACCCTGATTTGCCAATCATTGCCACGCCTGCGATGACACGTCGAGCCTGAGCCTGCCTTGCCGAACCGAGCCTGCAACGCCAAACCGATCCGAGCGTGGTCGAACCCCGCCATGCCTTGCCTGCGATGCCCAACCCTACGTGGCAGGACCATGCCGAGAACTACCGAGCCGAGCCTGCGATGTCGATCCTTGCCCTGACTTGCCTTGTCTAGACTCGCCTGCCAAGTCGTCCCGAGCCAAAGCTAACGGTGACGTTCCGAGCCGATCCTGCGATGCCACGTCTAACCCTGCCTAGCCGGGTCTGGTCGAACCGCGACCTGCCTGCAACGCCAAGCCTAACGTTGCCGCCGCAAGCCCTCACATGCCCTACCTGCGGGACCGTGCCCTATCTAGCCAACACACGCCAAGCCGATCCTGCGATGCCGAGCGTGGTTGCGATGCCTGCCGAGCCAAACCGCAACATGCCTGGCCTACCCATTCGATGCCATCTATTATATACCAAAACCGTTTTTCACAGCTTGGCCCACACGCCCAGACCACCGCGACGTTGAATGTAACCGTCGAGCGCGTAGCGTGTTGCGTCGATGGCGTGGTTGTGCTTGTCCTCTGGCACCGGCAGGATATCGCCCGGTTGCGGATTGTGCTTGTCCTTCGCTTTCGCGTCGATCCTGTAGCTGTAGAGCCGGAACTCCTGCGCCGTGTTGACACAGCGCGTGTGCACGTGGATTTTGCGAAAGCCCTTCAAGTGCGAGATACCGTCCTCGACAGAGCCTTGCCATTTCTCCGCGGCTGTCACGTTGAGACCTTGCCGCGCGAGATAACTGATCGTCTCGGGCCGCGCACTGTCAGCCTTCACCGGCCAGTGCTCGATACCGGGGATACCTTCAAACTGTGCGCCGTTGCGCTCTGAGCGTCCGCCCTTCAATGCGGGCGCTATGTCGTCGATCTCCACGCCGATTGCGTAGAACTCGTGCGTGATCCACAATTGATCGTTGTGGATGTAGCAGCGCACAGCTGCGAGCGCATCATGCGCAAAGCCGAAGTCCAGACCGAAGAAGTAGCGGTCAACTTTCTCCGGTTCCTCGAAACCCTCGACAATGTAATTGTCCTTGAAGATCGCCGCCGCTGATATCTTGCGGCACTCGCCTTCCCACACCCAGTCGTAGGCATCCGGGTCCTGCTCCAGCATACGGACGCGCAACCGCTCCAGCTCGGCAGGAAACCATGGATTGTCACGATACGAGACTTTGCGCACCAACGCGTCGTGCGGCCGGTGTTCATCGATCGCGAACATCTGGTGCGTCGGATCGGTTTCATCGACCGGGTTATAGGATACCCAAATCTGGCTGCCAGGCGCTCGTATGGTAGGGTCGAGGATCAGCCACGAGTCATTAGTGGTCCACTGGCCTTCCTCTACCCAGCAGCGTGTCACGCCCTCCAGCGATCTGATGCCCTGGATGTCGCGACGCAGACCTTTGAAGATGAACTCGCTGCCGGTCAGCCGGCACGTTATGTTGGTTTCCGTGATGCGGAACCATGGATCGAGTTTCATGGCAGCGATCTGCGTCTCGATCACGCGCTTGACCGAGTCTGCAATCGTGTTCTGAAACTCGCGTGTGCAGAGGATCAGGTGTTGTTCGGTGAACGCTTCGCCGACAAGAGCGCGGGCGAAGTTCCAGCTGCGACCGGCGCCGCGTCCGCCGAAGTAGCATTTGTAACGGATCGGCGTGCCGTCGGGCATCCGCCGGTCGAGCAGCGGTATGAACGCGACCGGCATCTGCATGAATAGCTGCGGTTGCGGTTGTTGCTCCTCCGCAAACGGCATACGCATACGTGTCACGGTACGTGCTCTTTCGCTCCTGCAAACCGACCGTCAGCATATTGTTGCCGGGCAATCGAGGCTACGCGCTCAGCCGTTGCGCGACGGAAGAATTGCAGGCACGGATGCAGCGGACGCACCACGTTGTCGTTCGCCGACAACACGACAGGGCGCCAGCGCAGCCAGTCAGCCGGTTCAACGAAGAACTCGCGGAGATAAGAGGCCGGCGTCATATCACCGTCATGCGTGTGAGCATAATCTTGTTGGCGACGATGTAATGACACAGCTCGCCGATATTGGCGAAGCGTTTGACACGGTCGCCGATCAGCTGACTGACCGCGTAGGGAACTGCGATGATTTCCCCTTCGTCGCATTGGATGTAGGCTTCACCGACCACACCGCGCGAGCCGCGATACAGCACGGCTTGAAGACGTGGTGACGGGCTCGCAGTATCTACCGGTTCAACCATTGAGCCCGTCACCGGACCGTCGCACAGCAATCGCAGCGGCGCCGACAACCCCTGGTCCCAGCAGGAGGAGGACGGAGGTCGCTTGTCAGTCTGCGATTGCGTTGTGCGCGGTCCATCTGCATTCTATCCAGCACGTGGCGAGCCATCGTCATGTCGAGTAATGGCGACGTTGGCCCACATGCCACATTCACGTAGCTTGCGTATCAAGTAGGCACGGTCCTTTCCGGGCGGCACGTTGAGCAAAACTTGGCCGGCCAGTTCGGCAAACGCTGCGCGCACCTTCGCCATACGTGCCTTCTGTTCATCGGTCGGATTGAGATAGTCGAAGGTTGAGGAATGCATTACAGGACGCCGAGCAGCAGGAGGAGCAGCACTATGAAGAGAACGGCGCCAAGCCCGCTGGAAAAGTAGTAGCCATTTGACGATGGCGTGTAGTTGGGATTGCCGGGATGCGGACCGTACCAGCCGGCGCCTCGCCCATAGTAGCCACCGCCAAGCGCGCCGACGATCAGCAGGATGATCAGCACCGTCAGAAGAGGACTATGCATGTTGCGTTTATCCTTTCGGCTCGACCGGCTGAATGATCAGCTGCGGCGGTACGAGCGGTTCGCCATCAGCACCGGTCAGCTCGTTCGTCGTTCTGTTGCGCCATAGCTTGCTCTGGCGATTGGTCAACCAGAACTGACCGGCGCTGGCGTCGGGCGGGTAGTGTTTGGTGATCGGCACTTCCACGACATTGCCACCGGCAACGACAATCTTGGTATCGGGATGGCTGTAGCCGATCGCGCGGTGATACTGTGACATGGCAACACGCGCATCCGCCAGCTCACCGCCCAGCTTCATCGCTTCGGCGAACTCGGGAATCGGCCGATCGCTGTAGGTCCAGTCCCACACGTCCTTTTCGGAGACATCGCACGCATTGGCGATTGAACGATTTGAAGCGCCCATCAGACGCAGCTGGTAGACCATCGGCGGGAAGTAATCGCGGTATGACGTGTTGGTGGTCAGCTTGCGCGGCGTGCAGGTTGCCCTGGACTCGGCAACGCGATCGAAATACTCGGGGGGCAGCATATGACCGTTGGCACGCCCGTTGCCGTACCGGCGAGGGTCCATCGGGGATAACGGTTTCGGATTGCCGTGACCGTTGAGCGTATGAGGCAGAGGCATTCGCTTAGGCATCGCACAGTTCCAGGCTTGCTATGTCGAACTCGACCTCGATCTCGCCTTGCATCATGCCAAGGAGCAGCGCGGCGCGCTGGTTGCGTGTCCACTGGACGATGCCGGAGGTTTCTTCACCGTTGCGCATCGTGAGGGGGCCGCTGATGACCTTGGCGCGGCAGCCGGGGTGAATACGATCGTTGGTGGGAGTTGGCGTCGAGCAGGCGCGTAAGCTGTCAATCGAATGTTGCGGCACGGGGATCGGCGTCTCGGCATCAGCGGAGAACAACCGACGCACGCCGTAGGTGTGACAGATACGTTGCCACGGATCGCGCATGATATCGAACCACACGAAGAAGTAGTTGCCGAACAACGACACGACCTGTTCGCGTTTGACGTTGCCGCGATATGTCCTGACGCGCGTATCGGTCAGGAGCAACGTGTTGAAGCCTTGTCTGTTGAGGTGTGACCGCGCCATGAACTCGCGACGTGGGCGTGACTGTACGCAATACCAGCAACCGGACATTTCAACTCGCCATTTGGTTCGACGCTACTACTTATATAA